TCAAGCATTCGCGAGGTGGCGCCGCAGCACCGGCTTGAGCAGCACCACCGCGCACAATGCTGCCAGAATGTCCATCGCAGATACCGTGTAAAGAACGGTGGACCAGGTGCCGGTCGCTTCCGTGATGAGATTGCCGATCGGGACGAGCAGAGCGGCGACGCCTTTCGAGCAATACAGCACGCCGTAGATGCTTCCGATATTCTTCGTTCCGAAGGCATCTCCCGATGTAGCGCTGAACAGGCTATAGACCTCACCCCAGGCCAGGAAGACGACGCCGCTCAGGAAAACGAAAGCCCATGGATTGCCGCCGAACGTGGCGAGCGCGGTAATGCCGAGCCCTTCCAATGAGAAGGCAACGAACATCGTGTTCTCGCGCCCGATATAATCGGAGATGACACCGAACAGCGGCCGCGAAATCCCGTTCATGATGCGATCAAGCAGGAGCGCGAAGGGCAGCGCGGCGAGGGCGAAGAAGTACAGATCGACCCTGAGATCCTTCACGCCAAGATCCTGCGACATCGGCCCGAGCTGCGCGACTGCCATGAGGCCGCCGGTCACCGTCATCGTGAACATCACGAACAAGACATAGAAGACAGGCGTCTTGGCGGCTTCGAGCAACGTGTAATCGCGTCGGCTTTGCGGAACGGTCGTCGAGGGTCGCGTTTCACCCGCTTGCGGAGCCCGCAGCGCCAGCGAGGCGAGCATGATAATGATACCCTGGATCAGGCCGTACCAGAAGAAGGCGGCCTGGAATCCACCATTGGCGATCATGTTGGCGATCGGAATGATGGTGAGAGCGGATCCCGCACCGTAGGCTCCCGCAGTGAACCCAACCGCAAGCCCGCGGCGATCCGGAAACCATTTGATCGCGTTGTTGACGCAGGTCGCGTACACGCAGCCCACGCCAATGCCCCCGATTGCGGCGGCGATGTAGTAGTCCGTGAGCGAGGCGGCGTAAGAATCGATGATCCAAGCGAGCCCCGTGAAGAAGCCGCCGATGAGCACGATGATGCGCGGGCCGAAGCGGTCGATCAGATAGCCCTCGAATGGCGTAAGCCAGGTTTGCACGAGCACGAAGATCGTGAACGCGACCTGGATCCCGGCGCGCTGCCAACCGAACGTTTTCTGGATTTCCGGCACGAACAGCGTCCAGGCATATTGGATGTTCGCGGCGGCGACCATGCAGATGACGCCGAGAATGAGCTGCATCCAGCGGTAGCCCGCTTGGGCTTGCGCGCCAGGATGCGTCGTCGAGATCGTTGCTGATGACGTCATGATACCTCCGATGCTGGCACCGCGACGGCCATCGAACCTCCTCCGTCAATGTCCCGTCACTTCCAGCTGCGCAATTGCCCAGCTCATGGCCTCCGCCGGCATCATGGGTATGACCGCCAGCGAAAGCACCAAGCCAAGGGCAGAGAAAAGGGAGACCGCTGTCAGATCGTCGTGCCCCTCATAAATCGTGTACATGGGTGCCTCCGATGCTTGGGTTGCACCGCCATCGGTAGCCCAGCGTCTGATATGAAACACTCGGAGCGGCGCTGGACCTATTCCCTCCCCGGGAGCGTCGGCGCATCGTTCCGATGTTTATCCAGCCGCCTTTGCGCCGTCTGCCGACGACGTCGAACGACAGGAGTGCGCTCGGCAGGAGCGTGTCAAATCGCGACAGAGGCGGGCGACCGACGACGAGCGGCAAAGCCGCACGGAAACGATCAATCGGTCCGACCCGTCTCACGGATGTCGTTCCACGTGACAGCGCTTGCTTTTGCAGGCGCCTGGGCGGGATACCGGGCAGTTCCAGATTATAACCGCAATCGAAGCGCGCGTCCGTGCGCTCTCATGCCGCACTCCCGTCACGGAACAATCCTTGGTCGCCGCCGAGCTCGTGGCGCTCGACCGGACGCCGATGCGAATTGGGGGCAGGCCGTTTCACGCGACAAGGCCACCGATTCTACGATGGAATGGTAGAGACCATAGTCAGATCGAACCAGGAGCGTTACCTTGCCGGGCACTGAATTACGACAATCAGTGACGAAGCAGAGCGTTTCTGGTGCGGTAGCTCAGCGGGGCAATGAAATAACACCGACTAAGCCATCGTCGATTTGCTGGTGGGCCCGGCAGGACTCGAACCTGCAACCAGGCCGTTATGAGCGCATTCATTGCGCACTAAGTATTTGAAATCTCATCGGTTTGACCTCGTCTCATTTCAAATTATCGCATTCTGTTCTGGTCCAAACTGGTCCCGGCCTGGTCCCCACCGAAAATCGCGTAAACCCTATGAAACAAGGGGTTTTACGCGACTCGGGAGAGCTTTCGAGACCGCTTTCCTGGACCCCGCTTTTTGGTGATCAGGTTGGTCGCATCGCTCATGTAGTCGGGGTGATGATGACCGTAGTTGTCGATCAAAACCTTCGGTGACATGCCGAGATATCCTGACGCTTCCCAGATGTCGCAGCCCTGCTGCATGAGCCAAGTCGCAGCGGTATGACGCAGCGTGTGTGGCGTGACGTTGCCTTCCGAGAGATCAAGCTTCGCCAGCTCGACAGCGCTCGCCATTGCCGTCTTGACGCTCTTGATCGCGGCACCGTTCCACTCGACGAAGTGACTGGCGACGATCCCCCTGTCGACCCACCGACGCATGTGCGCGAGCAGTCGGTCCGGCAGGGGGATGATAGGCTGCCGCTTGTTGCTCTTCTTCTTGCCGATCGCCAGGCGGTGGTAGACGCCCTCGTCGAGATCGACATAGGACTTGCCGGTCGCCTTGTGGATCGAGGCGGAAGCGATGGCTGCCGCACGAGTGCCGGTGTATAGACCGATCAGGATGAACCGGGCGAGATGGCGGAGCGTGTACTTGCCCGTCTTGATCTTGATGCCCTTGTTCTTCCCGCGATGGATCGTCTGCTCTTCCTTGTATCGCCAGCAGGTCCACAGAAGATGGGCGGCCTCGGAGCGCTGAAGCCAACGCTCTCGACGGTCGCCCTTCTCAGGAAGGTTCACGCTGATGACAGCTCGATGGAGGTTCTCGTTGCCGTGATGATTGACGGCGGCCCGGAGGTTCTCCAGGTCGCGACGAGCGCCGCCCTTGCTGCCGCGATGCTTGACGTAACCATCGGTCATGTCGCTGTTCATCGCGCCCAGGTACTTCTTGCCGAAGTATTTGCCGAGCCGGGTGATCGACTGCTTCAGTCGCCGGATCTGAAGTTCCTGGGTCTCTTCGTCGTACTCTTTGACCTTGTGCTTGTAATAGATCGCGAGGACGTCGGCGAGCAGGATCTCATCGACGTCGCGCAGCTTGCGCTCGGGATTGTACTTGGTCGCTATGTACTTGCTGAGCGCTTTTTCCGCTTCCTCGGGCGGTCGTCGCTCACCAGGTTTAACAAGGACTCCTGTGCTAGTTGAGCTTTCTCCGTCTCGGATAACCCAGACGGATTTACGTCCTCCCTTCCGGGCAGGTCGTTTGTAGAGTCGTGCTCCCTTGTTCTGTTGCGACATCGTTCTCTCATACGCTTTATGTCTGCCAGCGTGGTGAAATGCTTTCCGGCGATCAGCTCGACGTCAAGTGTTCCACGGGCGATTTCGGTTCGGAGCCCGGTAATGGTCATGCCACCAGCCGGGAAGGCGAGTTTAAGTGCATCTTCTAATCTGAGCGGCGTGTCGGAGTCGACAATGCTTACTCCGCCCCCTTCGATTTTCGGCATCACCGACATGACGGATCTTCCTCAAATGCCCGGTAGGGGCCGGCCTGATAGTCCTTCCCCATGACGGTGTAGTTGACGTAATGCATCATTTCTTCCCGAATACGCTTTCGATCGAGTGGGTATTCTTTTCGACCGGAGCCTTCCAGCTCTTGATGGTGTTCTGCCTGCCGTTGACCTGGCCCTTGACGTGGAAGTCTTGCTCCTGTCGGGCACGGTTCAGCTTGGCGACCATGACGCGGAAGCCGGCGAGGACCGCTTGATTGTGGTCCCTGAAAGTGTCCGGCTTCCCGTCCTTTCCATTCACCCACTCCGGAGCCTGACCCGGTATGCCGAACGTCGCATGGTAGAGACCGTCGATCTCCTTGTGCTGCACGGCTGCCGAGTAGAAGGAGTTGGCGATTTTCGTCATGCAGCCCTCGCGTAGATTTGTCGCTCGATGATCTTTCGGTTCTGGATGAAGCCGCGGAAGTTGCCGTGCAGCTCGGGCGCCTGCCAGTGCTCAACCCGCCATTCGCCATACGGTCCAACCTGACCGGGCACGCGAACGTCAGGTGTTGCCTGATGCTCGGCCGGCGATGCGTGCAGCGGGCGGGCGCCGACCAGATCGTGATAGAGCTGCAGGTCCTTGTGGACCAACGGCTGCTTGCCTTCGTGCGTCAGGTAAGAGGTGCGAGCGCAGCGGGCGACGGAGATTTTGATCTGCGTCGGCAGGTCCAGCCATTCCCGCTCGTATTCGGTGACGAACGGCAGATGCCATTCACCCGGGCGCAGCTGATCCGGAACGCTTTCGGCGAAAGCATTCTTCAGCGCGATGGCGAGCGCCTGGATCTCGGGCTGAGCATCCTTGTGGTCGCGCAGCTCGAAGAAGTTGTCCCATTCGGTCGCGGACACCAGGACACTGATGTGGGCGAATGGCTCCAGCAGTCGATTGACGACCTGCTTGTGGTATCCGGATTCGTCGAATGCCTGGGCAATCTTGATGGCCTTGTCGCGGGCCAGTATCCAAGCTTCCTCCGGACTAAGCTCCAGAAAGCAAGGCTTGAGGTTTTGCTCATCGATAGCTTCGATGAAGATGGGAGCGCGATGTTCCTCGTCTGCTTGCATGCCCCGCTGGTTCTTGCCCCAGTGGATCGGCATCGCGGTATCGCGCAGGATGTCTTCGATCAGTCGGCTGACGGGGATCGCACGGGAGCTGGAGGCGTTGCGCGACAGGTTCCGGTCGTACATTACCCCGTCGTTGATCTCGATGATCATGTCGGGAGTCGAACTGAGGATGCGGTGCGTCAGCTCCTCGGCATGGATGAAGCGGGGGTAGCGGAGCAGCGCGGTCTTCAGCTCGATGCCGTCAGGCGAAACGCTGTGCGTGATCTTCTTGGCTGCGATTGTCATTCGGTCGAAGTTTCCTCAAGGATGCGTGCTGCTTCGGCATCAGTGTCAAAGGGGCCGATCGTGTCGAAGCTCGTTCCGTCCGGCTCCAGCCAGACGATGTACCAACCGGCGTCGTAAGCATCGCAGCCGGGATGGTGGTGGATGATGGTCGAACCCTGCGGCTCGGCCTCACTCATTGCTTCACCGGAGGCACGGTGCAGTACCAACCGCTCCTGGTGTTCTTGGCGACCGATCCCGCGGGGCAGTCGGGCTTTGTCGCGTCACCGATGATCAGACAGATCACCAGCAGGAAGAGGGTGATGACGCAGAGGATGAGAACCTCTCTCCAGTCGTCGAGCACGATCATGCGGCTTCCTTCGTGATGACGCGCTCTTCGATCGCATCGAGCAGTCGGGGCAGAGCCGTGAGGAGTCCAGTCAGGAAGCGGGCGCGCTCGGCGGCGGCAGGCGTGTTGCCGGTCATGGCGAGCACGAGGTCATCGCTGTTGCGGACCGAATGCATCACCGTGCGCTCAGGCAGGTCGAGGCGCTCGCGGGATTTTGCCAGGTGCGTCGCCATCTCAGCGACGTGCTCTTCATCGGTCAGTTCGGCGGAGCCTGCCCAGGTGGGGGACTCTACGAGTGTCAGGAACTTCCTCGCTTCGCGGACGAACGAGAGCAATTCCTGTTCGGTATTCTGTTGGTCTGACATGTGGGTCTCCGAAAATTGCCTAACCGAAAAGGAGACGGCCGCCCGTAGGCGACCGTCGTTTCTCACCACAGAGAATTACTGGGGCTGAGCGAGCTTCGAGATTTCCGGCTTGGCCGACTGGAAGGCGCGGAGCAGGCCGTCGTACTCACGCTCGTGGTCGTTGATCCAGTTCGCGTTGGCGACGAAGATGGCGTCGACCTGGATCGTGCCGATGGCCTTGGTGCCGTAGACCGCGCCGGACGGCTGGATGCGCGGGTAGGTGCCGGCCGGGATCTCGCCATAGCTGTAGACGTACTGGCCGCGGGCATCCTTGGCGACGGTCGTCATGTCGCGGTCATCGGTGCCGACCAGCACAACGCGGTCGCCAGCGTTCTGGGCGTCGTTCTTCATGAACGCGCTGTTGAGCGCGGTGATCACCAGGGCGCACTGCACCTGGCTGCCATCGGCCACAGCCTGCACGGCGCGGATGCCGGAGCGGTTGTCCGTCACGACCTTGCCGTAGCGCGCCTTGTCGGCGAGCACGAACGCATCCCACGTCGTGTGGGCGCCGGAGCCATCCGGTCCGATCGCCACGGTCATGTCCTTCGTCAGGTTGACCATGCGGCCGAGGTCGAGCTTGCGGTTGCAGATCATGTGCGCCTGCTCCTGGTAGAGCACGCCAGCGCGCTCCAGTGAGCTGATCGCCTTCGCGTTGCGGTTCGAGTAGACGAGCATCGCGTCGGACTGCACGAACGCGCCGTCGCACTCGCCGGCCGTCACCTTGTCGAGGTTGTCGAGCGAACCCTTGGTCTCGATGACCTCGACGCCCGGGAACTTGGCCTTCACCATGTGGCCAGCCTTGAAGTAGTTGAGCTGGCTGTTGCCGGTGCAGAGCCGGAATTTCACGGCATCGGCGTGGGCGGATGCGGTCATAGCGCCGAGAGTCAGCGCGGCGATCAGGAAGAGCTTCTTCATTCGTTTCTCCTTTGGAGGCCCGCATTTGCAGGCCGATTGCATTCAAACAAGCGTCAAGGCACTAAAAGAACCAGCGGCGGACCGGGTACTTGCGTGCCATTTTCCAGACGGAGGTGGCGATCACGTAGATGCCGAGGCCGTCCAGTATGTGATTGGCGAGGAAGACGCCGACCATTGGCTATCCCTCGACCGGGTTGGGGAGACCCGTTTCCGGGCTGTATTTCTGGTCGGGCCGGCGAGCGAGGCGGGTCGGGTCCTCACCGTTCATCAGCAGCCGCTTGATCTCCTGGATCATGAACGTCACGCCGACGACGATGTTCGGGATATCGCCGCCGTAGCTGCGGAATCCGCTCCAGTCCTTCGGGTAGGCCTCCGGGATGACGTGGAAGGCGTCAGCCCCGCGGTTGCGGCGATCGAGTGTCGCGTCGAACTGGGCGAAGCCTGCATTGAACAGCTGCCCCTTCGAGGCGTCGACTCTCTCGTTCGCGCTGCCCCACATCTTGTTCGTCAGGCCCAGCTCGTTCATCACGAGTTCCAGGGCCGTCTTCTCTGCTTCAATTGCGTCCAAAGTCGCTTCTCCTTTGCATTTATTTTTGCATTCAAGTCAGCGGAAATGCAAGCAGAATTTGGGTCCTAATACTTTTTTCCGTTCGGCTTGACGCGGTTCTCGTGCTTGTGATCGGGGCGCGTCAGGTTGAACGCGCTCTTCTCAGCAACGGCTCCCGCCAGATCCAGGCCGAGCGCGCCGGCCAGGTCGCCGAGCGATCGGAGGTTGAGGGCAAGTGCGATTTCCAGGCGGTTGAACGGGGCGATTGCCACGATGGCCTCACCGACCTTGGAGTTCATCGCGCCGCCGAGGTCGCCGTTGCGGATCAGAACGTCTGCCGCTTCGGTCTCCAGCGCGGTGCGATGGGTCAGCTTGTCGTCCATCAGGCTCTTGCGGTCGCCCTCCAGTGCTTCGGAAAGCTCGCTGTGCATCAGGGCGATCTTGACGGCCGGCATCAGCGGGTTTTGCCGCAGGTCGGCGCCGGTCGCGGGATCGATCCACCAATGAGCATTCATCTTGTGGCAGATGCGGGTGATCGTCTCGGTAGCGGATCTCAGTTCGTCGAGATCCTGCTGGGTGAAGTTGTCGTTCACGTTGGCTCCTTGAATCGGTACTCGTCAGCCAGGTCCTCGAACATCCGGACGACGTCACGCTGGTGACGGCCCGTCTGATCGTTCCAGTCGAAGGGGTGCTTGCCCAGCTGAGTTTTGATGATGGGAACGAAGCGCGCGTACGCGCTTCGATCGTCTTGTCCCGCAGCCCGGCGGATCGCCCCCTCGATGTCGAAAGAGCGAGCCTCCTGGCTGAATACGGGGACCGGCTTACCCTGCCGATCCCTCGCGAGCGTCTTCTGCGTCCAGCGCCCGGGCTTGGAGAACAGCAGAAGGCAGCGCTCCACGATCTCCAGCTCGGTGAACATCAGCTGCAGCCGGTGGTCTCACCGCACGTCTCACACTTCAAACAGGTGCCGTTCCGCACCATCGTGAAGCTGTGGCAGTTGCCGCACTCGTCGCCCGTGTAACCGGACATCTTGGCGACAGCCCTCTGATCCGGCAGGACCGCCTTGGTCGTCCGATCGACAATCTTCTGGAGATCATCGTCGGTCATCCCTTCGGCGACGTTGACGGTGATCTGGTTGACCACCGTCGCATCCTGGCCGACGCCATCGCCCATCGCCGTGTGATTGCTCTCGTCGGGGGTGACGTGAGCCAGGTCATCGCGACCGAGGTAGTTGATCGCGAGGTCCCGCCATACGAAGTCGATGATCGAGCTGGCGCTCTTGATGCGGTCATGCTCCTGAACGAACCCAGCCGGCTCGAAGCGGAAGAACGTGAACGCATCGACGTACTCTTCGACGGGCACGCCGTACTGGAGGGCGATGCTGACGGCGATGGCGAAGGCGTTCATCATCGACCGGAAAGCGGCGCCTTCCTTGTGCATGTCGATGAAGATTTCACCGAGCCGACCATCGGCATACTCTCCGGTGCGGAGGTAGACCTTGTGTCCGCCGACGATAGCCTTCTGCGTGTAGCCGTTGCGCTTCGAGGGCAGCTTCTCGCGCTTGCGGACGATCTTCTCGACCACCTGCACCACGTTCTGCTTCTGCTCGACCACCTCGTCTTCGACCTGATCGTCCTCGACCAGAGCGGAGCTGAGCGGCTGAGACAGCTTCGAGCCGTCACGATAGATCGCGTTGGCTTTCAGACCGAGCTTCCACGACAGCATGTAGGCCTTCTTCACGTCCACGATCGATGCGCTCGCGGGCATGTTGATGGTCTTGCTGATCGCACCCGAGATGAACGGCTGGACCGAAGCCATCATCTTGATGTGACCCTTGGTCGAGATGAAGCGCTTGCCGATCTTGCCGCAGGGGTTGGCACAGTCGAACACCGCATAGTCCACTTCCGCCAGGCCCGGAGCACCCTCCAGGGTCATGGTCCCGCAGACCTCGGTGTTCGCCTTCTCGATCTCCTCGTCGCTGAACCCGAACGCCTTCCAGTCCGCCAGGAAGCGGATGTCGAAGGCCGATCGGACACTCGACTCAGAGATCGAGGTTCCAGCTGCGCGCAGGGCCAGATCGAACTTGGCCGGCAAACGACCCGTTCCGGTCGCATACAGAACCATCGCCTCGATCTCAGCCTTGCCGTAGCCGAGCTGAGCCAGCGCCGGCCGAACCGACTGGTTGATGATCTTGAAGTAGCCACCGCCGGCCAGCTTCTTGAACTTCACCAGAGCATAGTCCGGCTCGATGCCGGTCGTGTCGCAGTCCATCACGAGACCGATGGTCCCGGTCGGCGCGATGACCGTGGTCTGCGCATTCCGGAAGCCGTACTGCGAGCCCAGATCGATGACCTCGGCCCAGATCTCGCTCGCGCGGCCTGCCAGACCCTCCTGGTACTCGTTGTCCCAGTCGAGACCGACCGGCTCGATCGAGAGGCCGGTGTACGGCGCGCTGCCGTTCTCAGCCGCTGCGTAGTGATTGTGCATCACCCGCATCATCGAGTTGGCGTTCTCGTAATACTTCCGGAACGGTCCCAGCTCCTGAGCCATCTCAGCCGACGTGCGATAGGCGATGCCAGTCATGATGGCGGAGATTGCGCCAGCGAACGCCCGTGCGTTGTCGGAGTCGTAGGCGATGCCCGCCGACATCAGCATGCCGCCGATGTTGGCAAAGCCTAGTCCGAGCGTCCTGTAGTCGAACGACCGGAGGGCAATCTCCATGGACGGGAACTGCGCCATGTAGACCGAGATTTCCAGCATGATCGTGATCAGCCGGCAGGCGTGCTCGAAGCTCTCGACCTCGAAGACAAGCGGGTTTTCGCCGCTCTGCGAGGTGAACTTGAGCAGGTTGGCCGAGGCCAGGTTGCACGCCGTGTCGTCCAGGAACATGTACTCCGAGCACGGGTTGGACGCACGGATGCGACCGCCGGCCGGGCAGGTGTGCCATTCGTTCATGGTCGTGTTGAAGTGCAGACCGGGGTCTGCGGACTCCCAGGCGGCGAGACAGATCTGATCCCAGAGATCCCGGGCCTCGATCGTCTTGACCGCCTTGCCGTTCGTGCGACCGATCAGGTCCCACTTGTGGCCGAGCTGGACAGCCTCCAGGAAGTCGTTGGTCACCGACACCGTGTTGTTCGAGTTCTGACCCGACACGGTCTCATAGGCCTGCGACTGCCAATCGACGTCGAACTCCGGGAAGTAGAACGGCTCGTCGTTGTTGGCGAGCTGGATCACGCGCTGGATGTAGCTGTCCGGCACGAACGCCTTGCGGGCGGTCTTGATCTCGGCCTTGCCGTCCTTGCCGTCGAGGATCGCCCAGTGAACGGCCTGGAGAGCCTTCTTCACTGCCTTCGAGCCAGCGACCAGGGCCGCAACCTTCTTCTCTTCCTCGACCTTCCAGCCGACGTATTCCTCGATATCCGGGTGATCGACATCGACCACGACCATCTTGGCCGCGCGCCGCGTCGTGCCGCCGGACTTGATCGCGCCGGCTGCCCGGTCACCGATCTTGAGGAACGACATCATGCCCGACGACGAACCGCCGCCCGACAGCTTCTCGCCCGTGCCACGCAAACTCGAGAAGTTGGAGCCGGTGCCGGAGCCGTACTTGAACAGGCGAGCCTCACGGAGCCACAGGTCCATGATGCCGCCGTCCTGGATCAGGTTGTCGCCGACCGACTGGATGAAGCAGGCGTGCGGCTGCGGGCGCTCATATGCCGACGTGGACGGCTTGACGTCGATGACGTCGTCGCCGTCTTCCTCGACGAAGAAGTGACCCTGGGCCGGGCCGTCGATGCCGTACGCCCAATGCAGGCCGGTGTTGAACCACTGCGGCGAGTTGGGTGCGAACATCTGGGAGGCCAGCATGAAGCGCATCTCGTCGTAGAAGGCGAGCGCGTTGGACTCCTCGGACTCGTTGAAGTCCTTGATGGAGACGAACATGCTCATGCTGCCGGGCTTGAAATAGCCGCCCTTCAGACCCCAATAGGTCCAGCAACCGGCGAGGCGGTCGAACACCTGCTTGGCGGTCGTCTCGGAGCCGAGGAACTTGTCCTCTTCGCCGAGCGGGAAGGGCTCAGCGACGGAGCGCTGCAGCCACGCCGGCACGACCTTCTCGGGCACCTTCACCAGGATCTTCGGCACGCCGGCCTTGCGGAAATACTTCTGCGCCAGCACGTCGACAGCGACCTGCGACCAGGACTCGGGCACCTCGATGTCTTCCAGGCGGAAAGCGATCGAGCCGTCCGTGTTCTTGATCTCGCTGGTCGCCTTGCGCCAGGCGATCAGATCGTAAGGCGAGACGCCCGCCCTCGTGTATCGTCGTTCAATTCTCATTACGTGGTGGGCCTTACCGGTAGGACTTGGAGTAATCGATGCGCTGCTCGTACTTGATGGGCACGAACTTCACGGGGAGCGCGCTCAGCTCCTTCAACAGGCCCTCGATGGCCGTGTTGTTGGCGTCGTCGCGGGGATCGAGCGCCTTCAGCTTCGCGACGAGAGCGTCGATGCTGGCTGCCTCAGCCCTGCTGAGCCGGCGCTTTGCATGGACGGCGGTGCCGAACTGGCGATAGGCGAACTTCTGCTTCACCTGCCGAGGCTTCGACTGAGCCTGCAGCAGCAGGCCGAAGGCCTTGAGGATCGAGTCCTGGGTGGTTCTGACTTCCATGGTTTTTGCTTCTCCTTTTTGCATTCAAGCAAGCGTCAAGACATGGCTCTGATGCGCCGTCTGATCTGTTGTCGGGCGTAGTTGGCGGAGTAGGGCGTCCTGGGCGAGACGGAGACGGGTACCGACATCCACTTGCCCCTGACCTGAAACTCGATGAGGTGATGCTTCTTGTCGTGGCCGAAGCTGAACGCTTCGATCTCGCCACTACGTTTCATCTCCTCCGCTACCTTCTTCACCTCGCGTACGTGTCTTTCCATTCTTCCCCCGTTTCGGAAATGGCCGCTTGGGCCATGCCTTCTTGCGTCGAGGCTGAGGTGCCTCAACTTCGGGGTCACCTTTGGCCAGCATGCGACGTCTGAACTCTTCGGTGTCCTTCGCAACCCGCTTTGTGCGGGCGATTTCCTGCACGTCACCTCGCGTCAGCTCCTCGCGGGATCCAAACGTCTTCTTGGCGTGACAGTCTGTGTGCTTGGCCTCGATGAACGCGGGGTCATTCGACCGCGGCGTTGTATCCTTGGCCTCAGCGTCCCAGCATCGCAGCTGGATGGCAGGGACGTGATCGAACTGGGTGTCGTCGAGCTTGCCCAGCCTCTGACCGCATTTGCTGCAGAGGCTGTGCTGTCTGATCACCACCTCCAGCTTGACAGAGACCGGTATGGCCTTCCGGAAGCGGGCAGGTGGGGCAAGTTCGAGGACGGATTGCATTTGCATTTCCTATTTGTATTCAAGCAAACAGTCAAGCATTTTGAACCGGGTCGTCGATGATGATCAGGTCTGCGGTTTTGCCGAGCAGCTGCTGCGGCGAGCGCGGCTTCGGCACGATGACCGACACCCGTTGCTCGTAGGCCCGCTGCCCATCCGCCGTTACGTGGCCGTCCTCGGTCAGGAACTTCTTCCGGATCAGGGACTCGACGATGACCTTCTGCCACGGCTGCATCTTGATGCCGACAGCCTGGCCGGTCGCCTTCAGCCAGTTCAGATAGGCTGGCAGATGCTCCCGCATGAACTCCACCTGGGCCTTCGACATGCGCGGCTTGCGCTTGGGTTTAGCAGCCGACGTCATCGGGCTCGTCCCAGTTCGGGTCTTTGTACAAGCGGTATTCCAGGCCTTCGCGGTGCCACTGGCCGGCACACATGCCGATGACCTTGTTGTTGGCGAGGAAATCCTCGTCGGACATCTCCTCGTCCTCGTACATCTCCTTCAGCTCGGCCGCCGTCGCCAGCTCGTTGGTCCAGACCAGCTCGGTGTTGCCGACCTTGACCTTGGCGAAATCGGTGAGGCTGTTCTCGACCTGCGAGATGGCGTGGCGCAGGTCTGCCAGCTCGGACAAGAACAGGGCGGCGTTGTTCGGCCCGCCGCCTGGGAAGGTGCTGGCGAGACCGAAGCGGCCGATCTTGCCGTAGATGCGCAGGCAACGGCCGATCACTTCGACGACCTCGCCGGACTCCTCGACGACGCGGACGACCTTGCCGCCGACGTCTGTGGGTAGAAATCTTGGGTTCACGGGTTTTTCCTTGGGAAGATCAGGTTGAACAGGTCGCGGAGCTTCTCGCCCTCGTGCTGCGCTGCTCAGGCTGTTGGGTCGACTGCGAAGTCATCTCGATCCTCGTAGGTTGGTTTGACCATGCCCGATGCGACCATCCAGGCCAGCAGGTTCATGGCGGGCAGATAGCGGACACGTCCGCCGTCGCTGGTGTGATTGACGATTTTCCCGCGGGGGAATCTTGGTGGTGCCTTCCATCCCTTTGGCGTGGTGACGAGGACGTGGGCCTCCTTCAAGGGGAGGCCCAGCCTCTTCGCCGCGTTCAGGGAATTGGCGCAGAGCTGCGCCAGGTCCGATGGGTTCATGCCGCGACCGGCTCCGGAAAGAGCTTCCTCAGCTCCGCCTTGACCCGGTCGATGACGCGGTGGGAGAAGTTGTCCGGATGGCGGGCATCGGTGACGATGCCGTCCGTCATCTCCAACTCCTCGTCGATCCCGAAGGCCGTGTGCGGGTTGCTCGCATGCCACAGGCCGTAATAGTTTCGGATCGACATGCCGGCGAACATCAGGCAGCCGGCGTGCTCGGGGACGTACATCGCCTTCCGGCCGTCCGGCGACATGTCGGGCATCCGCCAGCTCCGCTCGTCGAGCCAGCGCTTGACCGCCACAGCGTCAGCGGAGACCTTCGCGAGGATGTCGGCGACCATGCCGTCCTCGTCCAGATAGGATCCGTGCCATTCCTGGCTGTCCCGGGGTTCACCTTCAACAACGTTTGCCATTACGCGGCTTCCTTCCATTGAGACTCGTTCCGGGCTTCTTTCATCAGCTCTTCGAGATCGAGCCCGGGGATGATGATGGTCGTGATGATCTCCATGGCCCGATCGAAATAGGCCTTGAACTCGTCCTCCGGCATCGCGTCGAACGCGGTGGAGGAGGGGCACATGATGATCTCGGCGTCCGGTGAGATGACCGGCTCGACCACGCCGCAGCCCACCAGGAGCGTCTTGTGGAGCGCATCCTCTGTCGAAAACTTGTCGGTGTTCTCGACCACGATCCGCAGGATCACCCGGTAGAGGCGATGCCGCGGCCCGCTGCGGGGCTGCGCCAGCTGGATGCGGAGCGGAACGTCGATCGGAAACCGCTCCAGCATCTTCTCGTCGTAGGGCGCATGCGCTCTCAACGTGATGCCGTCGTCGCCAATCTGCTTGCGCACCAGGATCCACTGGTTCTTCGATTTGTTGCTTGCCTTGCTCATGAAGTCCTCAGATCAGGGGCAGCTGTCTTGGCTTTGGCTTTCGCTTCGGCGCCGGCTCGGGCGGCTTCTCCTTGGCGATTTCGCCCAGCTCTCGGATGTGATCGCGGCAGGCATCAGCCAGCATGTCGATCTGCGCCTGTGACAGCTCGTATTGTTCCCGATGGGCGGACTCTTCCGCCCACCAGGAACGCAGGCCGTTGGCGCTGCGGGAAAGCTTGATCCCCCACAGCGCCAACTCGCAGTACGCTTCAGCCGGAGTCATCAGCCGTTAGCCGCTGCCTTTTCCTTGGCGGGCTTGACCCAGCCGAGATCCTTCAGCCGCTGCGTTGCGAAGCTGCGGAGATCGGTGACCTCCTGCTTCGACATCTCAGCCATCGCGTCCTTCATGTCCTTGCTGTTCATGAGGTCCGTGACCGCCTTGATGTCCTGGGCCTCGCGGATCTGGGTCTCGCACTTGATGATCAGATCCTCGATCCGGCTGCCGCCACTGTTGCCGCCCTGCTGCTGATCGCCGCGGTCGTCGTCACGGCTGTCACGCCGATCGTCACGATCATCGCGGCGGTCGTCGCGTCGGTTGTCATTGGACGCCGGGGCGGTGTCGAACTCGTCACCGTCGCGGAAGTCCCGCTTCAGGTCGTTGACGTACCGGTTGTCGTCGTACATCCCGAGGTGGATGTCGGCGGCGAAGCCCAGGCCGGACAGGCTCTTCGAGATGGCGTCTGTCAGCGACTTCTTCGGCGCCTCTTCATCGGTGAACCAGCCATTGCGGTTCTTGCCGACAAAGGTGGTCTGACCGAAGTGCTCGATCTCGCCGCGCTGACCGTCCAGCATGTACCAGAGCTTGATCCGGACGACGTGGATGACTTCCTTGTCGTGCCCTGGCTGGTACTTCTCGTCGATCACGTTCCAGCCCCAGCCCAGGCCAAGCGGCCCGAACTGTGCGGTGGCCTTCTTGGCCAGGTAGGTGGCGTTGGTCGCCGTGCCCTTGAAGCCACCACCGCGGTTGAACTGCTTGGTGTGCTTGGGATCGGTCGCCTCGACGGCGTTCCAGATCCGGAGGTTGGTGTTGTTCTCGCTCATGAATGCTCCTTATGCCGCTTCCGTTGCGGCGGGTTTCTCGTTGCTGTTGGCTGCCTTCTTGCGCGGAGCCCGGGATTTCTTCTCAGGCTTCGGCTCCTCGGCCGGCGGCGGCATGTTCGCTGCGTCCTCGACCGCCTTCTTGATGGCTTCCTCATCGAACTTGATGAGCTGCTTGCCGTCCTTCGACAGGTTGATGGACACGCCCTTGCCGGCCGCAGACTTGGCGTCGGCGGGGAACAGGCGCTTGATGGCTTTCTTCGCCTTCTCGTGCTTCTCGACGGACGGCTTCGTGCTGAGCAGCGTGAAGGCGAGGTCGCCCCACTCGTTGTTCGTGCTCATGTCGACGACCTTGATCCGCTCGGCGACGGGAATGTCGACCTTCGGAGCGCCAGGCGTCCGGCCGGTGACGACGCAGTCCCAGAAGTCCTTCTCCGCTTCGAGGAGCGCGAGCTGGTAGAACAGGTCGGCCTCGACTTCGATGATGACGTGCTGGGCGGCACCTGTCAGAATCGACAGGTAGGCCTTGGGCAGATCGGTCACCATCATGTTGTGCTGGACCTGCGGGTAATACTTCTCGTACGCCTCCTCCTTCGAGAAGCCGAACGGGAACATGAACTTGAACTCGACCACGGCGATCGGGTCCGCGTCCTCAGCCTTGCGCACGAGGCCGTCGAGCGTGGTGTGTGCCTTGTCCCAGGCGTAGTAGTGGACCTTCTTTTGCTCGTCCGTGACCAGCAGCTCGGTCTCGTCCTCGAACAGGTCGGCGTTCAGCGGCTCGGTCAGGTTGCCGAGATTGATCAGGATGACGTCGCTGAGATCCTCAGGGAGAACCTCGCCGCGCTTCTCCATCCAGAGCTGCTCGATCGCTGCCTGATCACCGGACATGATGATCTTGGCATCCGATCCTCCGATCGACTTCATGCGTGCGGCGCGAGCCTCATCGCTCATGCCGATATGTCCAGTGCGCCTGCGCATTTTCATTTCCTTTGCATTCAAACAAACGGTTAAACGTACTCGCGCCAGATGGCCTTTTCGCCGAGCGTCTCGACGAAGGCCCTGTGGGCGGCGATATCCTCGTTGGTCAGTCGGCTCGCCAGCGGTGTTGGTCGCTGTCGAGCCGGCTTGACCTCTTCCTCTTCAGCAGCGCCGGCCAGAAGGTCGAGCTGCATGCCGATCTGCAGACCACCGCGCATCTCGACGTAGACTTGAGCCAGAAGCTCGGAGTCCAGGAGAGCGCCGTGTTCGGTTCTTCTCGAAGTGTCGATGTTGTAGATGCTGCAGAGAGCATCCAGCGTGTGCTTCCTGCGGGGATGCACCTCCCTGGCCATGGCCAAGGTGTCGACGACCTCATTCTCAAGCGGTGCAATGCCGAGCCGATCCAGCTCTTCATTTATCATCGAGATGTCGAAGGTGGCGTTGTGCGCCACCAGTCTGGCCCCCTCGATGAAGCTCAAGAAGCGATTGTGGATCCGCTTGAACGTCGGCTTCGTTGCGAGGAAGACGTCGCTCAAGCCATGGATCCGGTATGCCTCCCGGCTGACAGGCATCAGCGGGTTGCAATATTGGTGGAACGTCCTGCCGGTAGGGACCATGTCGACTATCTCGACACAGCCGATCTCGACGACTCGATCCTTCTTGCGATCGAGCCCAGTCGTTTCCGTGTCGAAGATAATCTCCCTCATCGTTGTATCGGTCTCCTGGTGAACGGGTCGATGCCGTCTTCACGCATCTGGACGAAGAGCTGATCCTGGGAGCGATCCAGCACAGCCTCGGCCGCTGCCAGATACGCGGACCGAGCCAGCTCGATCTCGTGGGGAGAGGCCCCGGACAGCAGAGCCGCCTTGAACCTCTCCAGCGATGCAACCTGCACATGGATCGCCGCGTGCAGGTTGAGGTGGGCGTTAGCCCCTTCCGGGCTACGCTGCGTCACGGATCCACGTCTTCCGGAACGTGATGCCTGTGCGCTGCTCGAACTGGCGGAGCTTCGCGATCACCTCGTCGGCGGTGAACTTGTTGTAGAGCCCGTCGAGCGAAGGCGCGTTGCCCTTGAAGAAGGTCGAGGTCGGCTTATCCAGCGGCCGGATGTCCTCGAACTGCACCAGCATCAGCACGGTCTCGTTGCCGGCGATGCGGATGGTGTGCAGGTCATCGGCCTGCATGTAGTAGGACTCGCCGTTCGTGAAGCGGTAGCGGTTGGCTTCGTACAGGATCTCCTCACCCGCGAAGGTGAAGCCGTTGCCGCCGTTCAGCGGCGTGTTGTACTCGAACCAGTTGAACACCTCGCCGACGTCATCGACGAGCGAGCGGCGGAACCAGACGTTCTCGACCGCGCCGGCTGCGACGTAGGTCTCGAAATCGTAGCGGTGATCGTGCGGTGCAACGACCTCGGGCATCGCCGAGACGTCACCGTCGAAGAAGTACAGCTTGATCGTCTCCTCCGGAGAGCGCTGGAGGCAGAGATAATCGAAGCCCTTGACGTGAAGGTCCTTGAAGGAGTGTTCGACGATCTGGTCGATGTCGAGTCTGGCGGGCAGCGGCAGGTCGTTCATTAGTGAACCTCTTTGAAGGTGATGCCATTCCCCGGCACGATGCCGAGGTCGTTCTTGAGACCTTTCAGGATGAAGCCGACCGTGCGGGTCCTGATCTCGTGGATGTCCGTGTGCTTGGGCTTGCTGTTCGGACGGTAGTGGCGGTGGACGATGTCCTTGTCGCCACCACGAGCGAGCGCCATAGCGGCCTTGACCAGGCGCTTGGGCATGCGGGCGCAGTTGCACCATCGCAACCATTCCAGCACGCCAAGTGCGCGGTCGATGTCGTCCCGCTGCGGAGCAGTCTTGGTGTCGCCGTCGAAGGGCTTCATCGCCGAGAGGAGGCGGATGCGCTCGATCTCGATCAGCTCGGCACGCGACATGCCGATCATGTTCCAGCCGCCTGAGCGGCGACCGGAGGTGAGCCAGCGCTTCTCCTGGTCGGGAAGCTTGTCGACGATGGCGACCGACTCCACGAGGAGCTGCCAAATCACGTCGTTATGCCGGGCTTCCTCGTACCCCTTGAGGTCGTAGGCCAGCTCGGCACCGCGCCGCAGCCAACCGAGAACCAGCGTTGCGTCCTGCTCGACGGAGGTGGACAGCTTGTCCTCCTTGTCGACAATCGGCTTCACGGTCTCGATCGCCTTCAGCACGTCGTCCGGGATCGGAACGCCAGAGCCACCAGCGATGCTCTTCAGCGTCGTCATTGGCTTGTAGCCGAACGGCTTGTCGGGCTTGCCCATCAGGCGGGTCAGCGTCGACGGTTGCAGTCCTGCATTGCGAGCCAGATCGGTGATGCTCCAGTCCTTGGTCTCCAAGATCTGGTTGATCCAGCCGATCACAATCGCTCTGGCGCTCTGGCTTTCCATATTGATCCTCAGGCGGGAACGAGGGTGGGCTTCTGCGTGGCGACGGGTTTGCCCCCGAGGACTCGGCGCCGGGTGGCGCGGTACTCGAAGAGGTTCGTGCCGATGCGCTGCTGCGTGAGGTGCAGCAGGCCGTCCTTGCTGTCGGCGAGGACGCGGTCGGCAACGAAGTTGAGGGCTTGAACGCGGGTGCGTTCGGCGGACCGGAGCACGTCGCTTTCGGGCACCACGACCTGGCGGTCGAACTGGAGGTCACCCTGCCAGTAGACCAGGACGTCGCCATTGGCGGCGCCCTTGAGCCATTCGTAATACTCGGAGAGAGCGCCCGGACCGATTTCCAGGACGGTTCTCGCCATTACGCCACCAAGCTCTTCAGCAGGCTAGCGTGGGTCTCGACCGCGAGGCTGACGCCTTCGAGGATCCGGCCGAGCTGAGCCACCGCCTCGACCTTGTCCTCGTGAGCCATCTCGGGCTCGTCGGACAGATCGAAGTCGGGCTCGAAGTCGACGTCGAACTCGTCTTCGTCTTCCTCGTCGTCGGGGCCCTGCTGAGCGAAGATCGACAGCTCCGGACCAGCGGGGTCGGTGCCGAAGATGTTGTTCATGAGGGCGACCACTTCGTCGGGAGCACCAGCCTGAGCCAGCGCCTCGCCAACCGTCTGACCGTCCTCAACTTGGATGAGTTGCATTATAACTCCGCTTGCATTCGTGCAAATGATGGAATGTGAAAAGGGGCGCCCTGGCACGCACAACCAACAGGGCGCCCCTCGATTTTCCCCGCTCAACGGGGAAGCTCAGTAGAACTGACCAGTCCGAAGCTTGGTCAGGACGTCATCGCCTTTGCAGTCGTCAAAAGGGGATGTCGTCGTCCAGGTCGTTGTTGCGACCGCCGCCGTTGCCGCCGCCGTTACCGCCGCGGCTGCTGCCACGGTCATCACGGCCACCGCGATCATCCCGATCGTCACGGCCACGGCTACCGCCGCGGTCATCCCGATCATCGCGGCTCGACGAGCGACCCGAGGAGCGGCTGTTGCCGCCGCGGTCATCGCGGTCGTCGCGGCTGTTGTTGCGACCACCACGGCTGGAGCCGCGGTCATCGTCACGGTTATCGCTGCCGCCGCGGTTGTCGTTGTCGAACGACAGCTTCATCAGGGCATCGATCGGCGCGAAGGCGGGGATCATCACCTCGGTCGCGTACTTCTTGTTGCCGTCGTTGTCTTCCCACTCGCGGGTCTGGAGCTTGCCTTCGAGACGGACGAGGTCGCCCTTCTTGAGGTAGCTCTCGACGAACTTGATGGTGTTCTCGTTCCAGACGACGATGCGGTGCCACTCCGTCTTCTCGACGCGCTCGCCGGAACGCTTGTCCTTCCAGCTCTCGCTGGTGGCGACGCTGAAGTTCGCGACAGAGCTGCCACCGTTCAGGTGACGGATCTCGGGGTCCTTGCCGAGCCGACCAATCAGCTCAACACGGTTCAGACTTGATGCCATTTGTGGTCTCTCCTTTTCGACGTTTGCATTAGCATAGCGTTTGCATTCAAGCAAGCGCTATTTCAAAATTCTGGCCCCATGAACAGGCCGGTCTTCTCGTTGAAGAGCATCAGGGCGGTGCCGGTGTTGCCGGCGATCCGCTTCAGTCGCACCTTCGGGATGATGATCTTCCTCGAGTTCGGGTTATCCGGGTCGTCGCCATGGACCACGATGCCGAGGTCCGGCTTGTTCGCCCAGTGAGCCGAGTCCGAGATGCTGTACAGCCCGGGAACCATGCCGGGGTCCAGCTTCGTCGGGTGAGCGACGACGACCACGCAGACGCCAAACTGCTTGGCGAACCGCTTCAGCTTTTTGATCGCCTTGCCGACGTATTCAGTCAGCGACATGGAGCCGGGCCGGCTGTGCTCCAGCTCGTTCCACGGGTCGATCAGCAGCATGCGGACTCCGTCACGAAACACCGCGGTCGCGGCGCGCTCGATCAGGAAGTCCAGGTCGATGTCGAAGTCCGCCGTCTCGTCATAGTCGATGAACTGGAAGTAGCGCTCGACAAACGCCTCGGCTTTCTTCTTCTCCTCGAACGACCAGGCCGCGCGCTCCTTTTCGAGATACGCGGTCATCAGCTCGTACGCCAGGAACGGCTTGACGTCCTTCTCGCCCGAGAAGATGGCGATCGGCCACTTGTGCTTCTTGGCCAGGATCACCGCCGCCTGGTTGATGAAGGTCGACTTACCGACGTTCGGCACGCCCGTGCAGACCACGAACTGGCCGCCGTAGAACTTCATCAGCTTGTCCAGCTCGTCGGACAGGCCGATCTCGCACATGACCGGGATCTCCATCTCCGGATAGTCCGAGAGGCGGAACAGACCGGTGACGGGCCAGGGCCTGGCATTATCGATCATCTCCCGGACGCGCTCGGCGCCGAGATACTGCTTGACCTCGTTGAGGTCCTTGGGGGCGCGCAGCTTGCCCTTGTTCCTCTTGTCGGGGACGACCTCGTCCTTCGGGTACTCAGCCCAGAAGCACTTGGCCGGACCGATGCGTCTGACCAGCTCCTTCGCCAGCCGGCGGCCGGGCTCGTCACCATCGGTGCAGATGATGTGGTGCTTGACCCGCATGATGTGCTCCATCAGGCGGGACATGAAGGCGAACTTGTCGTCATCATCCGGGTCGATGTCCCGGGCGTCGTCCGGAACATGGATCAGCTTGCCTTTGGCGTCACGGGCAGGGGGCGCCCCATCGGGAACCGAGATGATGTGCTCGTAGCCGGACTCCTTACCGGCCTGCACGTCGAACTCGCCCTCGACCCAGATCAGCGACTCCTGGCCGCACTCCAACTGCAGCATCGACTGCTCGTTGAGCAGTACGTCCGCGTTGAAGACGGTCTTGGGTGCGTTCGGTCTTTGCTGGAAGCGACGCTGGCCATCCTGTGCCCAGCGGTACTTCGTGTTGATCTCCTCGCCGTATTCGAAATAAGGCCAGCAGAGGATGTTGCCGCGCTCGTCAGGTACGATTGACCCATCGTGCAAGCGACGCCCGCTGTAGAGCCCCATAGCCGCCGACATTTCCACGCTGAGGCCGCGGTCCTCGATTCCCCTCGCGTGCTTCTCGTTTAGCATTCTCAGATCCAACCCATCCGCAATTTTTGCAGTTCCACACCACGCCGCTCACGTCGATCTTGACGCTGAGGCACTTGATTTTCTTGTGCGCCCCCTTCCGCTTGTGCGAGCACTGCGGACAGAGGGCGTACTGGTTGCCGAATTTGATGGAGCGGACCTTGATCCGCTCCTCGGACAACACCTTCTCGATGTCGACGCCGGCCATGTCAGATCGCCGTGGCGCGTCGGCCGTTCACGCCAGCCCACTCGTTGACGGAGGTGCGCTTGACTGGCGGGCGCTCCGTCTCCCATCGGGCCTGGTTGATCCAAACCGACGCGGCGGCGATGTACTTGACCCTGGTGGGGTCCTGTTTGATCTCCGCGTTCATGCGCTCGGCGTAGTAGCGAAGGCCGGTCATCAGGTCGGTGAACTCGACCTCGTCCTCGCGCTCGACCTTCTCCAGCTTCAGCCACGCAGCCTTGCGGCTATCGCCCGGCTTCTTCGGGTAGAGATTCCAGAACTGCTTCCGGAAGTCTGTCGGCCAAGGCGCCGTGCGCCGGTTCTTGGTGGGAGGTTCTTTGGGAGGTTCTTCTTTTGGGTGGTTAAAGGTGTGATCCCCGTTCTCACCCCGGTGTGAACCAGCTTCACTGCGGGTGTGATTGTCGTTCTCACCCCTGTGATTGTCGTTCACACCATGGGGGTGATCCTCGTTCACACTCTTGTCGGTGTCCCGTGCGTCCTTGCGCCGCGGGCTGTCGATCATCAGCTTGTAGACTGACGACCTGGTGGCGCCGGTCGGATGCGTCCGGCCGGTCGACTCGATGATGCCGATATCTTCGAGCTTCTTCAGGTTCTTGTTGACCGCCTCGCGGGTCAGCATGCTGCGGGCGCTGATAGTGGTCTGTCTCGGATAGGCCTCGTCTTCGTCACCGGCAAAGTCGGCCAGGACGAGGAGCACCAGCTTCATCGTCGACGTCATGTCGTCGCGGTTCAGCTTGAAGGCCCAGTCGAGGGCTTCGATACTCATTCGGATGTCCATGTCGTTGGGGGTGGGCTTGACACCCAAACCCGGGGCGGTGTATTTGCACGAATGCAAGTAAAAATGCAAGCCACGAGATGTGGGTGCAAATCTGGAACACAGCACTAGGGGTTCAGGTGGGTTCGATAATTCGTGTGGCCGGCATTGATCCGTCGATGTCCAATTTCGGCATCTGCCGCATGCTCCTGGACTGCGACACCCTCGAACTCCGGTTGGAACGCTTCAGAACGATCTGCACGGTGCCGCAGCGCGGTTCCAAGAAGGTGGTGCGCCAGAACTCCGACGACCTGCGCCGGGCTCAGGAGCTGCACCAGGGCTTCCAGGAGGAGCTGAAGGACTGCATTCTCGGCTTTACCGAGGTACCATCAGGCTCGCAGCATTCCCGCAGCGCGCTCGGCTTTGGCATGTCGATCGGGATCCTGGCGTCGTCGCCGATCCCGCTGATCGAGGTCATGCCCTCAGAGACCAAGCTCGCCAGCGTCGGTGTGCAAACGGCCGAGAAGCCGGAGATCATCGCCTGGGCTGCGGCGCTCTACCCGGACGCTGACTGGATTCGCTATCAAAAAGACGTCACCCGGGGCCAGAAGAGGCGGAAAGCCGGTGACTTGCACGACGACAACGAGCACGTCGCGGACTCGATCGCAGTGACTCATGCTGGCATTCGAACCAGTCAGTTCAAGCAGACGCTTGCATTGCTGCGAGCGACCCACAAGAACCTTGGCTGAAATTTCAAGCGACCGAGTCGGTCCGAGACTATTGATTCGTTTGCACTTTCCGGCGATTTTGGAACGTATAGAGAACAAAAAAACGTTTGCAATCGTGCGGAACCTCGCGTAGGTGGCGTATTAGCATCCGCGCAAACGGATTGGAGCCAACGACCATGAATGCAAATCTTCTGAGATTTCGAGCAAAGCAATAATTCAACTCCGGTCTCCTTCAGGTGACGGAAAAGAAATTCTTCGCGAACCGTGCTATGGAGGATCGCAAGTGTCATTGGTAGAAAATACAAATATGAAACAGGCTCCCGCGGCCAACACTAAAGCCAAGCAGCTTGTGATCGAGTGGATCGATCACATCCTGGACCGCAAGAAGTGGAACGGGACTGACTTGGCCCGTGCCGCCGAACTGGCTCCCTCGACCATTCTTCGACTGCTGAACAATCCTAAGCACCCCTTCGTGCCCACCGTCACGACCTTGCAGAAGATTGCTGATGGATCGGGCTATCCTATCCCGAAGAAGGTCATGCAGGCGCTCGGCGCCGAGGGTGAGCGCGGTGACGGCAATGGCGACGAGGCTGACGAGAACATTCGCTCGCTCGGCACCGTCCGTACGCGGCAGCCGACTGTCGAGCTTAAGCACATCTCGTCGCTGCCGGCGTCGTTGCAGTCGACGGTGAGCGCGGGGCGGGACTCGTATGTCCCGGCTCCGCCTCAGCTGGAGGGCGACGAGACTGCATTCGCCTTCCACATGCCGGACAACACCTTCGACCCTTGGTTCAAGTCGGGTTCACTGATGTTCGCGACCAAGCGCCGCGATCCAGTGGCCGGCGACACCATTGTTGTCACCGACAAGAACGGACGTGCTCGCGTCCGTCTTCTGATGGACATCACCGAGGCTGGGTTGAAGCTCACGAAGACCATCCCGGCGACGGAAGATGAAGTAGTGTCCTTCGATGACATCGGGGACATTGCTATCGTCACCATCTTTGTGAAGAGCTGATCAGACCTGTAAGTCAGTTTTGACTTACAGGCCTACACTTCGAACATCTTGCGGACACGTTCAGCCATCGCCCTGATCGTCTTGGGCGGTGACGTCATGACGTCCACCTTGAAGTCCTCCTCCAGCTGGGCGAGCTGCTTCAGCCATTCTTCAGCCTCTCGCAATGATGGAAGGTCGACCTGCGGCTCCCATTTGAGCCGCTGGATCTCCAACGCTGTCTTCTGGATCTCGAAGTCGAGGTAGTCCAGGAACTCACGCAACACGACCGTCACCCGATCGACGGCCGGCTCGATGACAAGCAACTGGTCACCGATCTCCGTCATGATTTCAGGCAGGCGGTCTTTGAACTTTGGGTTAATCGGGCGCGTTATCAGCTTGGGAACTGACTGCGCCGCACTACGCTTCATGAATCCTCCTTACGAAGGAGACGCATTCGGTCATGGACCTTGACTGCAGACATGTCGTCCTTCGTTGGCTTGAATGGTTGCAGGCCACGATTGATCGCTGCAAATGCCAAGGCGGTCGCCTTGGTCACGCCGCGGATTTCGTACTTGCCGATGGCCTGAGGCGTCAGTCCGAGCCAATCGGCCAGCTCGGTCTGCGTTAGGTCGCGGGAAACTCGGAACGCCCGAACCTCTTCGCCGGTAAGGAACTTCCTGGACGCATTACGACTAGGGGTCATTTCACAACCTTTCTGAAGGCGCGAAAGGGCAAGAGGGATAACGGCTGAGGGGAACCGCAGTTGCCCTAATCCAGGCATACCGGCACCGGTCGGGCACCTATGCCGCATGCAGGGCACCATTTCCTGGCGCTACCCCAGTTCTTCAGCTTCCGCTCGAAGGTGCGGGAGGCGCCTGGGTAGAACTGCGCGACATGGACCAGGCTGCCGGCGGCCACGGCGGCTTTAACAAGGGGTGACCCTCTGCCGTTGAGATGTTGTTCCAGGCGTCTGTCTGGAGTTTCATCGTGACACCAGCCGATGTAGTGAGCCGCATGTAAATAGCTCGGCTCGAAGTGAAGTAGGTAAACACTCATTTGCTTTTCGCAACCTGTTGGATTTGTTTTCGATCAGGCGGCTTCGGCAACCGGTGCTCGCTCGATGCGAGCCATGCGGCCAAGCTTCCATTGATCACGGATGACCAACACAAGCTCGGCGCGGTCCATCGGCTCGGAAACCTGACGCCACTTCGGACCAGGCTTCGTCAGCGCCCACACAACGAACATCGCGGGCACGGGCTTCGTCTTCATGGTGACTCCTTGGATTTGATGAAGTTGGTGATCGGGCCGTCGCCCTGATCAAAGACGTTGACGATCCCCCGGCCTTCCATCTCGTTGACGGGGATCCACACGGTGAAGGTGAGGCCCTGCGGAGGGGCGAGCATCTCGATGCACTCGATGATGCCGTCAGCGCCGGGCAGGATCGTGTGCTCGTTATCTTCGTGGTCGTCGCCGACGCAGACATCGAGCATCGTCACGCGCTGCCCGAGCTTGAACCCCTCGGCCTCCGGCAGGCCATGCCGATGATCGAACGGACGGCTAACCATAGACGATGTCCCCGAACAGGCAGGCTTGCAGGAAAACATCGCCGGTCTCGGCGTCGCCGTTCTCTTCGACGATTTCCGCGATACGGGATGCGGCTTGCTTCGATAGGTAGTCGAGGCCGGTCTTGATGCTTGCCGGCGTCAGCTCGTACGCCTTGTCCTCCTGGACCTTGATCTCGATCAGGAAGTCGCCGGACCAGACGTTCGGACAAGCGTACCAGGGGCGCTCTTTCGCCAGCTCGCGGCCCTTCTTGGGTGTGACTTCCTCGATCCAATAGTTCGATCCGCCCTCGAAGGCGGCGATGATCTGGTCGGCCACATGCTGAGCTGTCAGCTGAATGGTAGCCGGAAACGTTGCGAGCACAGGTGTGTCGCTCATGATGTATTCCTCTGATGGTGGATTGTGGTCAGGCGAAATCGAGTTCGCCGTATCCGTCCTCGACGTAGCGGTTCGAGCGGCGGTACTCCCCGCCGCGACGCGGGGAGGATCTGCGCTCACCTCTGTTGGTGTTGATGACGTCGCTGACCGCTGTCTCGTCGAAGTCCTCGTCGATCAGCTCCTGGTCCCAGGGGCCCTGCTTGGGCTTACGCATGCTCAAGGTCCTTCGAACGTTCGAAGTGCTTTGAGCCGGTGCCGTGCGCCTCGATCGTGATGTCAGCCTTGCCGCCGGAGCGGTGGCCGCCGCAAAGCAGGCAGTAGGCACACTGGATGGCCTTCCCCATCTCAGCGCCGGCCGGGCAGTGACCCTCGCCCTTGGCCTTGGGTTCACCCTTGGGGCGGACCCGGTAGGTTCGGAATCCGAGCGCCTTGGCGAGGACGCGATCGACCTCGCTGTCGCAGGAGGCCATGCAGAACTGCGCCAGCTCGGGGACCTCGCGCCAACGATGGGTGTAGCCGGTCATCTCGTCGACGAGCTGGAGAGCGGACTGCCAGATCTTCACCGGCACGGCTCCGGGATCGCCGTAGGCTCCGAGACGAACCCGCTTGCGAGCCAGAAGCTTTCGGGCCTTGGTGAGCGGCACATCCTGGTAGACGCCGCGCTGAAAAGCGTCCCAAACGACGCGAGGACCATGCATCAGCGTCACGTAGCAGGAGCGCTCGATGTTCTTCTTCTCGCCGGTCTTGGGGTCGGTGATGATGCGGCCCATGTGGATGCAGGTGCCGCAGATCGAAACGTCATCACCGCGCTGCGCAGCCAGCATCGGGTTCTGGTCGGCGCGCAGGATGTAGACCTGGACCATCGGGCCGGTCTTTGAGTTGCTGCCGCCATCTTCCAGACCAGTGGCGATGACGACGATCGGCTTGCCGTCGATCATCGACGGGCCGCGGTAGAGAACGAAACCGTTCATAGGTCTCTCCTTATTTGCATTCATGCAAGCACCAGGGCATGGGTCTTCGGTTCGGTCAGGGCCAGATCGGCCTCTGCACGTTTGAGCTGGTTGGTCAGGATCTTGATGTGCTTCCGTTTCCTGGCCTGAAAGTCGTGGATGGCGTCAGCCTCGGACTCCGAGAACTTCTTCTTGAATGCGGTGAGCAATACGAACTCACCGCAGCACCAGGCGCCCTTAGGCGTCCGGCGATCGACCGGGTACCAGCGCAATTCGAGGCGAGGATCGGTGACCCCGTACTCCTCGCGGTCGGCATCGACAACGTAGGAGTAGCGCTGGGCCTCGCACCGCCAGAGGACATCGAGATCCCCTGGCGGCTTTCCGTGTGGATAGTGCAGCTTCACGCCGCCTTCTCCTGCTGCTCCTTGTTGTCGTTGGCGGGCTTCTGCTTCGGCACGGGCGCAGCCAGGTCGACGAGGGTGTTCATCGAACGGGTCGCCGCGACGTAGCAGAGGTTGTCCTCCTGCTCGATCTCCCAGGGCATGGAGGCGTACTTCGAGGGGCAGGTTGCGAACCGGTCGAGCCAGAACACGTACTTCCACTCGCGGCCCTTCGACTTGTGGATCGTCGAGAGGGTCAGGATGCCCGTCACGTTGTCGGCGAAGATCGAGTTGATGTATGCGACCACGTCGGTGATCAGGTGCTGCTTCTTTTCGAGGCAAGCATCCATCACGACCTTGAGTGTCTCCGCCTTGTCCTCGGCCTCCTGGACTCGAGCCATCTTCTTCTTGGCCATCCAGCGCTGGGTTTCCATGTCCAGCCATTCTTCGAGCTTGTCTTCCAGCTCGGGGATGGTGGAGATCGACTTCCAGCGGGTCGCCAGCTTGATCAGCGCCTCGCCGATGTTGCGGCCCTCGATCCGGCAGGGGATGTTCTGGCGGATCAGTGCGAAGGCGGCGGACACCAGCGGCCGGGTGTTGCGGCAGAGGATCGCCGAGTCCCCATAGTGAAGCGCCTTCTTCACCATGAAGTCCTCGAAGGTCATCGCCGTCACCGTGCCCTGCGGCGCGCTCTCGTGTGCCTGGATGTGATCGACCCAGGTCTGAGCGAACCGGACGATGTTCTTCGGGCAGCGGTAGGTCACCGTGAGCGGCATTTCCTTCGCCTGGAAATACTGCTTCAGGTTCTCCATGCTCTCGTTGTCGGCGCCCGTGAAGCCGTAGATGGCCTGCCGGGGATCGCCGACGCCGAAGAACCGGCCGGTCTCTTTGAGCAGCGCGTCAGCCAGAAGCTTGCGGCATAGGTTGGCATCCTGCGCCTCGTCCATGATCACGTTGTCGTACTCGAAGAACTTGATCTGGTAGAGTAGCGGCAGATAGATCATGTCATCGAAGTCGACGACCTGTCGCAGCTCGTTGGACGCCTTGAGCAGCTTGATCCCGACGTCGATGAGCTGGTCCGCCTTCTTCTGCAGCGGCTCTTCGTCAAACAGATCGAAGTGGTCGACGATGTCCTCCCAGATCGAGGTGTCGTCGATGTGACCCTGGCCCGGGACGCCGACAGCATTGGCCTTGGCGAGCGACACCAGGTGGCAGATCGTGCCGGTGTGCGGCACCAGCGTGATCGGGATCTCGTCGTTCTCGACCCAGGAGGCGCAGATCGCGCCGACCTTGTCGCCCTTGACGATGACGCCGGGGACGGCCTTCTTGTAGTTCCGCAGGCCGATCGAGTGGGTGGTGGCCGCCTCAACCCGCTTCCAGTCGATGCCGCGCTTCTTCAACTTGGCCTTGATCTCTTCGGCAATCTTCTTGTTGTAGGCCAGGATGATCGAGATCCCGCCCATGCCATCGGCCGCTTCGAGGATGGTTGTGGTCTTGCCGGCGCCGGCCACGGCGATCAGCACGATAGAGCTGGTTCCGGTTCGGGCTTCCTTGATGAATGCCGCCTGCTGGGGCGACCATTGAATTGCTGTGGTCTGCATGTGTCCTGTCTCGGATCGGGGTTAGTGGCGGATCGTTAGCATTGCGATTGCATTCAAGCAAATAGAAAGCCAGCGAAATGCAAATTTATGCGGCGACTCGGTGCTCCTGGGCACGCAGCGCCTTCAGGGCCTGGACGATACGCTGGGCGTTCGCCTCGCTGCGGGGCTGGGCGATGACCTTGCGGTCCTCGAAGATGATCCAGCAGTTATCGTAGATGTCCTCGATCGCGAACACCTCGTCGTTGTCGGCGAAGAACGCGGTCTTGCCGGCCGGCGTGAGGTGGTGGGTCTGGATCATCGTGTAGGCGTGCTCGTCGATGAACCCCTTCTTCTTCAGGTTGTTCAGCGAGTTGACGTGCCCTTCGCGCAGATAGAGGCTGGTGCTGACGGACATCGCCAGGATCCGCGCAATGATGCGCTCTTGCAGGTTAGTCAGCATCTTCGTCATGGTTGCCTCTGTTCAATGGTGGCCTGGAGTCGGCTGAGCCAGTCATCCAGGAAGCGTTGGTGGCTTTCGAAGGCGAATGAGATGTTCGATGCGGCCTGCTGCATCTGGTCGGCTGCTGCGCTCATGGTGCTTGCAGCAGACCGCACGTCATCGGCGCCGATCAGGTGAACGTACCGCTCTGACATGGCGTCACTTCAGGTAGGCCGGGCCATAGATGCCCATCTTGGCGAGGCCGTTGTGCTCGTCGAAGATGTTGCCGCGGGCGTGTTTGGCGGGCTTCGACCAGCTCGCCGGCATCAGCACGTCGCCAGTGTTCTTGCAGACGAAGGCGTGGACGCTGCCGTCACGGCGGACGCGGTAGCGAACCTTCAGCTCCTCCAGCTTGAACTCCGGCTTCGGCAGCCGTGGATAGTTCTGCGCCATGTGCTCGTGGTTGATGCGCCGACAGCCCTCGAAGAATGTCTGAAGGGCAGGGCCGAAGTTGCGCTCGAATTTGGTTTGGAAGGGTTGGACCATTGCATTTTCCTGGTAAGTTTGCAGTCAAGCAAACGGCCGGACAGCATGAGCCACCCGGCCGGAGCGCTTACAGCTCGGCGACCGCCTTGCGGAGGTCATCGAGCGACATGTTGGAGAGCTTCTCCATTTGTGCTCTCAGTCCTTGATGATTTCTTTGATGGATGCGTTGGCGACGAAGCCGAGGAAGCCGTCCTCGGACTCGACCATCACGCGCTTGTCGAGGTCGTCATTGTCGACGTCGCCGACCGTGTAGATGCCGTCAGGGGCATCCTCGTCCCCTTCGACGCGGACCTGGTCGCCGGGGCTGACGATCAGGATCTTGGTGGCCTCGGGTTCAGCCGTGGCCCTTTGCTGCCAAGCCGAAGGCATCTGCTCGCCGTCGACGAACAGGCCATCCTCGCTGAGGACAGCCCGCCCATCGGTGGCGTCGTTCACCGCCACCCGAACGTCCGCAAGGCGAACAAGCTCGTTCTCGTCCTCGCACCCCTCACCGAGTCGGCTCTTTATCTGCTCGAATGCGGGATGATCCACCGCCAGGGTCCATGGCCGACCCTGTGCGATGAAGAAGATCGATGTGTCAGTGATGACGCTGGCAATCATGTTGCGCTCCGGTTTCGTGTTAGGCAGCCTGATCGAGTTCAGCGCCGGTGAACTCGACCTCTTCGTTGTCGTTCGCAGCCGCCGGGCGAGACAGCAGCTCGAAGTAGTGTTCGAGCTTGGCAATCTTCTCGGTGTTGCGATGGGAGTAGTAGGTGTGCTGTTCGACGATGGCCTTGAGCAGCATGTACTCGCCGCACAGGACCTCGAACCGCTTGCTGATCGCCGCGATCGGGCAAGCCACGTCTGGCTTGTTGACCTCGACGCCGACCTTCTTGAGAGCAGCGAACGCCTTATCGCTGTCGGTCGATGCGGTGGAGTTGCTCTCAAGCTGAGCGTAGAGGGTTTTCAGATCCTCGTGGAACAGCTTGATGTCTGCCGGAGCCTTGGCGAAGGGCTCCATCTTCGCCACTTCCTGGAGGTTATGGTTCAGATTGTTGAGCGACTTCTTGTGCAGACCGGTGAACTCGGCGACGTTCACCTTGTCGCGGATCGGCTGGATCATGTCGTCGGCGAGCATGGTCCAGTCACCTTGCACGACCTGGTCCTGGCTCTTCACCAGAATGACCGTGCCAACCTCGATCAGACCAAACTCGAACGCGGTCATCACGAAGCCCTCGACATCGCTGAACGAGATCGAGGCGGTCTGGCTGCCGTGTAGGCGGTAGAAGTCGTTCGAGCCACCGCGACGCCGGGTGTAGCTCGGGAACTGCTCCACCATCAGGCCACCCTCGGCCAGGTCGACGTCCTGGGTGAGGCGCTGCAGCCGACCACCGGACGTGACCATGATGGTCTTGCGCTTGCGGATCGTCTTGCTGACGCGCTTGGTCACCGGCACCTTGAAGGTGTCCAGCTCGATGACCTCGGGATTGCCGAGGGCAGCCAGAACATCGTCGCGGAACAGGCGCTTGCAGCGGACCCAGAGGACCTTCTTCCCGACCAGCTGAGCCATGTGGAAGCGGCTCAGCGAGTAGCTCGGGTTGTGCTCGATGACGACCGTGGCATCGGCCGCCCACTGGGTGCGGACCGTGGTGTCCTCGAACTTGTCGAACTGCTGCCAGCCCTCGCCGAGGGTGTCCATCTTGCAGTTGGCCTTCGACAGGGTCTCGGTGATGCGCAGGCCCTGCCAGTCGACGATGCTCCGCAGCCGCTCAGTGCGGGACCGGCCGAGCGTCTCCGTCTCCTTCTCGAAGATGGCGGCGGCTTCAAACAGGGTCTCGGCCGCGTCCACCTTCTCGCGCAGCTGCTCGATGAAGCTGTCCTCATACTGCTTGACGAGGGACTTCAGCGTCGTCTTGGTCGTCTCGTCGTAGGCCAGCTCTTCGCGGGACAGGATGACCTTCAGCGAGCCGATCGGCGCATCGAACAGGACGACGTCGTCGTAGTCGAGGAAGCCGCTGGTCTCGACCTGGTCGAGATCGAACGGATACATCACGCAGCCCATGCGAACGCGGGGGCCGTAGAAGGGGACCGAGCCTTCCTTGTACTTGGTCCAGTTGTCGCCCTCGCTGAGCACGACCGGCTCCTTCCAGGTCACCGCACCCTCGGGGAAAATCGTCGGGCGGGGTTGGAACGACCAGAGGATGTCGCGGGCGGCCTTGGCGAAGCCTTCGATGTCGTCGCGGCGGACAGCGAAGGAAACCTCCATGCCGTTCGGCTGATCGGTCGGACCGTCGTGCAGCAGGTCCATCTTCGGCATGCCGTCGTCGGCAAGCGACATGATGTAGGCCAGCATCCGGCCGTTGTAATACGAGGTGATGTTGTAGCTGCCGGAGCCGGTATCGCCGATCAGGTAGGCATACGGGCTCTTGGAGCCGATGCCCCAGCCACCAACCTCAGTGTTGGTGTCGCGCTTGGTGGAGGCGTACGGCTTGGCGTAGACGTTCTCCATGGCCTCTTCGGACATGCCGGTGCCGTAGTCGCGGATGCGGAAGACCGGGTTGAGGCGGGTTGGAAGGTGAACCTCGAAATTGCCGCGGGCGACGTCCCAGGCGTTGGTCGACAGCTCGCGCATCGGATAGCCGATCTTGTCCTTCGCCAGACCGGAGAACGTGGCGTAGAAGGCCACCGCGTTGGTCTCGAACGCGACCTTGATCTCCTTCTTGACGCCGGTTGCGATGTGGGCGTGCTGCTTCATTCCAAGCTTCATTGGGTGTGTTCCTTGCTGGTGTTGGTTGGATCAGGCAGCGCCTGAGAGGAGGTCGTCGAACAGGGAGCCGAAGGCGTCTCCCGTGTCGTCATCGTGTTCGTGGATCGCGTCGTGGAGCTGGTCGAAGGTGAAGCCCTTGTTCTCCAGGAAGGCGGAGACCTTCTCCGGGTACCAGTAGACGAGGTCGCGCAGCGTCTCTTCACGACGACGCAGGCGACGGAGGCCAAGACCAGAGCCGGTCGGCTTCTTGATCTTCGGCTTCACCGGGGCAAAAGGGTCGCGTTCAATCACCAGCTTGGACTGGTCGAACTTGACCATGTGGTCGCGCAACTCGATCAGGTGGCCGACATCGAGCGCCTCGTGGGGATGGTGCTCGTTGTAATAGCCGACCGAGAGGTTCGTGCATTCCTGCACCAGGTGCATGTATTGCTTGGTGTCGGTGACGAAGCCGGTGTCGTCTAGCCGATAGCGCGACGGCAACATCGGCTGCATCGACTTGGCAAAGGCGTCCGAGCAGCAGCGCTGCCGCTGGTGGGTGATGATCGAGTCGATGCCCTTGCGATCGAAGGCGATGGCCGCCTCGATGCTGATCAGCCGGCCCGGCTCGTTCTCTGCGATTGCCCGCGATCCCTGGCAGCCGATCTCTTCCGCGTCGTGGAAGATGTACATGCCCGGTACCTTGGCCTTGATCATCTCGATCATGATCCAGACGCCGGCAGCGCAGTCAGCGCCGAGGCAGCTGGACTTCGAGTTGACCGTAAGCGTGATGAACTTGCCGTCGAAATCGACCCGCTGGTATCCCTCGGAACGATGGACGCTGTCCGTGTGCGAGGACCACAGCACGGTCGGGACCTCGCCGATCGTCAGGCACCAGTTGCCGTGCTTGTCGCGCTTGGCGCCGGTAGGGACGATGAACTTCTCGATGAAGGCCTTCTCGGTCGCCGACCGGGCAGGGCGCCGGTAGGACAGCATGGCGATGATGGTTTCGAGATCAGACATAGTGCTTCCTTAGGCCACGCGACGGTGACGATTGAGTAGGAGGTCAGACGTGGAGAGGGCGCCCGGCCGCGGACGCATCATCAGATCGGCGAAGGCATCGGCTCGATCGTCATCGTTGTCGTGGGCAACGCTCTTGTGCATGCGCTGCCCGTCCTTCTCGACGAACTCAGCCTTCGGCCAGTTCTTGCCCGACACCGTGCAGAACTCGCCGTGCTGTTCGAAGTGCTCCTTCGACCAGTACCGGCCATCTCCCATGATGACCTTGAAGTCGTTGGACCAGTGCTTGCCGGTGCCGCGGCAGACGAACGCCTCGTAACGGACAGCTTCTGGCGACCACATCTCGTCCGCACCGAGGACGAAGATCATGTCCGTGGTCTTGGCCGGCACGTTCTTACGCGGACACATGGTGTGCAACACCGCCGTGCCATCGTCAGAACTACCGCTCACGATCCAGGTCTTGCCCGGCTCGCCCTGTTCCGCCGTGACGAAGTGGTCGCCCATGTCGATGGCGACCTTGATGTCGTCGAAGTACGGCATCACGTATTCGTCTTCGTGGTTTTCGGTCGGGATCTTCAGGAGCTTGGCGCCGACGAAGACCTGGAGCTTCTTGTTGCCGTGGACCGTGTTGTCGTCACGCATCCAGGTGTAGCCCTCGGCCTCCAGGGCAGCCTTCATGCGCTGGAAGTCGCCGTAGACGCGGCCGAACAGCTTCTTCTCAGGCCAGCAGAGTGCGCGGGACTGGATGCGCCCGTCGCTGTTCTTGGTGTAGGCCACAGCCAGATCGCCGCCAGCGTATGGCGCAGACGGCCACGCCGGCAGGTCTTCGAAGTCGGCGGCATGCTTGCCGCTCATGCAGGACTCGGGACCGTCGCGGTAAATCCACTCGATGTCTTCCTCGCTGGTGGCGAAGTAGACCTCACCGCTTGGATCGATCGCAGCGATCAGGTGCCGGCGCCGGTTGTCGTCGATATCCGGATAGAAGCGGGTGAGATAGCGACCAGGCGTGAGCACGGTCGGCTTGTTGATGATGCCGTTCTCCTCGGACTCGATGAAGCCGATCAGGCTGTTGTCGATCGTCGCGAGGTGGGCGAAATGATCCTTGATGGGCTCCAAGTCCCACTTCGGTGGAAGTGGAAGCAGCTGGCCATCCTCGAAGCGCTTCAGCATGGCTGCGCGCCAGTCGCCGGCCTGTGCAATGCGCCGACACTGGACCTTGGCGCCAGTGGCAGTCGCGGCAGTCTTGGACGCCTTCGCTGCATCGGCGCCCTTGGGGAATGTGCCGTAGTCCGGCAGCGGCGTCTCGACCAGGTTGCCGTTCTCGTCGCGGTCCAACCGAACCAGGTAGAACATCGTTTGCTCCGTTTGCATTCATGCATGTCGTTGGACATGGCTTTCTCGTCATTTCCCGCGGAGGAACCAATTTTCCTCCGCAGTCGGAGGCTTGCTCTATGTTTGCATTCAAGCAAGCAGAAAAGCAAGCCAAATCTGCGGCCCCCGTATTGGGCCGTACCTGTAGGTCTATCCCGTGAATTGAAAAGGCGAAGCCAATAGATGGCGTCGCCGAATTTGAGGACAATCATTTTTGACGCTCGCACTGTTACTCTTTTGGGGTTCTTGCCGCCCCGTGTTCTTGTCCAAAAGAGTGGGTTTCAAAATCGTAATGCCTTTTCAGTCGCGTTTTGCAGGTTCAGTCTCCGGCTCGTTACCGCACTAGCCAGCTCTCCTAGTTCAGTCCTCCTTGTCGACGTAATCGATGATGAATGATGCAAGGCCATCCTTGTGGGCTGCGTCGCAGACCGCATAGATGTCGTCGTACTGGCCGTGCCAGCGTTTCCCGGGCCACTTTGCCCGAAGAGTCTTTCCGTTCAGCCTGGCGTAGAGCACAGGCTTGCCGGTTTGTTCGTCAGAGTCCGCGGACATGGTCGATGCCGTAGTTGCGGAGCTGATCGCGGAGCGAGGCAACCACCATGTCGTCCTCGATGGGATCTTCGAGGCGGAGGAGAAGCGCGCCTGTGCGGACAGCCTTCTCGCGCTCGGCGTGGCGTTGTGTCGTCCTGGTCTGTTTGGTCATACGTCGTTCCAATCGATGGTGATGTTGGCGACCTCGTCGATCAGCAGTGCTCGGCCGCCGAAAAAAGCGACAGCCTTTGCGATGTGCGAAAGGACAGCGGTTTTGGGTTTGCTCTGGAAGTAGTGGCCGGTGCCCAGCTCCCGGTCGATGCCGGTCAGGCTGATGCCGTCCTCTTCACAGCGGGTGATGATGGAGTCCACGACCGGGTTGCCGGTCCTGGTCAGCTTGCGATCTGATTTCGGGCCGGTCGGCTTGTGCGTCAGCGGGACATAGGTCAGCCCCATCTTTCGCCGTTGCCATTGAATGCTCTTTACCGTCCGGCCCGGGATCAGCTCCATGAGCTGTCGTGCCGTCTTGTTTGGGTGGTTGCGGATGACGTCCAGCTCACTGTCGAGCCAGAGCTTGATGATGCCGAGCCGGAGGCTTCGGGCCGAGATGGCCCTCTGCGTTCTTCCCGGCAGCAGCCTCGTCAGCTCCTTCGCCGAGAGGACTCTGTTATCCTTGAGGATGGCGTCCTCTTCAGGTCGCCACTCTTCACCTAACCTCTCGGCACCAGAATTTCTCGAGACAGGCCGAACATTCAATAACTTCAGATGACCGATCACCTTCTTCGTCGAAGTCGAAGTTGCAGTGGGGGCAATCGAAGTGGGTTCGGATGTAGCCAAGGCAGTGTTCAAGGTTCTCACGGTCGGTGCTCACGCTGGTTCTCGTTTCATCGCATCGACAAAGCGACGCTCGCTCCGTCGATCGAGCCCGCGCCGTGTCTTTGCGAATGGTTCTGGGTGGCGCTTCCAGGTGCTGTTCTCCAGCAGGAAGCGGAAGGCTGCGCCCAGCTTGCGCTGAGCGGGAGGCCCCTTGTCACTGGGGTGGCGGAGCCTCAGGTATCGCAGTTTCATGGAGCCCATTGTTTCCCTCCAATCGACAAGCCAGCTTCGGCTCGCCCTTGTCGTAAGAACCGGTCGGGACCTGCACGAGCTTCAGCGGCTTCGGGCAGCCGACCTCCCAATTGCCGCACTCCTCGCAGACGCCACTGCGTCCGCAGGAATATCGGTTGGTGACTTGGGTGCAGACCTTGCGGGGAAGCGGCATGTCGCTGCCGCCCTCCTCGCACCCTGCCAGCAGCAGGGCGATCAGGATGACGGCGCGCTTCATGCGACAGCCCTCCGCCTCACCGTGTCGGTGATGCAGTCGTACTCGATCGGGTTGTGATCCTTCAGGAACTGAAGGGCTTTCTGGTGATATTCGCTGCCGGCATCAGCGTAGGTGATGACGAACCGCCAAGCCTCGATGTCGCTCTTGAACTTGTCGAGTTCGTCACATTTCTGAAGCTGCCACGGACCGTTCTCACTGCCGTAGCATTCGCAAATGCACCAGCCCTCGTCGATCGCCCGATTGTTGTCGAACGCTGTGACGGTCATGCTGCCTCCAGATGCGGGATCTCGTGGCGATAGAATTGCGGCTTCGGCGCCTCGTACCAGAACGCCACACGCGGCGGCTCCTCGTAGACCGCAATGACGATCGGGTTGGCGTTGCGATACCAACGTGCTGCCTTGCGCAGTGTGCGTCCGCTTTCGCGGGCGGTGTCGATGATGAGGAGCCTGAATTTCTCGGGGCACAGCTGGCCGTACGGGATGAACGGGATGTGCAGCATGTGCGAGGTGTAGACCGCGGCGATAGCGCCGGACCGGCCAGGCCCCGTGACTGCGCCAACGCTGTCGACGTTGTGCTCCTGAAGGGCGATGCGCAGCTGAGAGGCAAACTCTTCTTCGCTGACGATGCGGACAGTTCTTCTCGGGCTAGTCATTGTGCGGCTCCTGGTCGGCGCTGAGTTCGTTGGTGAGGACTTGTTCCGGAAAGTCGGGCGGCAGGCCGTACGCTTGCAGCGCCAGCTCGACGATCGGCTGAAACTCTGGTGGAGCGAGCTGTGGCGACTCGCAGATGAGGTTGATCAATTGGCGCGATGCTTCGAACGCATCGAACGCCTGGACGATCTGGGCATCGCTTCCCAATCTTCTCGGCATGTGATCCTCGGAGGTAGCGGACCCGCCTCCCGAAGGAGACGGGCCGCATTGGCTGGCTCAGTAGCGAACGTGGCTGTTCCACGCCCAATAGGCGGCGGTGCCGTCCTTCGGCTGGAGACAGAGCGACTTGGTCGCATCGCGGCGGAGCTTCGTGACCGTGCATTCACGCACGCCGAAGTCCTTGCGCTTTGCGTAGACGATGTCGCCCACGCGGCGCATGCGGCCGGCGACGTACATCTCGGTCGGCGGAGCGTTCGGATCGACCTCGGCTTCGGCCTCGTCCGTGCCCTCGACGTCCTCGTCGTCCTCTTCCTCGATCGCCTGCTCGTCGCTCTCGACGCCGCCATCATGGAAGTCGCTGATGGCCTCGGCCGGCGCCTCGGCGACAACCGGCGGCTCTTCCTTCGCCTGGATGACGACGGGGAAGATGCCGGCGATTTCGTCGATGTTGGTCTCCTCGGCCGCTGCCGCCTCGCTGGCGTAGAGGTCCGGATCGAGCACGAGGTTGCGACCGTCGCGACCGATCACCACGAACATCGTCCGCGGATACGGCTGGTCCTGCTCGACCTTGAAGTCGCCGGAGAGCGAGTCGCCGTCCGTGTCGAACTGGTCGATGCGCTGCTCGCCCTGGCTCCAGAAGGAGACCACGACCGGATGCAGGCTGCCCTTCAGCACCGTCACGATCGACGGGTTGTCGAGCAGCTCCTGATCGTCATTGGAGTCGACGACCAGGATCGGCAGGTTGAAGTCGATCAGGCCGATCGGATACTGCGGGATGGAGGGCGGCGTCTCCGGAGCCGGAGCGGGAGCCTCGGCGGCAGCGGGCGCTTCGGGCGGAAGCACTTCGCCGTCGAGTGGGGCAGCGACGGTCTCGACGACAGCCAGGGCGACGGGCGCCTCGGCAGCGGCGAGCATCGGCTGCGGTTGCTCCGCCTGCGTCTGGAGCTGGTCGGCAACAGACGAATAGCGGAAGGGATCGTTGGAGGCAGGGTTCATGTCGTCTTCCTTTTTGGTTGCAAGCCGTCATTGCTCTCACCCCCGTTCGTGAGGGCGGCTCGCGGGCTCAGAACGGGGGTGTTCTTTGCATCGCTTGCATTCAAGCAAGCGGCAGGGCATGGCTACGCCAGCTGGTCTTCCACGAGATGGAAGCCGCAGGCCCGGTACCAGTCGGGATCGCCTGTGGCGAGAAAGCTGTCGATCGCACAGAGCGCGGCGCCCGGCGTGATGTCCGAGTAGGCCATGTCCTGGATCTCGTTCTGGTCGGGATAGTACAGCGCGCGGAGGGCAAAGCTGCGGTCGTGCGTGACGTAGCGGCCGGCGGTTGGGCTCGACGTGGTGCGGTCGCGGCTCATTGCGGCCCAGACCCAGCCGCCGATGCAGCAGGTGGTGCCGCAGGACGTTTCCGTCTCGGCCTGGTCCATGTTGAAGCCGTCCGGCTTGTCGGCTTCGAGGGCAGGGTCGTGCTTGAAGACGCCCTTGGCGAACAGGTCGCGGATCTCGAGCAGGGCGCGGTGCTCGCCGGCCGTGATCCGCAGCGCGGGGGCGGAAAGAACTATTCTGTGATCGTCGCTCATCAAAAACCTCCGTGATTGGGTTGGCGTCCGGATAAGACGTCGCAGGCTCGAATGCAAGCGAAATTTGCAGGAATGCAAATCCTCTGCTACGGCTCGTTCCATGCAGAAGACCGAGATTGCTTACGGACTCCCTTGGCTCCAATCGAAGCCGGAACGTGCCATTTTTCTGGAACTCGGTTTTGCCTGTGTGTATGCGGTCGGTCCCACCGGGGGCCGGCCGCTACGCATCAGCTGGGCAAAGCAGCTGCGCGACAAGCTCGTGGACTTGCAGCCCGGATGCTGGAAGGAGCTGCAGGTTCATGATGTGCGGTGGACTGCGGGCGACATGCTCGCAATCCGGCTGTTGAACGAAGCGACTGCGCTGCTCGACAAGGCGAAGCGCAGGCTTACCGGCGATTGGTTTGATGTGACCCCCGAGTTCGCTCAGCAAATCCTGCGCTTCGCCGCCGACAAGAGCGGCATTCCGACCTTCAGCCATGCCGAGATGCTCGACAAGGTGAGGGCAGCACGCCGCTCTCGGATCGAAGCAGCCATGAAGTCCTAGTACCTTGCATCTGTCAGCCGAAATGAGGCGCGGGAGCGCACAACCCGGGTTTGGCCCGAGTCCGCCGACTTGCGCGGTGCAGCAAGTCGGCAGCTATCTGGAGTACAGCGGCCGTGGCGCCAACGCATTCGGGAAGGCAGCCATTGACCGATCTCCGACATAGGCCGACCTGTTTTCCAAGATTATCTTGCAATCCCCCAATTGCGTCGCGGTAGGAGCTAGTGCACGTGGACAATGCACAATCCAGATTAACCACGCTTTCCCATGTCTTCATCCAGTCAGAATCAGAGAAAGCAGCTTCCCATGCATCCTAGCGTCTCGCCCGGCCTTAAGCGGGTTCAAGATTACATCCGAGAACAGACGAGTCAAACGACAGCGACTTTTTCAGCATTCGAAGCCGCCGTCACTCGCGCTCATGAACTTTACGACTCCATGCCGGCAGAGCTGCGCCTTCGCATTTTTAAAAATATGCATCCGGCGAATTACGGCGATGATATTCGAACTTCATTGTTTGGAATCATTGATGAAGAAGTGTCACTTCTTGACGCAATCGGAGTGACCTACGGCCATAAACTCCGCGAATTAGTAACGGGGGTTTGGGAAGGATTTAGTCCCCAGCATTTTAGAAGCGCTGTTCTTTCGTGTCGGACCTTGTACGAAGAGGCAGCAGCGGCGAAGTATTACGGCGATCAGGCCGAATCCGCAATAAAGCACCTACTCTCGACGCCGCCGTCGGCATATCGATTAGAACGCATGAAAAAATTGAGGGCGACTAATACAGAACGGCTCAAAGTTCTTCTCAATGATACGTCGTCTCCAGCCAAGATACTCAAAACATGGTACGCAGTGCGAAAAATCGACTGGCAAAAACCAGATTACTTTAACGATCACAAGCTCGACAAAAAAGATCCGCTGTATCCCGGTTTTTTCCTATCTGCATTCAAGACACTCAAATGGCAGCATGAAATCCCGGCCGAATACTTTTATGCCCTCCTCTGCGAAGCCACGCATCCGAACATGTTATCGAACACGTTATATGTCGATGACGCCTCCCAAACCGATAGCGAGCAACTGGTCTATTTAATTCGCAAGATGCCTGTGACGATCGAGCCGTACGTAACACTGTATAGTTTCGTCTCTGTCCCGACAGTCGAGTGCGTCAAGATCATTGATCAATACATTCAGAAAATAGCCTCCCTTCGATCGGACCTAGCCCAATATGTGCAGAAGGCGCGGCGAGTTACTGCGTAAGATGTCTCAGTTTGGCCTAGGGCTGCCGAAATGTGGTGCTGCAGCAATCCGGCAGCTATCTGGAGTACACCGGCCATCAAATCAACGTAGCGTCACCGCAGCCCGTGGCCCTGCGGTCCATCCAAGGCAGACTGCCCCGGTCCATGGTCAGGCAGCTTTCATGTTGTCGTTGCAGGCTGGGCGGATCGCATCCCGGCTCATGGCCAGGAGGTGAATGTCCATCGTGAGCTGCTCGGTCCAGGTGTAGCCGGTGACGCTGCGATGACGATGCGGGAAGGTGACCCGGTCGACAACCAGGGTGGTGAAGGGCAGGCGATAGCCCGGTGCTGTTCCGATGGCGAACATCAGATGTTCCTCAGTTTCTGGCGTTGTGTGGTGCTCAGCTGCAGCAGCAGCCCGGCCAGCTCGAAGCCCTCGGTGTCGCCGGTTTCGAGCGCATACTCGGCGGCGCAGGTGACGTGCTTGTTCCGGACGTTGCCGTCATCGAGCACGAGATGAAGCGAGCCCCAGCTCGGGTTCGCGGCCTTGTAGGCACGGAACCTTTCGATCACAGCGGGCAGGGACAGGGTGTTGTTGGGTTGCATCTCGACTCCTCGCTTGCATTATAGGCTGCAAATTCTTGCATTCAAGCAAATACTATGACACACCAAAGCGCCGCCGAGATCAGGACAGCAGTCCCGAGGGTCTTGGCGCTGATGAACTCACTCGGCGGAGCTTGGAGCATTGGTGGTCACCCTTCTGATCGTGTTGGTGGAGAAGATCAGGCAAAGCCTACGGCTTCGCCGGACTTCATGAGGATCGCGACGAAGCCGAGATCCCAGGAGCGATCGGGATTGCGCTGCCGCCTGCGCTTCACCCGGAAGGTGTCGGCGCGGTCTTCGTCGACGGCTTTCCTGGCAGCGCTCAGGGCGGACCGTTCGGAGATGTAGAGGTTGTCGTCCATGGCTCACTTCCTCTTCATGAACCCGACTTTGACCATCGTGGCCCCGTACTTCTTGCAGAAGTAGCGTTCGCCCTTCTTGATCTCGCCCATCAGTTCTTCGAGATCGGCGCGGACAAACCGGGTCACCTCGGGGATCAGCTTGGTGCGGTCGTACTCGATGCCGATGATCACGAAGATGGCGTTCATGGTCGCAGGGCCGTAGGTGTCGAAGTCGGCACCGACCTGGTCGGCCGCCTTCTGGGCGCTGCCGTCGATGAACTCGTACTGGTCACCGCACTTGTTGATGACCGTGTAGGAGATGGTGGCGAGAGCGATGAACTCCCGGTTGACATTCTCGGCCGCAGCCGGCGTGAATTGAGCAAGCACCAGCGTTACCGCCAGCGCTGCAAGAGCGCGCAGTTTCATTTCATAGTCCTTCGATGTTGGGTTAGATTGGGTCGCGGTCGTCGTTCACGACCTTGATCTTAAAGTGCTGCGAGATGCGGCCAGTCCCCTGGCTCGCTTCGACGATGCCGTGGCTGGCACGGTCGATGGAGAAACCCTTCTCGCGAAGGGCGTCCTGAACGATCTGTTGAATGTCGCGGGTGGAATAGAGCTTCACAGGTCATAGCTCCTTTCGCCTGCGATATCGCGGGCAATGGCGACATGCAGCTCGTCGATCTCCGTCGAGCTGTAGGACTTGTTCATCCAGGCAATCGCCTCGCTGTGGGTCTTGGCTTCGAAGACGTCTTTCTCGCCCTGGTAGCCGGCGTTCTGGACCACCACGTAAACCGGAACTCGAGCCCGGGCGTCAGCAAACTTCAGCAGCACCTGGTCCAGGTTGTCACGCAGATTGCGAGCCTGGAGATAGCTCATGGTGTAATAGGCACCGCCGCCACGCGGCCCGATCAGCGCGAGGTTGATCCGATCTTCGTTGGTGTAGTCGAGCGTGATCGGCGAATAGAAGCACGAGACATGTTCCCTCATGACCCGATCACCTCGTGCTCGCTGATCTCGACGCGGGGCATCGAGTTGAAGTGGTCGACGTACGCCACCTTGGCGTCTTCCAGCTCCTCTTCCCAGTTGTCGACCGTCACCTCGATCTTCTCATCGTCGATGAGGTCGTTGAGGATGATGTTGACCAGCGCGACGGCTTCAAGGTCGGCCAGGGTCTTGGAGGCGCAGACCTTGACGATGATGCCGGGCACGCTGTGGTGCTCGCCTTCAACTATCCAGACCTTCATCGTCTTCCTCCTCGTCTTCGTCGTCCTCGGCCTCGACCGGCTGGAGTTGATCGAACGTCCACTCGGCGCCGTTCTCGTCCAGGAAGATCATCTTGCCGTCCTTGGTCGCCGTGACCTGGTCGTCATAGAAAATCTCGGTGCCGCCCTGGTAGACAGGCTCGCCGTTATCGTCGATGCCCATGATCTCGGCGCGGCCGGTCAGCTTCTCCAGCGTGCCCAGTATGGGCGAGCCGGTGGGTGAGACGTATTCCTTCATCACGGAGTCTCCGGTTTGGTGATCTCTTTGTCGGTCGCGAGGTCGATGACGATGCCGAACGTGCCCGCCTTGTGGCGAGCGTTGTAGCTGGTGTCGTCGATCAGGAACCATTTCTCGGCGCCGTCGCTCTGGCGGCGAGCCACTACGCCGACCTTGCCTTTCGGCACCCACTTCGCCCAATCGCCCCATGCAGATGCCAGGACGAATTTGGTAGCGTTCTCGTCTCGCCACCGTGCCTCATCCCTCGTGCGGGACTCGCCTGGCTTGAGCGTGACGCCGAAAAACTGCTCGTATTGGTCGGGGTACCAGCCGCGGAAGGAGTCGAGTGCATACTCGTACTCGGTCTTGTCGGGCCTGCCTTCGATCGTCACCACCCGCTGGAATGCTTCCTTGTGGACCATGGCGGCGATCGACCACTGGCAGTCTTCCTCGTACCATCCACCAGCCGAGCGCATGTATTCTGGGACGGCGGCATTGCGCTCGCGGGACAGCTTGATTCCGCCGTGGCCCGCGGTCGAAACCTGCCAGATGCCAGGCGCCAGCTCTCGCTTGTCCTGGATGGCGCCCCAGGGCGACGACTTGGGGCATTCGCTTCGCTTGTACTCGCTCATTCGATCACCAGAAGATGGGTTTCAAGGGACTCGTTGTGGGCTCCGAGCACCTCCGCCCAGTCCTCGATCACGCCGACCAGCGCATCGACCAGATGCGTGGGGACGTAGACCGTGGCGGGGTAGGTCTCGACCGCCTCCATTGTCTCCAGCAGGAAGTCGATCGCCTCGAAGCGGACCTCGTGCGTCACGTCGTCAGGATGGTTTTCGAGCCACACAGCGAGGTCGGACAGCTCTTCCTCGTTGGCGGCGACCAATCGGCCGGACCTCATTTCATCGGGCCGAAATCTAGGAGTTCCAGCTCTTCGCCGAGTGCCTTGACGAACTCGGCCGGCTTCTCCTTCGCCTCGAAGGCGCGCTGCACTTCGTCGGGGTGATCGCTGATCAGATCGGCGTAGCACCACTGCTCCTCCGCCTCATCGCGGCAGTCCTTGATGAACTGGTCGCGCTCGCGGGTTGAAGGCGGGTACTTGCTGACGAACGCTTTGCAGCGGGCGCGGGCAGCCTGATACAGGCTGCGGAGGTCTTCCGGACGAGCGACAACCGGATTGACGTCTTCGCCGTCGCCGAAGTTGAGGCAGTAGATCATGAACTCCGGCACGAACTCGAAGTCCCAGCAGATCATGCCATCGCGATCGGCCTCGGGCATGATGGCCCAGACGCTCTCGATGATCGGTGCCATCTGCCACGCAGCCCAGCGCATGCCGCGGGCGCCGTAGTCCTCGCAGTATTGCGCCATCTGCTGCTCGGCTTCCTTGTACGGATGGTCGTCGGGCAGCGTCGTGCCGACGATGAGCCGGGTGTCTTCGAGCACCGCGTAGGCAGCCATCGCGGTCTCGATGATGAGGTAGTTGGTCTTGATGATCTCAGGCGTCTTGCCCATGGTTCAGTTCCTGCTTGCTGTTGCGGCGAAAGCGGCGGCGCATCTTTGCGCTGACACGCGCCTTCGCCCGCTTCGATCGGTTGCTGCTGTAGGTTTCGGATGGGTAAACGTCCGCATCATCCTGCTCCCTGCGCTTCGCGGACAATTCCGCGTAGCTCGAAGAAAATTTCATTGCGGGCCGGGTCATCCGGGCCGACGTTTTCGATGAACCACCATGCTAGGAAGAGCGCCCGCTCCTTGGCGAACGGGTTCGGTGTCATGGACGGCGCGAGATGGGTTTCGTCGTACAGGGCCGCAGCCTGCCGGAACTGGGCATGTGTTTTCTTCAGTGCCATCGGCTTTGCTCCGGCTTCGTTTCAGTCAGATCGGCATCGCTGATCCAGATGAAGCGGTAGACCTTGTCGTGATCGAACAGCGCTTCGGTCTTGCTCAGCAGCTCGACGTCGCGCCAATGCACGGCGTAGCTGTCTCCCCAGCCCGTGCGCTGCCGCTCAACCGGGGTCCCGCGCTTGACAGCCAGACGATGGATGTCCTGGTAGGTGATGATCAGGTCGCGGCTGACGTACTTCCATTGCGGCGGTACCTTGTTCATGGGCGTGCTCACTTGGCGTCTGAGCAGATCAGGTGCGCGGCCTTTTCGAGCGTCTTGGCGTCGACGTCCCAAGCCTTTGCGCTCGTGCCGTCCTGCCAGTTGTGGCGCAGGTGCTCGGCCTTCTCCGAGCAGATCAACGAAAGCCCGGTGACGACATGCGTAAGGCCGTGACGATCGATCAGGCCTTCCAAGATGGCGGTGACGTTCTCCATGTCAGTCCTCCAGAGAGTCGAGATAGGCCTGACCAGCAGGCGTGAGGTACAGCTCGCCCAGGATGAAGACGGCGAAGCCGGCGAGCACAGCGCTCCAGACCGGGCCGAGGATGGCCAAGGCCTCATATGTGAGGGATTGCAGCGCGAGCATTGCATTTGCTTTCAAGCAAGGCTCAAGGCACACCTCGGGCGCGAAGTGGAAGAGGTTAGGCATTCAGCCCTGCGTATTTGCTCAGATCATCCCAGTCAGCGTCCCAGACGGGACGCGGTGTGCTGCCAGGCTCGGTCACGGTGACGCGCTTCACACGGTCGTTAAAGCAGATGCGGTTGCGGTAGAAGTCCCGCGCCTCGCTGAACGATTTGAACGGATGCCGGTCGGCCGAGCCGTTCGTGAAGCGAATGATTACGGTGTGCATGCCTCGTCACCTGTTGAATTGCACCAGCGGATTGGTTTGCCCGCCGCTGGTCGGGCTGTGCGTCCGGTCGCTCGCGGCTTCACCGGTCCAAAAAGTCGTCAGTCGTTCTGCAGCTGGTTGAAACGTGGGGGTCGCTTACTTCATGGCCGATCTCCATCGTCGTTGCTCAAACTCGGCACCCTCGCCTTGCGCTTCTTGTTGGGCACAACGCGGGGCTTGTATTTCGGCGTCCGCAGATCACGAGCGATCGGCGAGCGCCTGACCGTCTTGCGTTTCTTCATGGTCTGCGGCTCGATGAATTGGGGATGGCCGGATAGCGCCGGCCTCGCCACTGCGTTTGGGTCGCAGCAACCAAATACGCTGCCCATTTCTCCGGGCTCGCGAACTTCACAGTCCTGTCATGGGTGGCCATCCTCGCCAGGCGCGGGCCAGGGCGCCGAAGCTAGGCCGTTTGATGAGTGGCCCTGCGGATTTCCCCTGCCTTCGTGTGCGGACCGCTTTACCGCACACCTTGGGGTCTCGTTGCCACCTTGCCGCGCCCGTTGCAGGCGGAGCATGGTGGTGATCCGTCGTTGTCGTAGTAGCCGGAGCCGTTACACGCGCTGCATTTCACCAGCTTCCAGCCCTTCACGTTTTGCTCGAAGTGCTGGCGTCGCAGCGCCTTGCGCTCGTGGTAGTCCATGCTCGATCTCCCAGCGATTGGTCCGCCAGTACAGATCGGACTCGGACCAGAGACGGTCGCTAACCCGCACGCGGGCCAGCATCTCTTCGTGCTCCCTGCTCATCGCTCCAGCTCCGCCAGCTCGACTTCGAGCGGGTGATAGTCCTCGAACCTGGTGTTGGCCCAGCCGCCGCGGGACAGGTCCGACAGGACGCGGATGATCGCCAGCCGGCGCCGCCTGCGCTGCTTTGCACTCATCACAGCCGCCAATGGTTCATGCGGGCGCGGATGTCCTCGCGCTCGTTGCTGTTGGCCGGAAGCGGTGAGGGTCGCTCCGCTCCGGCAAACTCGGCGCCGGCAACGAACGCCGCACGCATGGCGCGGTGCTCGACCGTATCCAGGTTCCAGCGGCGGGCCGCCGCTTCCTCGGCCTCGGACAGGAGGATGCTCATGCTCGCCCCATCTCGCACCAGGGCAGATCGAGAGCGTGGACCATGTACGCCGAGGTGAAGGCGACGAAGGCGTCGAACTCCATGCAGCGCATGGCCTGCGCCCGGTTGACGACGTAGTGCCGGCCGCCGTCGTCCTTGAACTCGAAGGCGTCCATGCCGCTCTCGCAGAATGTCCGCGTCGTCCTGGCCGCCCGGTGCTGGCTCTCGATGATGGCCGGATCGCTCTGGAAGGGATCGGCCGGGTGGAATGGAAGTGACGTCAACATCAGCGCCTCCCGACGTGCAGGGTGGTGGTTTCAGGGGTGAGGATCGAGCGAATGCCGTTGACCAGCTCGGTGTCGTCGCAGCCGTTGGCGATCAGCTTCTCGGCATGGGCGTAGACTCGAGGGATCGAGGTCATGGGGATCAGGATGCCGGTCACGGCGCGCTGGATCCGAGCGGCGTCGGCCGCCTGCTGTTTCTTGGTGCGCTTCACGGCTCAAGCCTCGACGAAGGCCCAGCCGCGGGGGACGCGGGGAGCGGGCGGTTGGAGGCGAGCGAACACGGCGCGGTAGTTGCCGCCATCGTTCAGGACGTGGGCGGCTTCACGGGCGATGCGGAGCGAGCGCATGCAGACCTGTGCGACTGAGCCGTCCTTGGTGACGACGGTCAGGGTGGGTTGAGGACGTGGGACGAGTCTGGTCACGAACGTTGCTCCTTGAGCGGTGGGGAAGGCATTTGCACGAATGCTAAAGCAAATGCAAGAGCAAATTCGCCCTAACAAAGCCAAACTTTCATGCGAAAAGATGAGGGTCCGGAAGGCGCTCAGCGCCCGCCCGGAAATTCGAGAATATTTCCCGAATAAATGGGCCGCCGACGAATTTCGGACCGCCCCGGGGTATTTTCGAAGGCCGCCTCTAGGGCCTCGATCGTGGCTTGGATCACCTGGTCCTGGACACGGGGAGAGAGGACCACGGAGCCGGCTTCCATCAGGATCGCCGACTGGCTCGGGGTCCGATTGGTGCGGGTAGAGTACGCACAGAACAGAGCGCGCAGACGCTCACGCATTGGGTTCCTCCATGCGGTTCAGTTTCACGTTTCAGCTGGAAATCACGGGATATCGGGGCCGCCGCCATTCGCGGGCCGCCGGACCTCCACCACCTCAAGCAAGAGGCACAGGAGGAGGAGCAGCAGGGACAGGAGACACAGCCAGTAGGGATGGCTCAGGGGAGGGTGCAGACACACGAGGAGTCCACACCGGCCTGTTTCTGGCACTCACCAGCACGCAAACACACGGATTTCGAGCGTAGACACGTACGGGCCGTCGTCTCGAAACTTCGCTCGCCATAAAAGAGCGGATTAATTTTCACGTCGAAATGGGACAAACGGCCCCCTCGGACACAAGATATAGTGCCCGAGGGGGCCAAAATGATCACGAAAGCGGGGTCCAGACCCTGTTTTGGAGGGGTCACCTACCAGATCTTGTTATCTGGTCAGCTGCGCTATGTGCGCCTCCAGCCCTGAGGCTGCGACTTTGCCTGCCAGTGTCCAGCCGGCGTATGCAAATGCACACAGGAAGGCAAATGCGACGGGGACGGGGATGACGAGTGCGGAGAGTCTTCTCATGGGATTTCCTTTCAGGGGTTTTGGTCAGGGACCGCCAGTGCGCCGGGACGTCGACGGGGCGCACGCCGCCAATTCGGGGTTAGCGAGCGCGGATCTGGAGCGCGGCATCGAGCGGAGGGGTGGCGCGCATCCGGGCGCCGGTCAGCACGGCGTCTTCCAGATCGTCGGTGTAGTAGGCGGAGGGCTCAGCCTTGGAGTAGGGCAGCTCGGCGAAGGCGACGCGGAACTCGCGGTCACGGCGAGTGAGGCGCATGCCGGACAAAGCGAGGCGCTGACGGGCTTCGGTGATGGTGAACATGGGACGGATTCCTGGCGTGTGGTGAATCGGTGTTGCGGGGATGGGGTGGAGGCGTGCTCAGCCGGCCATGATGCGGCCGACGATCGGCGAGTGGCCGGAGCGCAGGAGGCGATTGGGGCGCGGGTAGACGATGGGCGCGAACCACTCAGCCGGCTTCTTGCGGATGAGCGGGCGCACGGGTGGCGTGGCCTCGACCGGCTCATGTCCGAGCATGGTGCGGACCTGCCGCACGGTGGCTTTGGTGACGAGCGTACGCCCGGTGCGGACGCACACGAGGCGTGCGTTGGCTGGCGAGGTCTCGATCTGGCGGAGCGTGGCGCGGGACAGCACGAACTCAAGGCGCTGGCCGGAGCTGTCGCGTGGGGTGACCCATGACCCGTCGTGTTGGGTCTGGAGGTAGCCGATGGGTGGTCTCATGGCGTGTGGTCCAAATAGAAACCCCGCCCGGAGACGGACTCCGAGCGGGGGTTGAGGAGGGACGGCAGTGGTGGGGTGGGGTTACGCGGCCTGCGCAACCGGGGCGGACGCTGCCGGAGCGGTGGCGGGGGTTGCCTTGGCTTCCTTCGGAGCCTTGGCGCCGCGCGCAGCGGTGGCGTTCTGCTTCTGGCGCTCGACCGCGGTCTCGTCGCCTTCCGGGCGAATGGCGAGGAGCTTGGCGATCATGCTGGTATGGTCGCGGCCGGTCTCCTTGTGGTCGCGTTCCATCTTCTTGACGAGCGAGTCGATGGACTTGGCGATGTCCATGGGCACGTAGTCCGCCTCCGGCTTGAAGGCGTAGAACGGCTTGGCCATGGCGTCGCCCAGCTTGACCGGGTTGGCGCCATTGAACTTGATGTCGCCACCTTCCGCGAACGTGACGGGACCGAAAAATTCGAACCACGCCTTGACGGCATTCTTGCGCGTCATGTCGGGCAGCGACGAAAGCAGTTCCGTCACGAGGCGGATGTCGGAATGCTTGCCGACATGGGCGAGCACGGAGCAGCAAGCGACATGGATGTCGCGTTGCAGGGTCGCACCTCGAGTCTTGATCGAAGCGAGCGCCTTCTTGATGGCGGTTTCGCCGTCAATGAGCTTGATGACGGACGGAGTAGCAGCCTTAACGGTCGTGGTCTTGGACATAGTCGGACTCCTGATTGACTTGGGGTTTAGATGGGGGTCACGCCCATCGGAAAACGCGAGCGTTAAGCAGCGCTTTGCGAGAGGCATGCAGACACACTCCGAGCGCAGACAGAGTCGGCGCCCGGAGCGGTTCGGTTTTGGGGAATTTCGAGAGTTGTTAGCCGGGGGAAAGGCTAGGCCTAGTTCCTCGCAAGTCCGGCCAAGCAAAAACCGCGGTTAGAATTTCGTCGCGGTCCGTCACTTGGCTAACCTTGAAAGGCTATTGAAAAGCTTCACTGTCCCGGCGGACCGTTGCGCCTCAAAGCATGCCATTGCGGATAGAGGCGGACTCAACGGTCCCGGTTGAACCACGCTACCAGAGGCCGCAGCATTGCGTTATGTCATGGAGTCGGACCGTGACGGCGCAACGTGTCCCGGATTATGTGCCGTTGTTTGGCTTTAGTCCCGGGCATTGGGCTTGCATTTGAGAGTCGCGCATTGTCCGATTACTAGCCGGGCAATGCGCCATTCCCGCAAACGTACAGGGTTGATAGCGTAATTTCCGATACTCTCATATGCCGGGTTACCTAACTTAATAGGCCTTCCCATGTGACAGGTCCGTCACTTGAGCGAGAGGCGTTGCCATGAACGCGGGAAACTTGCCGGACCATATCGCCACTTAAGGCCGCTACTGTGAAACCCGCTTAGAGCATGCTGGCAAGCCGCGCATATCTCTAGACCGTTTCACCTAACCAAGCCGCCAAGCTTGGCCGGTAACTTCCTTTCCCTCACAACCCGCGATCTAGTGGCACAATGCCAAGCCCGACTAAGGGGACTCTAGATCGCCGATTGCTACCGGTAACCCTGTTAGGGTTAGGGCTTTCGGCCCTACTTGGAAGCGGTAGCTATGTCCCGAAAGTTTCTCGCCTAGCTTTGCTGCCGGTTCCTACCCGGGCAAGCCCGGGACCAAACCATATTGCAAACGCGGTGCAAGAAACCAAAAGCGAAAGGACTTTGAAGGTAAGTCCGAAGTCCGTTTCGTTTCGGTCCCGAAGCTTCATTGCTTCAGTGACAACAACGTAGCATCAAAAACATGGTTGGAAAGCGAAAAAAATATTCAATGAAATCAGCAAGTTAGAAGCCCGAAAATTGCATCTCTTGCATTCTCAGAGCAAAAATCGTGCAACAAAAATGCAAGCAAATCAAAGACTTAGCAGAGTGAAACGACGAGTCGGCAAGTCTGATTTGCATTCCCTTTGGAAAGTCCCCTGAAATGAATACGAAATGAGAACAAACCTTAGACTTTGGTCTAGTCTCTGATCATTTCGAGTATTCATCCGGGCGAGAAAAAGATTTCAAAGTTTCGAAAAGAAGAGGATTTTTTTTATTGACATGGCCCCCTCGTGTGGCCGTCCGCTCCAAACTTCCCACGCCCAAAAGGCCATTTATCACAAGCGCTTGGACCCCACCCGCCCAAACGGCAGCCCCGTGCTACAGCTGCGGCCCGCCATGCGTTAAATCGCTCCCCGAGCTGGCTCAGTGCCCCCGATCTGGGAGGCCGCTCCTGGGGCTTCTCTGGCCGTTTGCATTCTAGGGGTGGCCTGCAAAAAGACCCCACCCCGTTTTGGGGCCCCATCGGGGCGGCCCGCGTCCCAAAAGGCCGATTTCCGAGTGTAGCGAGGGCTTCGCCCTGATACATGAGACCGAACGCCCGCCGCCCATGGGTAGCGAGCGCTCCGCGCTGATAGGGAGAACCATGGCCGGCCTCGGGCAACACGACACCATCATCGGCTACCGCGTCGACGAGCTGCGCCGGCTCCTCGCCCTGCGGGACGAGGTGATGCATGTGCTCAGGCCTGGCGCCGATCGGCCGCGCCGCATCGCGGAGTATCTGTCGCAGCGGCACCTCGCCAGGCGCTTCAAGAGCGTCGAGCCGGCCAACGATCCGTAGCTGGGTGGCGAGCGCTCCGCGCTAACCGGAAGAGGTTGGTCCCGGCCGCGTGGCCCCGGGGAAGGGGACCACATCGCCGTCCGCTGCGCGTATCACCGCCTTGGCCATCCGCATCGGGTCGAACCCGAGATCTGCGACCGCGTCGGCTACGCCCTGGCGCTCCAGCTCGGCGACGATCGCCTCGCTCACCTTCATCAGCCTGGCCAGCTCGGCGGAGCTGTCGGTCATGATCATGCCCTCGGTAAAGCCGAGACCATGGTATCACGCCGGCCGTGGGTAGCGAGCGCTCCGCGCTGATGGTATCGAGCCGGCATGTGGCAGACCAGGCAATGCGAACACTGCGAGACCCCGTTCACCCGTCGAGACCGGCCGAACCAGCGCTTCTGCTCGCACGACTGCTCGGTGGCCTTCAAGATTAAGGGCCGCCCGACGAGCCGCCGCTGCGAGTGCTGTCCGACCGTCTTCCCGATCGGTGCCCGGCAGAAGAACAAGCGCTTCTGCTCGATGCACTGCGTCGGTCTCTGGCGCGAGCGCGAGAAGCGCCTGAACCGGAAACCGGAGCCGCCGAGGATCCGCCGCAAGCCTGGCCGCCTCGAATGGAAGATCTCCGGCGGCCAGAACAGCCGTGGCATGGCGCCGAGCCCGCGGTCACCGTCGTCGTCGCCGCCCCGCTGGGCTGACCTTCTGACCAGGCTCGGCTACGCCCGGGTCAGAACCGGGCATGGGTAGCGAGTGCTCCGCGCTGGACTATTGCAACACTGTCGCGGCGCTGGCAGGAATGCGTCCATCGTTTTCGGGAGGGGGCAATGGCATCCAGCGACGAACGCGCCAAATTACTCCGAATAAGCCGAGGGCTCGACCGACTAAACAACCCATGTCAATTGTGTAAGCAACGGGGAGCTATTTCGTCGAAAACACACTTTGCTGCAAATTTCGGATTGGCGTTTACGCGGACTGAAAACCATCTGGAGGGCTACTTTTGCGGGCCATGCATCCATAAGAAATTTCTGCTTTTTACTTTTATCAATTTGATTGGTTGGTTCGGAATAGTGTCCATCATCAAGGTTCCCATGTTTTTGCTGTCCAATATTGCGGAGTATGAATTTGCGATCAGGGCTATGCTACGAAAGCGCAAGCAGCGCCTCGCCCTGATTGAGGACTTGCTTGAGAAAGACGCGCAAGCCCGTCGGAATTTGAGTTCTCGAGGATCCTGAATCCGATGACGAAACCACCCAAAGAATTGCGCGATCTCGACAAGCAATTTGAGGCGACCCTAATTGCTGTTCGAGACCTCTATACTAGAGCGATGGAGCTTGGTGTCAGAGACATCGAACGAGCCTCTGAAGTTGCCCACGATGCCCTTGTAGTTTGCAAGCTAGCTCGATTACCCACGTCGTGCCGGACGCCCAGAAGTCGAGGGCATGGGTAGCGAGCGCTCCGCGCTGATCTAACCGAACTGATCCGCCACCCGGCTGAACGCTGGGTGCTTCCGGTTCTTCACCTTGAACCAGTTGCACGTCGGCGGCCGGTATCGCCGCTCGCCGTGCTTGGAGACAAAGAAAGGCCCTTGAAACTATCGGGCAATCCGTAGATCAGTGTGGCCATGGAAGACTCCTCGCCCGAAATAATTATTTGTGCTGCTGTTCGTGCTTCCAATGGAAAGGTCATCAGGGGCCATCGACACATTGATGCTGTTCGCGCACTTCAAGCGATGGACGGATATCAGGGTGAACAACCGCATGGTGACGACCAGGGCTTCGTCACGTCAACTAACAGGTTCGTAGATCGACGGGAGGCCTATCGGCTACATTTTCCAGACAGAGAAGAACCAGACGAGCTTCGCAGCGACGACCTGTACTGACTGGGGAAAGAACGCAAAGATGAAAACTCCAAGACTAAACCTTGTCGTTATTGCTGGCTTGCTCGCAAGCATTTCAGGGGTGAATGCCGGTGATGTGGCTGATAAGCCCGCTGTTTTGTCTGTCACTTGGTTTGTGGAGGGGCAGCCTCCAGCGACAACCAACACTCCCATGAGCAGCTTAAAGGCGTGCTTGCTGGCGAAGGCTCATGCCGAAGCTGCCGGTGAGCAGGCTCACAACGAGCGTATTCGTTTGAACGAACAAGATAAGGCTGATGTTTTAGAAGGCCGAGTTTCTAAAGCAGATGAAAAAGGATATTGGCAAGAAGCCCCCGGCGTTTATGCAGTTGACAAAGAAGGTCAACCGCTCAAACCGAGACCTCCTAAGAAATGGGTAGTCACTGAACTTTCGTCAGAAGCAAAGCGAAAACTCAAGGGTGTTGCCCCACCTCAACTGAGTGCGTTTTGTATAGAGCAGTGATCTGGGATCGCAAAGGACTGGCAAGTCAGGCGCCGCTTCAGAACTGGTCGGCCACGCGGCTGTAAGCCGGATGCTTTCGGTTCTTCACCTTGATCCAGTCGCAGGTGCGTGATCGGTAGCGCCGCTCGCGGTGCTTCGAGACGATCCCCTCCAGCTCCATGCGGCAGGCAGCCTCGAACAGCTGCGGGCCGATCTCGCCCTGTTCGAACGGTGCCACAAAGATACCCTCGGGCCGGCGGTGCAGGACTTTGGCAAGCTTTCCCTTGCGCTCGAACAGCGGCAGTTCCCGCAGGTCATCGCCTTCGAGCGCCACGATGTCGAAGGTGTAGAACTGCGCCTCGTCATTGTGACGGTTGGAGTGCAGCGCGTTGAAGTCCGAGACCCCCCGCACGTCGAGCACGCAGATCTCGCCGTCGATCACGAAGCTCTTCTGCTTGATCTTCAGCGCGGCCTCGACGATGAACGGGTAGCGCCAGGTCCAGTCGAGGCCCGACCTGGAGAACACCTTCACGTCCTTGCCATCGCGGACCACGCGCCCGCGGTAGCCGTCGTACTTGATCTCGTGGATCCAGTCCGGCCCGCTCGGCACCACCTTGCGCATTACAGGTTTGCAATACTCAAATCTAAACATGCGCGGCAGATATGCATGATCGCCGGAGAGTCGAGTCTGTCCGAAAAACGTACCCAATTTTCTGACAGTCACAGCTGCAGCGGCAGCGGCAGCTGCACGCCGATTCTCCGGCCGACCTGGCTCTCGATGAAGTCCTGCAGCGCGTCGGATATCTCCCGGCCCTCGGTGCCTATCCGGCGCTCCAGCTCGCGGGCGACGTCCTCGCTGGCATCCCTCGACCAGCCCTCAGCCGGATTGAAGGCGACGACCCGAAGCACCTGGTCGTACTCGCCCCGGAGGAGGTCTTCGATCAGCGTGGAATAGTCGATCCCTTCGTCGGTCTCGCGGAAGGCCGCGCCGCTCCTGAAGTCCTCCAGCACAAGGTAGAAATCCTTGTCGAGGCGATCGTTCGGCACGATTGACGGCGAGGCCATACGCATGAACTCCACTGACCGGAGTCCAAGGTATGGGACCGTTAACCCGAACGCGAGTCGTTGCTGTCGAGAATCCGCACGTAGGTTCCGCTCTCGTGCATCTCCAGGAACTTGCGCCCGATCAGGAAGTCGAGGCCGGCCTTGTACTCAGCCGGGCTGGCGCCGTCGCGGAACAGGAAGGGGTAGTTGATCTTCTCGATGTGCAGCCGGCCGTCCTGCACGGGCTCGACCTCGCGACAGATATGCATCAGCCGTTTCGCCGCGGCCTCTGGCTTGGCGTAGGGCCGGTCCTCTGCGAGCTTCATGCGCCAATCCCCCGGTGGGCACAGTGAATGTGCTCGTCCTGAGACGCGATGGTGATGAACTCGCCGCAGAAGCACCTGGCCGGCGCTCCTCGTGTCTGCGTCGGCAAGAACAGCTTCTCCTCGTGCATCTTGTCCTTCCAGGCGTGAAAATCTCGAGACCGTCGCCACTCCTCGAAGTGTTCTTCGGTGCGGGTGGCGAGCAGCTTCTCCCAGTCCCTCTCGAACCCGGCTCTGGCTTCCTCGAAGCTCTCAGCTGTCCCGGTCGTCGACTGGCCCGGCTCGCATCCGGGGTAGAAGCCGCAGCTCCAGCCCCACTGCGGAGTGTGGTTAGGGATGCCGGCTCGCTTTGCGATGTGACCGACCCGCACGTCACCCCAGTAGACGAACCAGCCGCCGGCTCGGTGTGGGTCCTTGTCGGGCTTGCGATGCAGATGGCTCATGATTTCTCAGGTGTGATCGGCATTCACAGGTGTGATCCTCGTTCACAGGGGGGGTGTGATCCTTGTTCACACCCGATGTGAACCTGGTTCACACCTTTAACCTCCCTATAGAACCTTCCACCATAAGAACCATATCCCCTACCCCTTACGGGGCAGGGCGCTGGCTGGTCATTCCGGTTCCTTGATGTAGAGCTGGCCGCCGGCCTCGTAGACCATCGCTTGGTCGTTCTTCACCAGCTCGGCCGCGGCGACGAAGCTCTCGATCGTGACCCGAACGCCATGCCGGTTCCTGCCAATGGCAGCCAGCAGGGTGGTCTTCAGCTTCTCGAATGCGATCTCGTCCTCGGTCATGACCAGTTCCTATTCCTGCCGGCCGGCGGTTTCAACAGATCGGCCGGAAATACCTCCGAGGTGTTGAAACCGGTCCCCATTTGCATTTTCATTTGCCGGACTTGACAAACAGGGGGAGGGTGCTGTACCAGATCAGCTACCGTTAGCATTCGTGCAAACGGGAAACAAGCCCCAGGACATGGCCCGGAACATACGCCGGGACGTTGGGCGGCGTCCGGACCCACAAACCCCATGCTGCCGCCGCGATGGCGCCCGGCGAGGCGACACGAGTTCGGCATGTCCAGGCGCTTGCATGAATGCAAACGGAGGAGGACATCGTGACGGCAGACATCGAGTTCCTGATGGTTCTCAGCAGAACCATCCTGCAGCTGATGCTGCTCTCGGGCAGTGCCATCGTCACGGTCCTGGTCGTCACCCTCGTCGTCTGGCTGTTCGGAGGTCTGCGTGGCTGACCTCCTGCGCGGCGTGTCGCCCGAGCGCAAGGAGAAGATCCTGGCGCGGGCCGAGGAACTCATCCGCGAAGAGCGGATGCGGCGAGGGCGCTTCGCGCCCCCAGACGAAATCCAAAACGCCGCCGACCCGTTCGAGCTGCGCCCCGCCAACTGGGTGCTGGCCTCGATGCTCGCCATGGGCGCCGCCACCATCATTGCGCTGATCGCTACCGCCCTGCGTGCGGCAGGCTCCAAAGTTTAACCAGAGCCCGCGGCCTGCCCCAGGCAGCCCGGGTCACCATTTGAGGCGTGCATGTCTGTGCCTGACGAACTCGTCGATCTCGCGCTCGAAGCGCTGGAGGCCGAAGTCGCGTGCTGGCGCAAGGTGCCATGGCGCCCAGACTACACCCGCCTGATGCGCTTCTCGGACACCTGCCGCGGTCCCGTTGGACCTGCGGAGGTTACCGAGGAGGAGGCGACCATCACCTGCCACGACGTGCCAACGCACATGGCTGACGACATGATCGTCCGCTTCGCGATGGAGAAGGTCGTAGAGGCCGTCATCGGCGCCATCTCGGTCGGAGGTGAGTGATGGCGCGATCGTCTTACGTCTACGTGGTCATGACCAACGGCTCGCCCGAGGCGGCCTTCACGGTCAAGCACGAGCTGGCCACCTACCTGAACAAGCGCGACCCCATGAAGCCGCCGTACACCATCTGGCGGCTGCGCGATGGCGGCAAAGAACCCGAACTCACGCAGATCATCGAGCTATGACCACAATCGCCTACAAGGACGGAGTGCTCGCTGGCGACACCCTGATGATCAAGGGCTCGACCATCACGGGGCACATCACCAAGATCGTTCGCCGCGAGAGCGACGGCGCGCTGTGCGGCGGCTCCGGCAATCTCAACTGGCTCCAGGCCTTCCATCGCTGGTTCCTGGACGGCGAGAAGGACGACGAGATGCCCGAGCCGAGCGAGTATGACAATGCCATCATCGCTCGCAAAGACGATCCCGAAGTCGAGATATTCGAGTTCGGCGGCTCCTTCGTCTTCGAGCCCAACTTCACTGCGATCGGCTCCGGCAAGGAATACGCATTCGGCGCCATGAGCGCTGGCGCGGACGCCGAGGAAGCCATCCGGATCGCATGCCTCTACGACCCGGGCACGGGCGGCGAGGTCCAGGTGGTCCGCCATGACGGCTGACAGCTGCGGATACTGCGAGACCAAGCCGGCCAAGGACACCTGTTCGAAGTGCGGCAAGACACAGGGCGGCATCGACTGGTTCGGCGCCGCCTTCCGCAAGCTGCGGCTCCGGAAGGGTCATCCCGACCCGGGCATCCTGTGCGGATCATGTGCCGGCGCAATCACCGGCAAGGAAATTGGGGAGAAGGTCCTTGGCGGAAAAGATTGATCCGATCTCGACCAGCCCCAAGGCGATGCAAGCCTACCAGCTCATGAAGATCCTCGACCCGCTGGTCGGGGTGGCTGAGGCCGCGTTCTTCATGCAGCGTGCAAACGACCTATGCGGCGGCGTCACGCCCGTCACGGCAATCAAAGAAGGCCGGATCGACGAGGTTACGCGAGCCGTGCAGGCGGTCGCCTGCGAGAAGGGCGTCTTCGCCGACCCGTGGCTGCCGCCGAAGACGCGACGCTGAATTGCTGGGGTAGCTCAACGGTAGAGCGCCTGGCTTCCAACCAGGTGGTTGTGGGTTCGAGCCCCACCCCTCGCTCCAAAGGATCAGAAAATGAGGAACGTCAAACCGTGGTGCGCGATCATCGCCGCCTCGGAGGATATCGCTGCGCAGTACCGCGCCGCCTTCGGTCTCTCGGACGAGATCTGGGCTGTGATCCGCCACGACGCGGACACCCGCGGTCAGCAGTTCGACCGCGTCGTCGTCATCCGGCCGCACTGGCAGATCGACGCCGAAGAGGCTGCTCGCTTCGAAGAACAGATCACGACGCAGTGGCGGACGATTGTACGCCCCGGCGGCTGGCTCACCATCATCTGAGGACACCATGGGCTTCTGGGAAGCAATCATCATCGGCATCGCGCTCTACGCGGGCCTCAACTCCATCGCCGAAGCGTTCGACAACATCGCTGTCGGCATTGAACAGGCGGGTCTCCACCTCGCCGCGGCTCTCGAAGAGCCGGTCGCAGAAGAGGACGAGGACTGATGCCATTTCCGTTCTCGATCCTGATGTTCAGCTACGCCATATGGCAGGCGTCCATCGAGCGGGCTTTCCACCCGTTCGAGGTGCGCCATGTGGAGCCGAAGCACATTTGACGATCTAATCATCCTGGCGCCTCTGCTGTTCGTCTTCTTCCTCGTCGCGATGGCGCACCTCTTCAGCTGACGAATAGCCGGCTCCCAAAAACCCGAGCACAACAATGAAGGCTCTAGCACTGGCCCTTGCGGGCCTGGTGATGACTGCTGCCGTGTCGCCATCCCACGCGCTGCTCATCGAGAAAGACCCCGGTGGGGTGATCGTGGACTTCGTCAAGAAGTATTCGAAAATTCGGGACAGCGGCGAGAAGATCGTGATCAACGGCGAGTGCGATTCGTCCTGCACCATCTTCCTCGGCATCGTCCCCAAGAAGAACGTTTGCATCACGTCGAATGCCAAGCTCGGATTTCATACGGCTTCGCTCCGTACCGTCGACCCTGATGGCTCCGTGACTTGGTCGCACGCCGAAGAGTTCTCGGCGCTCATGTGGAATCTCTATCCAGGCAAGTTCCGCGCTTACCTCAAGCGCGTCGGCTGGAATGGTGATGACCCCAAGATCGCACATCCCGACATCGTCTATGTCGGACCGCGCGCTCTGCATGCGCTCGGCATCCGCTACTGCGGCCTGGAGAGCTTGCTGTGAGCCGGTCCCGAAAGCTTCCCGATCGCCGGAAGCTGCCGTCGATCATCAAGATCGGCATCTTCGTCTACACGCTGGTGCATTGGGATCCAGCCGAGGCTGAGGAGAAGGAATGCCTCGGTCTGTGCGACCGTCTCAACTTTATCATCTACGTGCGCGACGACCTGCCTGACAGCGGTTTCGCTGAGGTCCTTGAGCACGAGATCAACCACGCCTGCTGGCACGCAGCAGCGCTCAAGTCCCGGGCAAACGAAGAGACGGTCGTGAACCGTCTGACGCCGGTCATGATCATGGCTCGCCGGGACAACCCGGAGATCTACGCCTGGATCGACCGCGCCGTCGCCCAGAAAGCCTGATCCATGCTGAACGCAATGGTCGCCTCTACGAAGAGGCAGGCAGAAGCGATGATTGCTCTGCTGAAACTCAACCCCAACGAATGGGAGCCCGTCATCTACGGGCAGCCCATCAAGAAGCTCATCGGGCACGCCAAGCTCGTGCGGCCCAGCGAGGGCGTCGAACGGTCTCACTGCGACTGGGTGCTCGGAGTGCTCGTCCCGAACCTGTGCCTGTCGGTGACTACCGTGCCGCCGCACTGGAAGATCCCTCAGGAGCACGTCGCCTAGTTAAGAAAGAAAAATGGCCAAGAAGCACGTCAAAAAGGTGTCTAAGAACACCAAGCTCACGGAGCTGCGCATCGAGCGTAAGCGCCGCCGTCGTCGCCAGAAAGCTGGCGGCTAACCGAACCACCATCCCCGGAGTCGCAGACAGGGAGCAGGGATTATAGAAGCCCTGACCGTCTGCTCGTGGCCCGGCCTGCGGCGGGGGTTTCTCCTCCTTTACCCCGCCGCGCCCGAGGACAAATCAGCTTACTGCAAAACCTCGGGCACCCAACCGTTTCAACCATCGAAGGATCTGTCATGGACGCCGTGAAGTCCGTCTACAACTATGCGACCGCCTGGGTCGCAGCGCATCCGGTCGCGACCGTCAACGCCATCCTGGCGGTTGTCGTGCTCAAGACCGTTCTCGTCATTCTCTGATCTCGCTTCGTTCGATTTCGGAAATAAGTTGCCCGTTTCTGGAAAGACCTTTCCGGTCGCGAAACGTCTCAAGAACACAGGTGGTCTACCGCACCGGCAACGGTGTCGGCTCTAACGGGTAAGCCAGTAGCCCCGCAGCCCTCGTAATTCCTCAAAGCGGCCCCTGAGGGGGAACACTGATCCTGTTAAAACGCGATGCGGTCGAGGCAAGATCGATCGACTTCTGGATTGGATCGATCCCACCTGGAGAGGCCTCCGGCTCGCGCGCACGTCGGGTTAAATCCATCTGCCGTAAAACACGGTGGAGCCTCTCATACATTTCCCTCGGTGCCAGCCGATCGTCACCTGAAGACATAGGGGTGGCTGGTTAAATGCAGGCCATGCGTCAAGCCGAGCGCTCGCGTTGTCGAGCACAGCCCGTCGCCCATCGGCGGCGGGCATCGCCTGGGTAGCTCAGCGGTAGAGCAGCGGGGTCATAATCCGCTTGTCGTAGGTTCGATCCCTGCCCCCGGCACCAAATTCAAGCCGCAAGGCGCACGCTCCCCCGCGTACCGACGACTGGTCACTCCGTCGCGTGAAGAAATCGGAGAGGGGGATCAACACACACGCCATTGAAAATTCATGCATCGGGGTCCTCCGGCGTAGGCGGCCGGTCTCCAAAACTGCGCTGCGAGAGTTCGAGTCTCTCCCCCGGTGCCAATAAAAAAACAAGAAGAGCCATGGCCACGAACAACTCATCGGAAGTGCAGGATGCGACTGTCAGCGACACGTCGGCGTCCAATCCGGCGACTGCCGGAACGTCGCGCTACCGCGTCATCGCCCCGCACGGAATCCACCTCGGGCTCGATTTCTTCGGCGTAAATTCGATCATCAATCTGACGGCAGGCGGCGCCAAATATCTGCTCCTGAACAGCCAGATTGCGCTCGCATCCGAGCAGGCCCCTGTGGGCGTGCCGGATGGTCCAAGCGAAGACGACGTCAAGATCGATATCTACGTCAACAGTGCGGCGAAGACCGTTTCGCTCACGAAGCTCCGGGAGATGTTCCCGAACATCCAGGGTCCTGCTGGCGATCCCGGTCTGCCGGGACCACGCGGCGCCCGTGGTGAGAAGGGCGACAAGGGCAGCGACGGTCACAGCATCTACCTGAAGGGCGTTGTCTGGAGCGTGGACCTTCTCCCGGCGGGCGCGAGCCAGGGCGACGTTTATCTTGTGCAAACCACGAGCCATTGGTGGGCGTGGCTGGACTCCAGCTGGGTCGACCTGGGCTCGTTCAGGGGAGAGCAAGGCCCGCAAGGTCTGCGCGGACCTGAGGGCGAGCGCGGAGAAAAGGGCGAGCGAGGTCCACTCGGCGCAGTCGATCCCGCCGACATGCTGACGATCGCAAACAATGTTCTGTCGGCGCAAGCCTACGCCGATTCTGCTCATACGTCTGAGACGAATGCGGCTTCGTTCAAGAATGGCGCGGCAAGCTCGGCGACGGCGGCGGCTACGTCCGCGACGAATGCCAGCGACAGCGCAGCAGCGTCTGCCGGATCGGCATCCGCCTCGGCCATGAGTGCCTCGGCAGCTAGTTTGAGCGAGACCAATGCTGCCGTCAGCGCATCAAATGCGGCAACCAGCGAAGTCAATGCTGCGGCTTCTGCCGCCGCGGCTGCGTCGTCCAAAGGCGATGTAGAAACCGCACTGGCGGAAATGACCACCCTGGCTGCGGATGCGTCAACGAGCGCCTCCAACGCTCATACCTCGGAGACGAACGCGGCTGCGTCAAAGAGCGCTGCTGCTGCTTCGGCTTCGGCGGCGGCTACGTCCGAGACCAATGCGAGCGCGAGCGCGACGGCTGCCGCTGGATCGGCATCATCCGCATCCGACAGCGCCGCATCGGCTCTGGGAAGCAAGAACGCAGCCAGCACCAGCGCATCGAATGCGGCCACCAGCGAAAGCAACGCAGCTGCTTCCGCCGCGGCGGCGGCTGCATCAGCGGGCGCGATGACGCCTGCCTCGGCCTTGCCGCTCGTGGATGGCGCGGCCGACGTTGGTACGTCAGCGAAATACGCGAGGGAGGATCACAGGCACGGCACGGATACCACTCGTGCTCCTGTTGCGTCGCCGTCCTTCACCGGAAATGTCAGTATTGAGGCGGGCAGCTATCTCAGCTTCGGTGCAACACCCGGCACCAGCGGCTACGGCATCCGCGACAATGCGGGTGTCATCGAGACCAAGAGTTCCGGCGCAGCCTGGTCGCCGGTCGCTACCACCGCCTACGTCTCTTCGGCTGTGGCGAACATCGTCAACTCGGCTCCGAGCACGCTCGATACTCTGAACGAGCTGGCTTCGGCTCTCGGCAACGATGCGAACTTCTCGACCACGGTTTCGGCCGCCCTGGGCAACCGCCTCCGGGTCGACACCAACGCGCAGGGCCTGGATGCCACCCAGCAGAGCAATGGCCGGACCAATCTCGGCCTCGGCAACGCCGCGACCCAGAACGTCGGCACGACCGCCGGCACCGTCGCTGCGGGTAACGACTCTCGTTTCACGGCTGGCGCCTTCACGACGCTGACGGTCGGTGGCAACGCCGTCTGGCACACCGGCAACTTCGCTCCTGGCAACTACATGCCGCTCGGTGGCGGGACGATGACCGGTGTGATGTATGGCGCCACGCTCAATTTGGCCATGGTGGCGGGCGACGGCAGCTCACTTGGTAGCTTCGTTTGCCGAGCCGCCGGTACCGGCGATGGCGGTCTGGCCGGCTTGACCTTCTACAACAACGCTTATGCCATCAAGCTTGGCATTCGTTCGGACGGCTACTTCGGCCTGGGAGGTTGGTCGCGAGCAGCTTGGTCCTGGTACTCGGCGTCAGACGGCTCGATGGTCGCAGCCGGCAACATCTCGGCGTACTCGGATCCAGATCTGAAGGACGATGTGAGCGTCATTTCTGATGCGCTCGACATCATCAGCAAGCTCGATGGTGTCCGGTTCACCTGGAACCACAAGACGAAGCTGATTGGCCGTCCTGGAGAGCGCGACGTTGGTGTCCTGGCCGACCAGGTCGAGGCGGTCCTGCCCGAACTCGTTGGTCTTTCGATTCCCGATGACGACAACGATGGCAAGCAGTGGCGCGTGGTCGCCTACGACAAGCTCGTGCCCGTCCTCATCGAAGGCATCAAGGCGCAGCAGGCGAAGATCGACGGGCTCCTGAGCTGGGCGCGATCCAACGGCTTCGACGGATAACACACTCAACCCAACCGGAGCTGCCTCACCGCGGCTCCGGTCAACATGGCTAGAACGATGTTCGCCCTCCTATCCCTCATCCCGGGTCTCGTCTCAGGACTTCTGAACTGGCTCAACAAGAAGACAGATGCCGACCTTGAGAAGTGGAAGGCTGCTGTCGGCGGAGACGTGACGCTGAATGTCGCCGAACTCCGATACAAGGTCGAGGTCGCCAGAATGGCGGCCGAGATGCGCAAGGACGACCGCGACCACTGGTTCACCGCCTGGATGGTGCCGACCGCCTTCGCAATCTTCATCATCCACGTCGCCGCTGTCGTTTTCGACAGCATCCCGTTGCTCGGCCACGAGGTCGGAAGCTGGCAGGTCGCCAAGTTGCCGGGCCTGTATGCCGACATGCAATACAACATCGTCATGACGATCTGCGGCGTCGCCGGCGTCTCGGCGATCAAGAAGATTTTCTCCCGATGAAGCCCATCACCGACACCTCGATGGTCTCCGAACTCTCGGCGGCCAAGAAGCCCATCGTCATCAAATTCGAAGCCAAATGGTGCGCGCCATGCAAAGCGATGACCCCGATGCTCAACGCTATCGAGCAAGAATACGGGGACCGCGTTCAATTCTTCACGGCCAACGTGGAACACTGTCAGCTGATGGCCCAGCGGTATCGGGTCTCTCAGATCCCCGCGCTTTTGGCTTTGGACGGAGGGATCGTGACAGGAACACGCACCGGCTCAGGATCAAAAGCGGAAGTCGTGGAGTGGATGAAGCAGTCCATCGCAGGCCTCCGAAATGAGCGATGAGGCGAAGCAAGGCTTCGTCATCGACTTCAACTCCATGAACATCGTCTTCGAAGGCGGGTTTTCCGCGCCGATCGTTGCAATGATCGATCGGTTCGACATGGAGACGGACGATCCCCGCGAGGCTGAGGAAATTCTGATCGAGATGCCTCCGGAAGGCATCGTCGTGACCATGCTGATGAGCGACCTCGCACCCGTAATCGAGGCCACTCGCAACTAACAAGAAGAAGAAAATGAGTGATCTACCGCCACGTCGCCGGGGACGGCCGACGAAGGAGGAGGCGGCTGCCTATGCCGCTGCCGCCCAGGACAAGCAGAAGAAGGACAACAAGGAGACCGAGTACCTCGACGAGGTGTTGGCCCAGCCGATCAAGCGACGCGCGGCGCAGGCAAAACTGCAGCCCGACGAGGCGACTTTGCGCACGATCGGCGAGCTGGGCAAGCTTTTCTGTACCCAGGAAGAGGTCGCAGCCGTGCTCGGCGTCTCCCGCCGCACGTTTCAGACCTTCATCTCCGAATGTCAGGAAGCCCGGGACGTCTGGGACGACGGCCTGATGCACGCCAAGGTCTCGCTCCGACGCAAACAGCTGTCGCTCGCCGACAAGAATGCGCCGGCCGCCATCTTCCTCGGCAAGAACTACCTCGGCCAGAAGGACGAGAGCACCACCAACATGAACATCTCCAAGCCCGTCGCTGAAATGAGCGAGGCGGAGCTGATGGAGATTGCCCAGCGCAAGTCGGCCGAGCCGAAGCCCGAGGCGAAGAAGGAAAGCGTCCACTGACGATCGAGCACCGGTCGTAGGAGAGATCCCAATGACCAACGACCGGCGCCGAACTCGAGCCGTCACCGAGACCATTCGCCAGCAGCGTCGCGACGCTATGGAGAAAAGCCTTTGGCACTCGAAGAACCTCTCCGAGGCCAAGCGAGAAGTGGCGGCTCCCGCTGCACCTCGACACGAAGAGCCGTTGGAAGTCCCGCAGGAGCAGGACATCCCGGCCATTGAACCACCCACGAAAGGAGAACTGATAATGGGACTTCCCCACCTGGTCATCGTCGGCGCCGATAAGGGCGGCGTCGGCAAGACCGTCGTTGCGCGCACCGTGCTCGACTACTTCAAGAGCGTCGGCGTCGATGCCCGCGCCGTCGACACGCAGCAGCCCGCCGGCAACCTGATCCGCTTCCACAAGGACGTCACCGAGGTGATCGACCTGTCCAGCTCGGACGGCCAGATCAAGGTGTTCGACTCGCTGCCGAAGCATCCGGTCACCGTGATCGACATCCAGGCAGGCCTGCTCACCCCGACGCTGACCCTGCTGAGCGAGATTGGCCTGCTTGCCATGGTGCAGGACGGCAAGATGAACGTGACCACGATGCAGGTCATCGGCAGCACGGTCCAGTCGCTCAGCGAGATCGAGGTCGCTGCCAAGATCCTGACCGGATCGCGGCACTTCATCGTCAAGAACCACACCAACGACGCCGCGTTCTTCGCCGGCCTCAATGTGGCGACCGACGCGATGAAGGCCGGCACCGCGCTGATCGACATCCCGAAGCTGGATGAGCGCGCAACCGAATACGTTGAGGCCGCGGCCACGTCGTTCTCGGAATACGCCAAGACCGGCGACTCCTTCGTCATGAGGGGGAAGGTCGGCCACTGGCTCAAGAGCGTCTTCGCCCAGTACGAGGCTACCAAGCTGAACATCGTCTAATGGCCCTCGTCATCAACCTCATCGGAGGCCCGGGCTCGGGGAAGAGCACGACCGCAGCCGGTCTGTTCTTCCTTATGAAGCTCGCCGGGCTGAAGGCGGAGTTGGTGGTGGAGTACGCCAAAGAGCTGTCCTACGACGAGAACTGGAGCACGTTGAAAAACCAGCTCCACGTTCTCGCCGAGTAGGAGAGACGACAGCGATGCCTGGTCGACAAGGTCGACTACATCATCACGGACTCGCCATTGCTGACCAGCATGGCCTACGTCTCGGACCCGCGGGATTGCATGCCAGTGGCCGAGGCGGCGACCGTCCTCTTCTCCACCTACGACAATGTCAACTTCGTCATCAAGCGGGTCAAGCCGTACGCCACGTACGGGCGCAATCAGACAGAGGACGAAGCCAAAGAGCTTGATCAACGCCTGGTCGAAGGGATCTGGGCGAACGAAGTGATCGACCTCATCGTGTCAGGAGACGTGACCGCGCCACAGGTGATCTTCGATCATCTGAAGCGAACGCGGATGATTTTCTGACAGGCCGAGAACAAGACCCCTGACGGGATCGCGCAAGCGACCGCAACACTAAGTTCTGAGCTTACAGGACGATCCGCTTGGCCAGCGGGCGTGGGGTCCTCCTTTTTCGACGCGGTGGCCGAGCGGCCAGGCAGCAGATTGCAACCCTGCGGAGGCTGGTTCGACTCCAGCCCGCGTCTCCATTCACTCTGGTCGAGTTGCCGCTTCGGGGGCATCAGCGCCTCGCGCCTCGACCGGAGTCTAAACTCCGGAAAGCACCGTGAACGAACTTATCGACGTCTCCCCCGAGGAGGCGGCGGCCGAGATCCTGCGTCGTAGGAGGGGCCGCGAGCACCTCATCGACTTCACCCAATACACGCTCCCCAAATACAAGGCCGATCCGTTTCATCGTCTCGTCGCAGAGAAGCTGGAAGCAGTCGAGCGCGGGGAGATCAAGCGACTGATGCTGTTCGCGCCGCCGCGGCACGGCAAGTCCGAGCTGTCGACCAGGCGCTTCCCGGCCTTCTTCATGGCCAGGAACCCCGAGAAGAACGTGATCTCGGCGTCGTACAACGGCGACTTCGCGACCACGTTCGGACGCAACGTCCGCGACATCGTCAAGGGCAAAGAATTTCAGACCCTGTTTCCGAATGTCGGAATCAAGTCCGACAACCGAGCGGCCGACGAATGGGCGCTAGAGCAGGGCGGGCAATACTTCGCGGTCGGCGTCGGCACAGGCACGACAGGTAAGGGCGCCCATCTCTTTCTGATCGACGACCCCATCAAGGACCGCAAGGAAGTCAAATCAGCCGGCTTCCGCGACGACCAGTGGGATTGGTATCGCGACGTCGTTTACACCCGTCTCGAGGAGGATGCCGCAATCGTCCTCACGCTGACGCGGTGGCACTACGACGACATCGCCGGCCGGCTCATCGAACTGATGAACGACGGCAAGGGCTTGCCCTGGGAGATCCTGTATCTACCGGCGCTGCCCTACACGAAGAAGACCGAGTCGGGTGAGCTGATCCTCAACGACGACGGCACATGCCCGGGCGATCCGCTCCGGCGCAAGCCGAACGAGCCGCTGGCTCCGCAGCGCTTCTCCTACAACGCGCTCCAGGATCGTCTCGACGTTCTCGGCGAGCGCTCGTTCGCAGCGCTCTATCAGCAGCAGCCGATGACCGACGACGGCGGCATGTTCAGGTCCGACTGGTTCGCGCCATGTCCGGTCGCTGAGCTTCCCGCTCGCCGCGTCAAGGTTCGTGCCTGGGATTTGGCGGCAACAGCTGACGGCGACTACACGGTCGGCGTCCTGATGTCGCGCGACGCTCAAGGCATCTTCTACATCGAGCACGTCATCCGCTTCCGCGGCTCGCCTCTCGAAGTCGAAAAGAAAATCTTCGAGACGGCCAAGAACGACGGTCGCTCGACGCAGATCTTCATCCCGCAAGACCCAGGCCAGGCCGGCAAGAGCCAGGTCCAGGGCTTCATCCGCCGGCTCGCCGGCTACATCGTTAAGACTGCACGCCCCACCGGATCGAAAGAAGTCCGCGCTGCCGCATTCGCGGCGCAGGCTGAGAACGGCATGGTGAAGATGGTTCCGGGCTCCTGGAACAACGTCTTCACCGATGAGCTGGAGACGTTCCCACTCGGCACCTACGACGACCAAGTCGACGCAGCTGCTGACGCATTCAACGCTCTGCTCGGTCCCAAGAAGGCCGCGGTCCTTGACTGGTAACGTCAGGACACCCCCGCCAAATGGCTGATAACAGCAACCAATTCGTCTACGTCCCTTCACCCCAGAGTGGCAACCCAGGTCAGACGTCTGCCGCTTTCACGACCATGCAGACCAGGACCTCATTGCTCCGCGCCGTTTACGGCGGCACGGAGACGATGCGCGCCAAGGCCCAAGAATTTCTTCCGCAGTATGAGAAGGAATCGGACGCTCGCTACCAAGCGCGACTGAAGTCCACGTTTGCGCTGAACAAGCTGCGTGAAGCGGTCGACGCCGCTTCGGCGAAGCCCTTCCGCACCATGCTCAAGGTTCTGGATCCGAGCAATGACCAGGACCTGCCGCTGTGGGTCCAGGACATCGACTTGCAGGGCAATCACCTGCACGTCTTCGCTCACCAGCTCTTCAACAACGCCATGCTCGACGGCATGGCTCACGTTCTGATCGACCATCCGTCGACGTTCAACATGCCAAACCTGGCGGCGCAGAAGGCGTCGGGCGCTCGTCCGTTCTTCAAGCTGTACAAGGTTGATGACGTCGCTGCCGCCTACGACGCTTATGTCGGTGGTGACGTCAAGACGTGGCATGTCCGCATCCGCGGCTTCCGCGCTGATCGCGACGGGTTCAAGGAGAAGAGCTACAACCAGCTGCGAGTAATCGAGATCGACCCCACGAAGGGGACCGGTATCGTGCAGCTCTGGGAGCAACTTGCAACGTCGGGCGGCGGCAGCTGGACCTTCATCAGCGAAGAGCCGTTGCAGAACATGCCAGAGGTCCCGTTCGTCACGCTCTATGCCGGCGAAAAGGAAGCCGACTACCAGGTCAAATCCGTCTTCCAGGACCTTGCCTATAAGCAGATCGAGCACTGGATCTCCAGCTCGGATCAGCGCTCCATCCTCTCGGCTGCCCGCTTCCCGATGCTGGCGTGTTCCGGCGTCCAGATCGACCCGGAAGACGAGGCTCAGTTCGCCATCGGTCCGTACAAGGTGCTCTACGCGCCCGAGGCCAATGGCCGCTGGTATTACGTCGAGCCCCGCGGCACGGCGATCGAGAGCGGCGCCAAGGATCTCGACCGACTCGAGATGCAGATGGACATGATGGCGCTCAACCCGGTCACGGGCACGCACCGTCAGTACGTTCCGCAGAACGAGCGCGACATCCAGGAGACTCGCGTTCACTCCGTCGTCCACGACATGGCAATCAACTGTCAGGACGCCATTGAGCGGTGCATCCAGTTCATGGGGCAGTGGACCAATAAGGACCTGACCCAGGCCAAGGCGATCCTCAACACCGAGTTCTCGAACACCAAGGACCGGCTGCTCGAAGTCGCCCAGCTCGTGAAGATGTGGGAAGAGCGCGGCCTGTCGCGCAAAGCCCTGTTGACCGAAGTGGTGAACAGGAACTTGCTCGGAGACGATTTCAGCTTGGATGACGAGCTGGCCTTCTGGGCCAAGATCGACGAGCTGAACATGCAGGCCGCTGACGGCATGCTGCCCGGCCGCTGGACCCAGGCCGATCCGACGAAGGAGCCGGCAGGCGGTGGCGGCAGCAGCAGCTCCGACCCGAATGCCTCTGCAAACGGAAATGGAACCGGCACCGGAACCAACCCCGCGCCGAAGACATTCGATTTCCCGAAAGGTCAGACGCGCCCGACAAAGCAAATCTGATTGACTCGCTGCAAACGGCAATGCTAATTACCGCGCCCCATGGCTGACTTGACCCTGAAGCTCGAAGCATCCGAATATCGATGTGAACCCTGCACGTTGCGGCAGGGGACCGTCGTGCGCGAACTCGTGCGGATGATCCCCAAGTCGGTCGTGGTGTTCGGCAAGCTGGTGGGGCCGGAGTATTACTGCTGCCCGATCTGCTACGAACCCAAGTTCGATGCAAAGACACGGAAACCAGTGAAAAATGGCGTCAAATCAGCAGCAAAATCCAAACGGATCTCAGTGGTCAAATAGTCCTCCTCCGATCCAGACAGACCCGTGGGTGAAGCTGGCGGCCAGGATCTACGTTTTCAAATCGATGGCGCCGGCTTTTGCCATCCTGCTCCTCGTCGCCTTCACGTATTGGTTCTTCACCCGCCCCTGATGGGGCGGGCTTGCCCTCCATTTGCATTTTCAGACCCCCCTCTTGACAAACATGGGGGGACTGTGCTTATACATTTGCTCAAATGCAAATGGAGTGACCGTGCAGCTCTTCCACCGCAACAGCCTCGTTTCCGCCTTCAAAATTCCGCTGTGGGGGCAGGTTGCGGAGGAAACCCCGCCGAATTGGCTGGTTTCGCGGCTGCAAACGGGCGAACTTGAGATCAACCGCCTTGGCGGCCTGACCGTGAACACGCCGTTCGGCGTTCAGCAGAGCCTCCCTGGCGACGTCGTGATCCTCTTTGCAGACAATTCGATCGGCTTCGAGAAGCCTGAGAAGTTCGAGCGGGACTTCGCGCCCGTCAAGGAGCTGCCGCTGGCAGCCTGATCCAGTTTCCACCCGGTCCTCGTGACCGGGTTTTTTTCTGTCTCACTCACTCCAACTTCCTCACCCGCCAGGGACCTCTCTGGCGGGATTTTTTCTCGCGCCACGGGTTCGCGCTCCTGGGTTCTTCCAGTAGAGCGCGATTTCGGCGGTCTCAGCTCGCATCCCGCACAAGACGAGCAGGGATATCCAAGAGCGCGCCGCACGCCCGCGCCGCCGCCGAACTAGACATGGGTGCCGGTAAGCCGGCTTGGACCTCCTGAGAGGTCGGTACAGCAGTTCGCTGCCAAGGCCAGCCCACACTCAAAAGTTTCGCCAGCAACGCACCACCGAGCGCCGGGACGGCCTCGGAACGGCATCTGCTGGCTTCCAGAGATTCCCCGGTCCTCGGGGATATCACCGGCCCTCAGGCGGGATGCTTGACGGGCCTTTTATCACGAGGGGCGGGACGCCCCGCATTTCCGGGATGGATATGCTTAAAGCAGTCGTAACTGATCTCAACGAACTCGATGAGGGCCTCCGAGGCTACTACGTCGCGAAGGACGGGAAGTTCTTCCTGAACGTGACGCCGGTCGAAGGCTTCCAACTCGACAACACCCAGGGCCTGAAGACGGCGCTCGGTGCGGAACGCAACAACGTTTCCGTGCTCCAGGCGCAGCTGAAACCCTACGAAGGACTCGATGTCGCCGCGGCCAAGACCGCGATCGAGCGCATCGCTGCCTTCGGAGACATCACGCCGGAAGCCGCCAAGCAGGCGGTGGAAACGGCGGCTCGACTGACTGCACTCGATCCCGAGAAGCAGGCCGAGCAGATCGCGAACACCAAGCTCGACACCATCAAGGGCCAGCTCTCCGCTCAGTACAATCTGAAGGAGACCGAGTGGTCCACGAAGGTCAAGGGCCTGGAAGACACGAATGCCAGCCTGGTGGGGCAGCTGAAGAAGATCAAGGGCGAGAGCCTGATCCAATCGGAAGTCGCCAAAGCCAACCCCCTGGACGACGCGCGGGATGCCGTCGAACTCCTGGTGGGCAAGTTCGTCCGCACGTCCTTGAAGGACGGCGAGGTCGTCACCGAAGTGATCGACACGAACGGCAACCCCCGCATCAAGGACGTGAACGGCACGCCGTTTACGGTCGCTGATCTCGTCAACGAGATCCGCGAAAAATCCGCGTCGCTCTTCAAGCCCGACGAGAAGCGCGGTCTGGGGACCAACCCCGGCAATCAGGGCGGCGCTGCGCCGGCCGGTGGGGTTGTGAACCCCTGGGCCGCGGAGACGCGCAACATCACCCAGCAGATGGTGCTGGAAAACACCAAACCCGAATTGGCCAAGCAGCTGAAAGCAGCGGCCGGCGTGACCGACTAAGGTCCTCACGCCTTCCAACATGCATGCGCCCGGCACCCGTGTGTCCGGGCGTTTGCTTGAATGCAAACCAGCGGCGGCCAGTCAACAACCTCAAGAGTGAGAAATGACTGCAACTGCTCTCGCGGACATGATCGTCCCGACCAAGTTCAACAAGTACGTCCAGGTTCTTTCGACGCAGAAGTCCGAACTGTTCCAGTCGGGCATCATCACCGACCTGACCTCGGTGATCGACAGCGAGATCGAAGGCAAGACGGTCAACATGCCGTTCTTCAACGACCTCGATGCGTCCGACGCCGAGCAGGTGCTCGACGACTCGACCGACCTGACCGTCAGCAAGATGACGACCGGCCAGGACGTGGCCGTGAAGCTCCTGCGCGGTAAGGCGTTCGGCGCGACCGATCTGGCGGCCGACCTGTCCGGCGCCGACCCGATCGACGCCATCGCGAACCGTTTCGCTGACTGGTGGAACAAGCGCATGCAGACCGCGCTGCTCGCCACCCTCGCGGGTGCGATGGGCTCGGCCGACATGGCTGCCAACGTCAACGACATCTCCGCCCTGACCGGTGGCGCCGAGAACTTCGACGCCGACTCGTTCATCGACGCCGCGTTCTTGCTCGGCGACGAACAGGGCGGCCTGAACGCCGTCGCCGTCCACTCGCTGACGCTGAAGGCGATGGTCAAGGCGGACCTCATCGACTTCGTGCCCGACAGCCAGGGCAAGCTGACGATCCCGACCTATCTCGGCAAGACCGTGATCGTCGACGACAGCATGCCGGTGACCGGCGCGGGCGCGAACCGCGTGTTCACCACCTACATCTTTGGCCCCGGCGCGATCGGCTACGGCGAGAAGTCGCCGAAGACCCCGGTCGAGGTCGAGCGCCAGGCTCTGAAGGGCATGGGCCAGGAGTACATCGTGAACCGCCGCCAGTGGGTCATGCATCCCCGCGGCATCAAGTGGCTCGGCACCAACCAGGCCGGCGTCACCCCCGCGAACTCCGAGCTGGCCGACGTCGCCAACTGGAAGCGCGTGTACGATCCCAAGATCGTCCGCATCGTCGCCTTCAAGCACAAGCTGGCGGCCTAATCGTCTCTGACGGTTAGATCTGAAACACGAGATCCCTCCTCGGGCAACCGGGGAGGGTTCTTTGTGACTCTGGAGACAATCATGATTGGAGCTAAGGGCTTTCGAGCCCGTGAGGCGGCTGCGAACTACAAGCGCCGCGATCGACGTCTGGTCTCGGACGAGGTCCGCGCCATTCGCTTCGCCAACCTGCACGGCAACGACGAAAAGCCGGAAGCGCCGGTCGAGCCGGAAGTGAATGTCGAGGCTGAAGCGCCCGACGAGCAGCCGGAGACGCAGGTCGAGCAGACCGAACAGTCTGAAGGCGATGCGACCGACGAAGCTGGCGACGAGGCCGGCGACGAAGGTGAAGGCGAGGGTGAGGCTGAAGGCGAGGCTGATGCCGGCGCCGACAAGACCGCCGCCCCGAAGAAGAAGGCCGGCAAGAAGTCGGCGAAGAAGTAAGGATTTGTGATGGGCTACGCCAGCAAGGAAGATATCGACGAGCTTTACGGCACCGATCTCCTGGTCCGCGTAGCCGATTACAACAAGGACGGCACGCCGGACCCCGAGGTCATCGCCAAGGGGCTCCAGGCAGCCGACGAGATTTGCGACGCCTACCTGTCGGCGCAGTACACGATCCCAGTAGTCCCCACGCCCGGCGTGGTGAAGAACTGCGCGATCGACATCGCCGTCTACAAGATGGCGCTCGGCCGCACCGGCCGCACGGACGAAATGCGTGTGCGTTATGAGGACGCGCTAGCGCTGCTGGAGAAGATTTCCACCGGCAAGGTCGGCCTCGGGCTTCCGCCTGAGACGGTCGACAACGGCGACGGCACGAGCACAACGACCAACCCGAACGTCCGGCGCTCAGGAGGCTCGTTCGACTGCGGGAGGGCCTAATGGCCGGCCTTAAGCTCGACGTCGACGATCATGATTTCCGCCGCCTCACCCGGCGCATCGGCGACCTGCTGCACGACGTGCTCGAAATGCACACCGTGTACGCCCAGGCCGCGGAATACATGAAGCGGTCCACCGAGAACCGCCTGCTGCGCAGCAAGACCTCGCCAGACGGCGAGCGTTGGGAAGCGCTGCGCGACGTGACCGTCAACCTGAAGGGTCACGACACCATCCTGTTCGAGACCGGCGAGCTGGCCAACAGCATCCAGATCGGCGACGTCAGCAATGACGGCTTCGAGCTGATCTCCAACGCGCCGCACGCCTCCTTCATGCAGGAAGGCATCAAGCGGACGCGCGGAATGATCAAGAACAAGAAGGTCCCCGCCCGTCCGTTCATGGGCTTCTCGGAAGAAAACAAACGACGGATCGCCCTGATGATCCGTGACTATCTGGCGCATGGAGGCGACTGATGAGCAAGATCGTCGACTTCCGCCAGCGGATTATCGACACGGTCAAGGCGATGTACCCCGACATGGATGTCGAGTGGTACGACGGCCTTTTCGACGAGCATGACATCGCTGAGTGGACGCTGAAGACTCCGTGCGCCCGCGTCGCGGTCATGAACTCGACCGGCGACCATGAAGCGACCGGCGAGCTGAACGCGCGCCTCCGCTGCCTGATCGTCATCATCGACGAGAACCGGTACGCCGCCCTCGATGGCGACGCCCGTGCCTGGGAGTACGTCGAGAGCATCGCCATCATGGCGAACCTGAACCAATTCGGCGACCCGAACGCGGCGCCAGCAACCAACGTGAAGTTCCGGCGGATCAGTCAGCCGGTGCTCCGGCGCGAAGGCGTGTCGGTCGGCGTGGTGGAATGGGAAAGCGACCTGACGATCGGCCACAACCGCATCGCCGAGCGTGAATACTTCTACCGGCCGGATGGCTCCCGGATCACCCAGCTGCCTCTGACGGCCCACACCCGCGGTCATGTGCATACCGCGGCCGGCGTGGTGTCCGACGAGACGACGGACTTCGACGTCGAGAGGTAACGATGAAGGCCCTTCTCGCCATCGAGCGGCGCTTGCAGGACATCGAACGCAAGTTCGAGAACAAGGAGCGCCTCGGCAAGATCACGGCGGTCAAGTTCGAAAAAGACCGCTGGTACGTCAAGATGAACGACGGCGAGGACCAGACGCCCAGCGGATCGCAGTCAAGCGCCAATCCGATGGACGGCGAGGGCACCTTCAAGAGCGACTGGCAACCCTGGCTGGCTCACTCTCACGGCACCATCAAGTTCTCGATCCCGCCGAAGGTTGGGCAACAGGCGCTGCTGCGATCGGCCGGCGGCATCCCCGAGCTTTCCACGATTGAGCCTCATCACTACGGCCCGCAGGCGCCTTCGCCGCACGGCAAGCAGGATGAGACTGTCGGCCTGATCCACGAGAAAGAGGATCAGCAGCACTGGCAGCACGCGACCAAGGACACGAACCACCTCATCATCAAGTCCAAGAAGAAGTCGGGCAGCATCGGCGGCCTCGGCGACATCGGCGGGCTCGGTGATCTCGCAGGCATCGGCCAGATGGCAGGCCTGAGCGGCATGGACTTCTCCGGCATGCTCGGCAGCCTCGGCAACCTCGATATGAGCAGCCTGGGCAACCTGGCGAACCTCGACATTTCGAGCATCACCAACATGACGGGGCTTGGCGGCCTCGGTCTCGGCGACCTCTCGCAGCTCGCCAACGTCGGCGCCATGGCCAAGCTCGCGGGTCTCCCCGATCTGGCGCAGCTCGGCAACATCGCCAACATCGCGCAGCAGGTCAAAGCCGGCGGCCTTATGGGCGTCGTTGGCGGCATGATCGGCGGCGGAGCGGGCGGCGGAGCAGGTGTCCCGGCCAGTCAGGGCGGAGGCCAGAAGGCTGAAGCGCCCAAGCTTCCGGAAGTCCCGGAGGACGGTGACGACGGCGTCACCCAGGTCAAGTCGACCAAGGAGTTCATCCTCAAGACGGTCGGCAAGAACAAGTCCTACTACCGGCAGGACGAAGAGAAGGTCCACATCCGCTACGGCGAGAAAGACGCCAAGGGCGACGTCCTGATGGACGAGAACCAGGTCAAGGTCCAGTTCAAGGACAAGAAGGCCATGGTGAAGTGGACCGAGGAAGATCTCACGGTCCAGATGGGCGACGACGACAAGTCCCGCATCCACATGACCGAAGAGGCTGTCCATCTCTCGCAGGGCGACAACGCCCACATCGAGATGAAGGAAGACGGCATCCTCTACAAAGTCGGCGATGCGTCGATGTACCTGGAGGATGGCGGCCTGACCGTCACGATCGCCGGCACCTTCTGGAAGTTCTCCGGCAGCGGTCTGCATCAGACCGGCGGCGACATCGGCCACAACAAGAAATCCATCGGCTACATGCACATCCACGGTGCGACGCCGCCCCCGAGCTTGCCCTTCCAGGGCGACGAAGGCTCCGCTCATACGGGCGGGCCCACGGACGCTGGCGGCGGACCTGATCCGGGGACGGGCACGGCCTAAAAGGGAACACCCACATGAAAGACTACACCGTCGTGCGCGACTTCTGGCGCAACGGCATCCTGCAGCCTGCCGGAAAAGTTCTCCGGCTGGCGGCGTCGGAAGCCAAGTATCTGGCGCACGCTGTCGAAGAGGCAGCAATCGAGGTCGAGCAGAAGGTCGAGACCGCTGTGAAGCGCGTCCGCGGCCAGAAGCCGCTCGCGGTCGCCGTGGTGGAGGCGCCGGCCGATGGCGACGACGTCTCCAACTGAGCATCTGATCGACATCGATCGGACGACCGGCGAGTACGTCCAGGGCTGGCCCCGGATTAAGCAGAGCATCTACACGATCCTCACCACACGGCTGCGCACGCGATTGATGCGCCTGTGGTGGGGCTCGAACTTCATCGACATGCAGGACAAGCCTGGCAACCAGGAAGTCCTCATGACCGGCATGATGGCTGCTATCGCCGCGATCAACACCTACGAGCCCGAGTTCAAGGTGACCCGCGTCACCATCGACGACTTCGACGCGACCGGCGACATCACGATCACGATCGAGGGCATCGATCTGGTCGACGCCGCACTGAAGAGGGTTCGTCAAACCATCTCCTGATTTCACGGCGAGGGATAAATGCCGAGTTTCGAGTCTCCCGCGCTGTACATCGACTTTGCGAGGCTTCCGCCTCCGCAGGTGATCGAGGAAATCGACTACGAAAAGCTTCTCACGGGCTACCAGCAGCAGGTTCTCGCAAAGAACTCTGCACTCGAAGCCGCGCTGAAGCTTGAGCAGTCGCCCACGAACATCATCCTGGAGGCCGAGGCCTACGGAGAGATGATCGTCCGCGAGCGCATCAACGCCGCGGCTCGCGCCTCCATGCTGCCGTTCGCCACGGGGTCTGACCTCGACGTGATCGGCGCCCGGTTCAATGTGCAGCGAATGGACGGCGAGTTGGATCCTCGCCTCCGCAGGCGCATCCAGCTCTCGATGGAGAGCTACACGACGGCCGGCAGCCCCGGCTCCTACATCTTTCACGCGCTGAGCACCTCGACGAGCGTCAAGGACGCCACCGCGGTCGCCGAGCGCGGCACCGGCCGGGTCACCGTCACCATCATGGCGGACGGCACCGATCCGGTACCTGGCCAGCCGCTAGTCGACGCCGTCTACGACCGACTCATGTCGGACGGCATCAAGCCGCTGACCGACGACATCTCCGTCCTGCCGGTCACCAAGATCTCGGCCGACATCACCGCCAACCTGACGCTTTACCCTGGCCCTGACGCCTCGCTCGTCGTTGCCGACATCAACAAGGCGCTGACTGCGCTGCGCGCCCGCGTCTCTCAGATCGGCCGCGACCTGAAGCGGTCCGCCGTCCTCGCCGCCCTCACGCGAGAGGGCGTGCAGAACGTCGAAACGGACTTTCAGGACATCAACGTCGGCACGGGCGCAGTCGTCTGGATCACCTCCGCCAGCGTGAACGTCTCAAGCTTCCGCGAGGAGTAATCCATGGCAGCTCGCCTGCTGGACCACATTCTTGCGCCGAATGCGACGCTCTACGAGCGCACCCTGGCTTCGCAGGTCGATCGGCTCCTCTCGCTGGACACCGATCGACTGCGCCGGCTCTGGGATCCCTACCGATGTCATATCGACGACCTGCCGTACCTGGCCTGGTCGTTCTCGGTTGACCTCTGGGACACGGGCTGGCCCGAGGCCAAGAAGCGCAAGGTCGTCGCCGACGCAATCTCTCATCACCGGATCAAGGGCACGAAGGCCGGCATGGCCACGTACCTTGACCTGGTCGACTGCGCGCTGAATGATCTGATCGTTCCCCCGGCGCGTGGTTACCGCATGCCGGCGATGACGAACGACGAGTTCATGTCCTGGCTGGTGCATCTGCCCCAGATCAGGATGTATCCGTACGTTATTCGAGACCCCGCGGGCCCCCGCGAGTTCCGGATGAAGGACGTGTACTTCCGGAACGATAACTTCCGCGAGCCCAGCATCGGGCCTCAGATCTACGGTCGGAAGGCGTCCATCTACAAGGATGGTATCGAGACCTTCATCAAGCTGGAAGCCATGACCGAGCTTGGCGGCCAGCTCGTCGAGCGGGTCTCGTTCGCCAACAAGTCGACCCGCGACTATCACAGCGATGGCTTTCGCGGTCAGAAATTCTACGAGCCGACCGACGCGGCCGACAACATCGTCACGGTGCGGCTCAACCAGGCTGCATCCGATCTGATCTCGGTGACGCCGGGGCTTACGCCTCAGGATGTTCGCCCGACGCAGATCTCGGAAAAGCACACCGCCTATTCGGCGCAGCACTTCCACGACTACAATGCCTCGTTCCGCGGGAAAAACTTCCGCTGCGAGACGGACGCAGCCCACTGGATCTACGATCGAGTGTCTCTGCACAGCAAGGAAGACCTGCCCGCAGGCCTGGCCGTGAAGTCCTACCGCGGACACATCCGATACGGCATCCAGCCCTACACGGCTCAGGCAAGGGTCAGCGTTCCCACGGTTCGCTCAAATGCTCTGGGCTTCGGCGGCAGATTCCGAAACGGCTTCCGCGTCCCCAGCGACATGTCGAAGCTCGACGATGCCTGCGGAGCAATCGTCGCCGTCAAGCCTCTGCGAGACACGGTCCTCGTCGACACGGTCAACTACCGAGTCGTGCGCCTCAAGGATCGTCGCCGCCTGGGAACGTTCAGGCTCGGCGAAATCAAGAAGGTCGCGTGAGCGACTAGGACCATCAAGATCAACCCCAAGCCGCCCCTCACCCGGGCGGCTTTTGAATTTTGGGAACACCAGTGGAAAACAAAATCATCTTCCATGCGAACATCGATGATGATCCGACCGACTTCACGCGGTTGCAGGATTTCGCCGAAGCTTCGCTCGACCACGTCGTCCTCGACGGCATCAGCAGCCTGACCAAGTACGTCGGCTTCGGCGTCACGAAGTCGGCTGTGACGCAGATCTCTGTCGCGACTGGCCGTCTCTATTCGGCCGGCAAGGTCTACTCCTCGGCGGACAACGCCTGGAGCAAGGACTTCATCACGCAGCTGCCGGTCGCCGGCAAGCGCATCGCTTCGGTCGTGACCTGGGGGCAGGAGTCGGACACCGACATCCGTCCGCGCCAGTTCCTGATCAACGCTGAGACGCGCCAGGCTGAGCCGCAGGCCGTTCCGCTGGTTCACTCCCGCGTCGCGAGCCTCAACGTCGTGCTCGGTGCCGAGGCTCCGGACCCGACCGCGCCGCTGGTGGACGCCGGCTACACGGTCATCGCCAACGTCGTCCTGACGCCGACCGGCGTCGACACGATCACGATGGTCACCGACAACCAGCTGCCGAGCGTGCAGGCGCACGAGCAGCGAATCGACGACCTCGAAGTCTTCGAGGAGACCGCCGGTCTCCAGATCAAGACGCTCGCTTCCGACATCGCGGCCCTCAAGGCTGCCGGCTCGAAAGGCGACGTCGATCAGGCCACCATGGGCCGCACGCTGGTTCGTCTGGCCGTGCTCGAGTCCAAGAACGGCGTGGTCTACAACGCGATCGACTCGGACGCGAACTTCTTCCTCGACACCACGAAGTCGCAGCTGGATGACCCGCTATCGCATGTGAAGGTGGAAGAGGGCATCCGTATGCCGCACGCCGCCGAAGGCGCCGCGGCCCTCCAGATCTTCAACCCGCTTGATCCGAGCGCGACGATCAAGAACGGCATCATGTTCCCCGCCTACACGCGGGAAGCCTGGCTCCAGTCCGGCAACATCAGCGGTGAGCTGCAAGTCGCGGCTTACTCGGTCCAGTCGTTCGACATGGTCCAGAAGATGATGTCGAAGACCCGCATCCGATACGGCGACGAGTTCTACGTCTGCACGAACAGCTTGTTCTGGCAGACCGGACAGTACAACGGCGCCGGCCTGTTCTTCCGCGACGGGGCGACCTACGAGGTCGAGAACCCGCAGGACACGCCGTACCACGCCTTCATCCGCCTGCGTCAGATCTGGATCGACCGCTGGGATGAGCCGTACTGGGAAAAGGTGACGACCACCACCACGGTGACCGGCACCCAGATCGCCGAGACCTGGCTCCAGGGCCAGAACATGTGGCTCGATGCCGTTGGCGTCTGGTTCACCCGTCTCGCGGCCTCCGGCTCGGCTCACTTCGCCATCGTCGAGGTCTCCGACTACGGTCTGCCGAACCTCAAGGCGTGTATCGCTCAGACCACGGTGCTCCGCGAGAACCTCGTTCTCCAAGGAGAGACCAAGGTCTCGTTCCAGCCGACCTTCCTCCAGGCCGGTAAGCGCTACGCGGTCGTCGTGACCACGGCAGCCGACCACTGGGTCGCCACGGTCCCGGGTCAGCAGTTCACGTCCGGCACGTTCTTCTACGTGCTCGATGGCGCCTACGCCCAGGGCGATGCGTTCAAGGATCTGTGGATGCGGCTCTACCGCTGCAAGTTCAACCAGGCCCGTGCGGTCATCACGTTGAACCCCCTGCAGCTGGCCGGCGGCATTCTCGCGATCGACCTGCTCACCGGCACGGTCGTCCCGGACGGCACCTCGCTCACGTACGAGATCCAGGTCGGTTCGACTTGGTACAACTTCCTCGACGTGGACAAGTACATGCTCGGCCAGGGCGGCACGATCCCGCCGCTGCTCCCGCTGCGAGCCGTCTTCATGGGCTCCGTCGACTGCATGCCGTGCATCAACCTGGCTGACAGCTCGGTCTACGTGTCCCGCCCGGATGTCTATGCGCAGCACGTCTCCAAGACGCGCACGCTGCCGGCGGCCTCGACCTCGATCCGAGTCATCGAGCGCTACGAATACTTCGATCCGGCCTACCACACGGCAAGCTGCAAGCTTCTGACCGGTGCGGGCTTCACGACGCAAGTATCTCCGTCCTCGGTCTCCACCTGGATCGATCCGGACGATGGCGCTTACGAGAAGACCTACGTCTTCAACCTCGGCGCAGCGATCACGCAGTTCAGGAAGCTGACCCGTCTCGACACCTCGACCAACCAGCGTGTGTTCCACGTCGGTTGGCAAAAGGACTACGCCGTCTAAGGCGGAAAGGACAACTCCAACATGACCGACAACACGAACGCGGCCACCCCCGAGGTGGTCGCGAGCGAACCCGCGCCGGCTCCCGTCTACTACGACGTGAAGCTGAACGCCCGGTTCACGCTGCAAGACTTCAATTACCTGCCGAGGGACCATCACATCGTGGACAAGACGGTCTACGACGCGATGGAAGCCGCGGGGGTGGTTGCCGATGTCAAGCAACTTTCCTGAGCTTGTATTCAGCGAGGATGAAGACTTCACGGCTGATCGTTTGAACTCGGCGATGGAGGTGCTCGATAAGCGCCTCCGCGCCCTGGAGCCCTTCACGCCTTCTTGGCAGCAGGCAGTCAACGATCTGCGTGACGTCGGTCTCTCTCGTTTGAACGACGCCATACTGCCGGCGTATCAGCGCATCCAGCTGCTGTCCACGCTCGGCTTCCTCTTCGCTGGTTCGTCCAGCGAAGTCACTCTCACCAACGACATGACTGCGACGTTCATCATCGACGGTGAAACGCAGAAGTCTCTATTCACGCCTACGCCATTCCTGGCGCTGACGCGCTCCTCGACGGTCGATGACTGGGCTATCGCCCAGCTGATCTCCTACGAGGCTGCGACCGGCACCTTGATGGTGAAGGTCAAGGCGATCACCGGCAACGCCGGCCCGCACACTGATTGGCAGATCGGCGCATGCGCGGGTAATACCGCCGCTGCGATGGCGTATTTCGCCCAGATCGATGCGGCCCGCAACCAGTCGAACGTTGCCAAGGCGGCGACCGCAGCTGATCGCGTGCAGACCGGACTTGACCGGGTCCAGACTGGGCTCGACGTTACGGCTGCAAACATTGCCAAGGAACAGGCGCAGGCGGCTGCCTCGGGTGCAGGCACCTGGGATCCGACGAACTACGCGCTGAAGACCTACGTCGACAACGCCATCGCCAACCTGATCGGGGCAGCTCCGTCCACATTGGACACGCTGCAGGAGATTGCGCAGCGGTTCGTCACGGACGAGAACGCGCTCAACTCTCTGACCACCACGGTTTCTGGAAAGCTCCAGAAGTCGATGAACCTCAGCGACTTGACGGATACGGTTGCTGCAAAGGCAAACCTTGGCATCTCGTTCGCCAATCCGACATCGAAGTCGGGCCTTGCTGCCGTGGCCGGATCGGCCGTCACCTACATGCGCTCGGATGCTGCTCCGGCAATCGATGTCTCGATTTCGCCGACCTGGACGGGAAAGCACATCTACCAGTATTCGTCTGGACTGAGCTACGTCCATCAGACGAGCACCTGGGGTGGGCTCTCGGTCTACGCTCCCGACCAAGGAACCGCCTTCATCAGCTATCATCGCGGCGTTTATGCGGTGAACGCTGGTCTCGACGGCGACAACTGGTGGCGCATCGGCGGTTGGTCTGATGGCGCTGCCTGGCGCTTCGGCGTCAGCCCGGCTGGTCTGATGCAGTCCGCAGGCTACGGCGCAAACACCACGCCAGTGGCAAGCCAGGTTCGAGCCGCAGGCGACATCATCTACGGCGTCTCCGATGTGCGTCTGAAGAAGGACATCGAGACGATCGAGAACGCTCTGGAGAAGATCCGGCAGCTGCGAGGCGTCACCTGGGATCAGAGCGATCTGGCCAAGGAGCTGAAGGCGCCTGATCAGCCCCGCCGCAAGGCAGGTCTGCTGGCTCAGGATCTGCAGAAGGTTCTGCCTGAAGCGGTCGGCCTCGCGCCGTTTGACACCGACAAGTTCGGTAGGAGCAAGTCGGGGCTCGACCTCCTGAACATCTACTACGAGCAGCTCTCCGGCCTCTTGGTCGAGGCTGTCAAGGAGTTGGCGGACAGGAATGATGCGCTCGAAGCGCGCCTGGCCAAGCTCGAAGCAAAACTGGGGGTCTAAGAAATGGCCGTTCCATCATCAGGAGCGGTCGCTTTCTCGACCGTCAACTCTGTCTTCGGCTACGGCGGCGCGATGAGCAGCTACGTCGGCAAGTATTACTACTGGTACGATCCAAACTGGGGTGTGCGCTCCGCCCAATTCCCCGGCTCGAACTTCCCGATGACGATGTTCTACGGCACGTCGGGCCACGACGAATGGAATTGTGCCTGCGACTGCAACTGCGCCTGCGGCAAATAACGGAGGTCACTGATGGCTATTGCTACCTCAGGCAGCATCGCAATGTCGACGGTCCAATCAGTTTTCGCCCGAGGCTACTCCATTAGCGGATATCGCGGGACGCAATACTACACGTCGGCGGGATTGGGAACTTTCCCGACTGGAGGCTTCCCATTCTCGGCGTTCTACGGGACGTCACCCAATAATGAGTGGGCTTGCGCCTGCGACTGTAACTGCAACTGCGGCAAATGAGGACACATGGAAAAGAAATTCAGCTTCAAAGTGAAGGACTGGAGCGCTGACGGCTCAGCGCGAGTGGAATACATCCACGGCACGCTCGGCACCATCACCAAGTCCGTCTTCATTCCGCTGAACTTCTCCGAGGAGGAGCAGCGCAGCGCGATCGCGATGCAGTTCCCGTCGACCATGTTCCACTCACGGTGGCTTGGTTATCTGCAACGCGAGGCACCTCTTCCGGCACCCGCCGCCATGGAAGGGGAGTTCACGTTCAGCCTCGATCGGCCGGATGACAATCTGGTCGAGCAGGCGCACGAGATCGAAAAGGTCTGATGCGCCGCAAGCGTATGCGGTTCGGAAGTTTTATGGTCACGCTCTTCACCTGCTACGCGGGTGAGGAGCGGATCATTCCTCCTGGCGAACTGAACCGGGGCATCACTGAAGCCCCGATCGATGATCTCATCGAGATCAACAAGAATGCCAAGCCGCTAAACCCCATCACGGTCTTCACCAAGGGATCGTTCGAGATGGATCTCGGCTGGGACAAACCATTCCCTATCAAGGCGGGTGAGGGTGGATACAGAGGCGCTTTTGCGGAGCGTCTGGACAACATTCGGCTACGTGCAGTCGAAGACGGCAGCGAATATCACTGCATTCTTCCGCTCGATCGAACGGCTCGATACTGGGACAGGCGCCCAGTGAGCTGTGACGAGGGTCAAGCGATCGAGCTTTCCGCCGGCCAGTTTCTATACATCGCGACGGGCGCGATCGAGATTGGCGGCAAGACCTTCACCGGTCCTGCCATGGTGGAGTCATCCAAGGACCAGACTGCAATGGCCACAGAGCGTGTGATCGGTGCAAAGATATGGATCTGAGTTTCAAACCCAAACACTACCTCCCGGTCCTGTACACGGGATTGGCCGCCGTTGTGCTCGGCGCAATTCTCGTGCTGATCGGCGTGGTTTGGTGGCCGTGGCTGCTCCTGACCTGGAGCGTCTACTGCTTCCTGGCTATCACCAATTCGGCCGGTCACCACCGGCTATTCTGTCATGGCTCATACGAGACATCGACATTCTGGGAAGTGTTCCTGATCCTGACGGGGACGCTGTCCTGCTATAGCTCGTCGCTGCAATACTGCGTGACCCACAGCTGGCACCACAAATACGCGGACACCGATGGTGATCCCCATCACTTCGAGTCGTTCTGGGACGTTTTCCGTGAGAGCTATCGCATGGAGAACGCCCCGCTCAGCAGCCGGAAGGCAATGGCCAGACTCCTGAAGCGTCCGGGCCATGCCTTCTTCCATCGCTACTTCTGGGCTTTCCCGGCCCTGATGGTGGTGATCCTGGCCCTCATCGGCTGGAAGGTGCTCCTGTTTGGATATGTGGCTCCGGTGGGCATCATCCTGTTCTCGGCAGCGATGTTCAACTTCCTGTCCCACGACGACGACGGTCCGAACAACAAAACAATCGCGCTGTTCGTCTCTGGCGAGGGTAGGCACAAGCTCCATCACGAGAACCCGCACCTTTGGGATTTGCGGCAGAGGTGGTGGCACATCGATCCGAGCGCCTGGCTCATCTCGCTCATCAAGAGGTAACAATGCCGACGATCCGCTTTCTGACGCCTGCGGACTATCCAGACATGTGCGATATCCTGGACAAGCACACCAGCGGTCCAGGCGCCTATGCCAATGACCGCACCGCCGCTCCGTCAGCGGATTTTAACTGGCATGCGAAGTGGTACATCGACACGCTCTTCGAGGCGGCGATGACCAACTTCTTCGGCTACTTCGATGACGAGGGGCGACTCGCGGCGTTCGTTTGCTTCATCCGGTGGGTTAACGACACCGATATCTCCATCAACATCAAGGTGGAAGACCCGACCATCGATCTCCCTCGTGCGGAGGGGGCTCGCTGGTCGGATGTCACCATCGACCTGATCAACTGGGGTGTCGGCTACTTCTACTCAGAAGGCGTGACGACGTTCTGGACGCTGATGATGAGTGGGCAAGAGGCCGCAAGCTTCGCCGCCCATGAGAACTGCATCCTCAACCAGTACGGCAAGGAAAAAGTCCTGTCGCTTCCGGCCGGCGAGTTGCCGCCGGAGCAATATCGGCGTGTGCAGTGGATGCCGATTTTTCAGGACTCGGAGATCTACAAATACACCGATCCGCTGCCGCTGTCTGAATACCTGAAAGTAGAGAATGATCCGACTGGACTTGCTGGATAGGGACGGGGAGGTCGTGCCCCTGTTCTATGATCAGCACACGTCACGACTGATGGACCAAAACGGCTGGCGAGCCATCGACTTCACGGGGCACCAGCTACTCGAGTCCGCGCCGACAGAGCGCCGCAAGTTCATTGCGGTCGACTACGACCAGCCGGGCAAGAAGGTCCGCGAGGTCACCAAGCTGAAGATCCAGCTCGGCCTCGGCTGCAACTATTCCTGCGCCTACTGCCTTCAGGCGGCGCAGATCCACAAGGCCGCAGCGTCATCGACGCGCGATGCCAGCGAGTTCCTCTCGAACATCGACAACTGGATCGGCGCTCCCGAGGGCATGGAGAAGGTCGAGCTGTGGGGCGGCGAGCCGCTGCTCTACTGGAAGAAGATCGAGGTTCTCGCGCCCGCGCTGAAGGAGAAGTTCCCGAACGCCCGCTTCTCGATCATCACCAACGGATCGCTCCTGACCCGTGAGATCGTCGATCAGCTGAAGGCGTGGGACTTCTCGGTCTCGATCAGCCACGACGGTCCGGGCCAGCACATCCGCGGCGATGACCCGTTCGAGGATCCACACAAGTTCGCCTTCATCCAGTATGCATTCAAGCAGCTGCATCCACGCTTCTCGTTCAACTCGGTCCTGACGCCGGCAAGCCACGACGTCAGCGCCATCATCGACTGGTTCCAGGACTACTTCCCGGGATGCAATGTCGCGTTCGAGGGCGTGGTTCACAGTTACGCCGCGGACGCTTCGTCGATCTTCACGATCGAGCAGCTGGAGCAGTTCAGCGACATGCTGTCGCGCCAGCTCGTCGACGGAAGCGCGTTGCGTTCGCCGGCAATGGCAGACAAGCTCCGCAGGGCGATGACCTCGCTCGTGAACGAGCGCTCGTCTGATACCTTGTTCCAGAAGTGCGGGATGGACACGCCGGAATACCTGGCCGTCGATCTCAAGGGCAACGTCATGACCTGCCAGAACGTGGGTGCCAACGGCAACCACAAGATCGGGCATGTGGACGACTTCGAGAGCATCGCGCTCAACACCTCGCGCCACTGGAGCAAACGCGCCGAATGTCAGAGCTGCCCCGTGCTGCAGCTTTGCCAGGGTGCCTGCATGTACCAGGGCGGTGACAACTGGACGCACAGCTGCAACGCCGAGTTCTATTACAACCTAGCCTTTCTCCGCGTGGCCCTCTACGGGCTGACCGGTCGATGGCTGACTGGGTTCTCTGGCGACATCGTCAGGCCGACCCTGAAAAAGGATCGACATGTCCAAGTTCGTTAAGCTGGCAGCCCAGCTGGACAAGATCCCGCACCTGAAGCTGGGGCCAGAGTTCTTCGTGCCCCTGCTCCAGGCCGAGCTGGCTGCGATCGACGCGGCGCTCTTCGTGCCGTATCGATCCAAGAGTCACAACACGGCGCACATCGCCAAGTCCTGGCACGGCCTGTCCCTAATCTCTCCGGGCGGAACGGTTCACGGCGACCTCACCGAGGAGCCTTATGCCGGCCGCACGGACTGCGCATGGACGCCGATCGCAGAGGCCAGCCCCTACATCAAGCACGTCATCAGTGAGCTTGGCGGCGAGGGCCAGCGGGCTCGGTTCATGTGCATGCGGGCAGGCGGGAGCCTCACCTGGCACCGGCACGGCACCGAGATTTCGATCGAGCAGGGCAACATCATGGGCCAGCTCAGGCCCAACTGGTACGAGGTCATCGTCCACGTCCCGGTGCGATCGAACCCGGAATACAGCTACGAGGTCATCGCCGCTCACGAGTACGAGCTGGGCGACTTCTTCGCTGCCGGCATGAAGATCCACTCGCAGAACTATCCGGAGGGAGAGGCGTGGGCCTTCAACGGCACCCACTACCACAACGTCTTCAACCGCTCGGCCACACAGGATCGCTACTCGATCATGCTGACAGCGGACATCCGGATGAAGAAGACCTTCGACATCGTGTCGAAAGCCATTGAGGCCTATGACGGGCCGCTGATCGAGAGGTCCTGATGTCAAAGTTCGTAGAGCTGGCCAGGAAACTGGACAGCATCCCGCATCTCGACCTCGGCCGAAGCTTTGAGGTGGAGAGGCTTCAAGCGGAGCTGGACTCAATCGACTCAGCATTGTTCGTGCCGTACCGCACGGTGAGCAGATACAAGCAGCTCATCGCGAACAACTGGCAAGGCCTGTCGATGGTGGCGCCACACGGCTCCATCCATGACGATCTGACGGAGGAGTTCAACGGGCCTCCGCTCGACGCTACCTGGACGTCGGTTGCCGAGCAGTGCCCTTACATGAAGCAGGTGATCACCGAGCTTGGCGGCGAGGGCCAGCGCGTGCGCTTGATGCGAGTGATGCCCGAAGGTCGCCTGACATGGCACCGTCACGGCAACGAGACTTCGGTCGAGAACGGCAAGATCCTCGGCGGCCTTCGTCCCAACTGGCACGAGCTGATCGTCCACGTCCCTGTCAGGACGAACCCGGAGTTCAGTTACGAAGTCATCGAAGTTCCTTCATATCAATTGATCGACTTCATGACCGAGCCGCTGGCGATCCACCGCAAGAACTACCCGGCCGGCGAGGCCTGGGGTTTCAACTCGGTCCACGTCCACAACGTGTTCAACCGCTCCAAGACCGAACCGCGATACGCTCTGATGCTGAGCCTCGACATCAGGATGAAGAAGACCTTCGACATCGTCTCCAAGGCGGTCGAGCGCTACATCGCGAACGGCGAGGGGCCTTTAATGCCAGGGCTCTGAAATGCAAACCATTCTGTCTTCGAAGCCCCCTGTCGTTCTCGAAGACGACTTCAATGTTGCCACCAACGAAGACTGGGTTCGTGAGTGGCAGCTCAAGAATGATGACGAAATCGTCCCGCTCGACACGTCCTGGAAACTGTACTCGCAGCTCCAGAGACAGAACACGGGCGACATCGCCGTCATGCTCTCAACCGACAACGGTCGACTCGTCGTCACCGATCGGCAAGCCGGCAAATTCGGCCTCAGGCTGAAGCAGGCTGACGCCAATCAGTGTCCGCCCGGGACGTACCTGTATGACATCGTCCTCGTTGCTGGCGATGGCATCTACCGCTTGGTCACAGGGACGATCATCGTCCAGCAGGGGATCACCAACGTCCCCGGCCAGGAGACGTGGAAGCATGTTCCGCTGATCCTCAGACCATAACCATCGACAACAAATCCAACCCTCCAGCCGCCCCTCCCGGGCGGCGTTTTTGTTTGGGAGAACCAAGTGACTGTTCAATACCTCCACGGCATCGAGACGATCGAACTCGATAGCCCCTCCGGCCCGGTCGAGACCGTCAAGTCGAACGTGATCGGCTTGGTCGGCACGGCGCCGAACGCCGACCCGGATCTCTTCCCGCTCAACACTCCGGTCGCTGTGTTCGCCGACGCCCTCAAGGCCGGCTCGCTGAAGACGGACGGCACGCTGCTCGACGCCGTGGACGCCATCTACAGCCAGAAGTCGGCTGTGGTGGTCGTGGTCCGCGTCGCAGAGGGCACGTCCACGGAAGAGACCTGGTCCAACGCTGTCGGTTCGCCGACCGGCAAGACCGGCGTCTGGTCGCTGCTCAAGGCGCGTCCGATGCTTCAGGTCATTCCGAAGCTGCTCGTCGCTCCCGGCCTCACCTCCGGTCGCCCGACCAACGGTCTGCGCAACCTGGTGATCGGTGACACGGGCGCGAACTACGTCCAGGGCACGACCGGCATCACCATCGCGCCGCCCCCGGCCGGCGGACGCCAGGCCACGGCCCGCGCGCAGGTGGTCGGCGGCAAGCTGACCGGCGCGATCATCACCGACCCCGGCTACGGCTACGACAGCATTCCCGCCGTCACCGTCACGGGCGCCGGCACGGGCGCCACGGTCACCGCAACCCTCGGCCACGTCGCCAACCCGGTTGGCGTGTCCTTCGCCTCGATCGTCGACCGCCTCCGCGCGGTGGCGTTCCTCGACGGCCCCGGCACCTCGTACGAAGACGCGGTCGAGTACCGCGGCGACTACGGCAGCCAGCGCATCTCGATCGTCGATCCGGGTGTCCTGAGCTGGGATACCGAGAACTCCATCTACGTGCAGAAGCCGGCGTCCGCCTACGCGGCCGGCATCCAGGCGCGGATCGATGAGGAGAAGGGCTTCTGGTACTCGTTCTCGAACGAGGTGATCCAGAATATCGGCGGCCCCGCCCGTCCGGTCGACTTCATGCCGAACGACCGCGACTGCGAAGCCAACATGCTCAACAGCCAGCAGATCACGACCATCATCCACGATGATGGCTTCCGGTTCTGGGGTGTTCGTGGCACCGGCACCGACCCGCTCTGGGCGCATCTGTCGGTCCGCCGCACCGCGGACATGATCTACGAGTCGCTGGAGCGTGCCGAGCGCTCCCGCATGGACAAGCCGTTCAGCCTTCAGCTGCTCTCCGGCATCCAGGGCGATGTCAACAAGTACCTCCGCCTGCTGAAGGCGCGCGGTGCTCTGATCGGCGGCCGGTCGTGGATCGATCCCCACGTCAACACCCCGGCGACCTTCGCCGCTGGTGAGCTGACGGTGGACTTCGACCTCGAACCCCCGGCGCTCCTGGAGCACCTGCAGTTCCGCGCGCAGCGTCGCCCGGACTACTACAGCGACTTCATCGAAGAGTTCACCCGCACCATCGCCAACAACGGCTAAGGCGCGGCTCTTCGAGCCAACCACACCCACCAACATCGCTAGTCGCGAGCCGCTCGGTCCTACGGGGCCGGGCGCGCTTTCGTCTGGCTGGAGACATCAATGGCAAATCTTCGCGACTCCAACATTTTCCAGGACTTCACGGTCTGGATCAACGACAACGGCAAGATCGGCGAAGCGCCGAACTTCCAGCCGCCCGAGATCAACATCCAAACGGAAGAGTTCCGCGGCGGCGGTATGGACGGCACCGTCGAAATCCCGATGGGCATCGAGAAGATCGAGTTCGACTTCGAGCTGCACACCTGGGACGAGGAGGTCTGGGCCAACCTCGGCTACGGCGTCGGCTCGCTCGACGTTCCGATCACCTTCCGCGGCTATCTGCTCACGGCGGGCGGCGCTGAGAAGGGCGTGATCATCGAGACGCACTCGCTGATCAAGTCGATCAAGCCCGGCAAGGTCGAACCTGGCAAGAAGGCCAGCATGACCATCAACCTCTGCGCCAACTACTACCGGCACGAGATCAACGGCGTCACCGTCACCGAAATCGATGTGTTCAACAAGATCAACATCATCGGCGGCACCGACAAGACGTCGAACGCGCGACGGATTCTCGGCTTCACCTACTAAGCCGTAGCGACCGTCCGACCAACTGGGCCCTGCCAATCCTGGCGGGGCCTTTTTCTTTTCTACCCAAGCAAGGTGTGCAAACCAAATGACCGAGAAAGTTTTCGAACTGAAATACCCCTTTGAGTATCGCGGTGCGCGGTACGAGAAGATGACCGCCCGCCGCCCGAAGGTGCGTGACCTCCGCAACTTCATCAAGAACGTCGAGAAGGACTCCGTCAACGCGATGGAGAAGGTGCTGGCTGATCTCATGGAGGTCGACACCCTGATCATCTCCGAGATCGACGTCGAGGACTTCGGCCCCATGAAGGCGTGGTTCGAAGGTTTTTTGAAGAGCATGCTGGGCGAGTCGGAAGATTCCTAATCGACTCCTTCCCGATCTTCGAGCGTTTCAAATGGACGCTCGAAGACGTGGAGTCGCTGGACTTCTATGACTTCTGTCTGATCGCAGACGGCGTCCAGGAACTCAATCGGCGAGATGCCGAAGAAATCGTGAAGATACGTCAGGCCCAGGGCAGCAAGTAGCCCTGGGTTTTCCTTTTTGTTTCGAGGAAGCGAATGTCCAACAACAATCTCGACATCAGGGCAAGGCTTACCGCCGAGGACCACGCGTCCGCGACGGTCGTCAAGCTCCTGGCGAAGATCAAGAGCCTCGAAGCTCAGATGGCGAAGCTCGGCAAGGCCGGCAACGCCATCACCGACATCCCTATGGAGGGCTACGTCAAGAAGATCAACGCCGCGGGCAAGGCGCTGAACGGACTGACGCAGAAGCACCTCAACTGGGCAAAGGCAAACGGTGCATCGGGCGACAAGGCCCAGTGGCACTGGACCAAGCTCACCAACGATATTCAGAAGGCGAAGGACGACCACGAGAAGTACGTCAACTCGCGCGTCCGCGGCCACAAGAAGCTCGCGAAGGCGGCTCAGGAGGAGCTGTACCAGCACTACAAGAACGCCCAGGCGTTCAAGTACATCTACAACAAGACCAACGATGAGCGCCTCGACCTTCAGCGCCGGTTCCACAAGGAGCTTGGCGAGCTTGAAGGATCCCATCTGCGGAACATCGAAAACTCCCACCGCGCTCACTTCCGCAACCTCGCTGCGATGCGACGGAGCGCGATGAACAGCATGCGGTCGATGTCCAACATCGGCAGCAGAGCGATCCCATACGCTGCGGCAGGCGCTGCGGCTTCCGGCTATGCCGGCGTGTCGGCTCTCCGCACCCGCATGCGGATCAACGACGCCGAAACCAACATGCAGATCTTCGGTGGCCTCGACCCTGAGGCCGTCAAGAAGATGCGCAAGGAATGGGGCAACGCGGACGCCATCAAGTTCGGCCTGTCGCCGGACGCGATGATGAACTCGTACACCGAGGTCATCAAGGCCGGTATTCCTGAGGCAATCGCGAAGGCGGTCACCGAGTCGATCGTCAAGTCGTCGATCGGCCTGGAAATGGACTCGCTCCAGACGACCAAGCTGGCCGGTTCGGCCGCGACGCTGCTCGGCGACATGAAGAACCTCGATCCGAAGAAGATCGACTCGATCATGGGCGCCATCGCAATCGCAGCCCGCGACTCGAGGGCTGACGCCAACGAAATCGTCGCCGCCAACAAGCGCGGCAGCTCGGTTATGGCCATGGGCATGTCCATGGAAGATCTGTCGGCGTTCACGGCCGGCGGCATCTCCGCTGGTATCCAGCAGGGCAAGGCCGGTACCATGATGGACCACATCGTGTCCGAGTTGCTCGGCGCCAGGTTCAAGAATGGGAAGCGCGGCCAGGATCTCGGCAAGGCCGCGAACCTGTTGGGCATGGGTGGAAAGCAGGGCTTCTCTGCCCGTATGGCTTCAAACCCGACCGAAACCTTGATGAAAATCTTGGATAAGGTCGGCACCATGAAGCCGATGCAGCAGGAGCAGATTGCTCAGCTGATCGGCCAGGACCAGTGGAGCGGCGAGTTCCTGCAGATGGTGCAGGCTCGCGAGAAGATCCGCGAGATCCTCGACAACATCAAGAACCCGAAGAACGCAAACTTCAACGACGATGCTGCCGCGAAGAAGATCAACAGTCTGACCGGGCGCTGGAAGTCGATGGTGACCGCTTTCACCCTGCTGTGGGAAGCGGTTGGCGCCGGTTTGGAGAAGATGTTCGGCCAGTTCGCCAGCTTCTTCATCGACTACGCCGGCAAGGCCGACACCTCGAAGATCACAGAGACGGTCGAAGCGTTCACTGACGGTATCATCCAGGGGCTCGGATACGAGAGCTGGACGGCAATGCTCAGGGACGTCTTCGGCGATCCGGCCAATATCCGCAGCTACGGCAAGGAGTTCGGCGGATTCGCCAAGGGCTTCATGGCCGGCATGAAGGAGATCTACGACGGCGTCAAGTTCGTCATCACCGGTCTGATCAATGCCTTCGGGCTTGACTCGAAGGACCCGGAAGCGATGGGCAAGTTCACCGCTCGCATCATCGAGTTCGCGGCTGCCATCAAGACGATCGGCTCGGTCGCTGATGTCCTCGCCAGCATCGTGACTTTCCTGGAAGGGCTCGCTGCGGTCGTCGCATTGATTGTCGCGCCCGAGGTTGCCGTGCCCATCCTGGGCGTGGGTATCGGCGCGTATCTGGGCAAGAAGCTGCACGACTATTGGTACGGACCAGACAGCAAGGCTCCGCCGCCTGTGGGAGAGCCGAAGCGCAAGCCGGGAACGAGCCAGCAGGAGTGGCAAAAGCAGATCGACGACTACACGCGCGATCGGCTGAAGCACAACAGCAGCTACACCGGGCCGACCGACTTCTCGAGTCGCGGTCGCAATCGTGACCTCGCGCAGAGCCTCGACAAGTTCACCGGAAGGGTTGAGCTTGCGGCGTTTCGCGGTGGAACGGGCGGCATCCAGAACGCCTTCTACGGCGGCAGCAGCGGCGGCGGCGGCCTGTCAAGGGCATCGGCCGGTGGCGGCCTCGGCGGTGGCGGCATTGGTGGCGTTCCGGCCTTGCTCAAGAGCACGCCTGGCGGCGCTCTGCCGAGCATGGGTGGCGGCATTATCCGGCGAGACAACATCCCGAACTTCAGTGGATCGGGTGGCAGTGTCGCATCGGCTGGAGAGCTGAACCGCTCTGGCTTCGACCGGGTGTTCGGCGGCACGCCGCTTGCCGGCAAGTACGACCAGATCGTTGCCGCGGCGAAGGCCAACGGCATCTCTCCGGCGCTGCTTGCAGGCGTGATGGCGCAGGAATCCGGCAGGGGCAAGTTCCTGTCCGGCAATAACCCTGGCGGCGTCATGGATCCGGCTACCGGCTGGTCCAGGAAGATGCAGTTCGCCGATCTGGATGCTGGCATCAGCAAGACCGCTCAGACGGTCGCCAAGAACTACGCCCGCGCAGGCGGGGACATGAGCAAGCTCGCGGGCATCTACGCACCGCTGGGCGCGGCAAATGACCCCAATGGCCTGAACAAGAACTGGCTCCCAGGGGTGAATAGCTTCATGGGCCAGATGGGCGGTGGAAATGGTGCGGCAGCCGCGGCCGGTGTAACGCCCGGCCTGGCCGAGCAGCTTGGTCTGAAGGGTAAGGCCAACTTCATGCATGGCCAGTACGGCGGAGTTGGTCAGAACCTACAGACCATCACGCTGGCTTCGGGCAAGAAGCTGACGGTCAACGCAGCGGCGGCAGAGTCCTTCAAGGGCTTCGTCGATGAGCTTGAGGCTTCTGGCTACAAGATCGGTGACATCGGCGGCTTCTCCATGCGTGGCAAGAGGAAGGGCGGAGGCTGGTCGCAGCATGCCTACGGCAATGCGATCGACATCAACCCCGGCAAGAACGCGCAGGACGGAACTGGCCGAACTGACATGCCGTCTAACGTCCGCGACATGGCGGCGAAGTACGGCCTGTCGTGGGGCGGTGACTGGTCGAGGGCCTACAACGACCCGATGCACTTCGAATGGAACGGCTCGCAACCTTGGAAGCAGAAGGGCATCACCGATCAGGTGCCGTCCAGCCTGATCCAGAACGTTCCGACGCCTCCGCCCCAGAATGCGCCTGGCCAAGGAGCATCTGGTTACGGTGGTGGTGGTCCGGTCCAGATCCACATCAACGGCAACAGCCACGATCCGGAAGCTCTGGCAACGTTGGTGCAGCGTCGCGTCGACGAGTCGATGAACTGGCGCACGCACGATACCGCGTCCGAGTACACCTAAGCGAAACTGACCCTGGCCCTACGGGGCCGGGGTTTCTCTTTTCATTCACAGAGGAAGTAATGGCTGACGTTCTGCTTGGTCTTGGCTCGCAAGACCCCAACGCTACCAATGAGACCGGACTGATCCTCTTCTACGTGCCGCAGAAGGGCATGGACACCCCAAACTTCGAAACAATTGCGCGGGACACCCAATACACCTGGACCTCGGCCGATCGCCTCTCGCGCGATCCTGCGATGCAGTTCACCGGCCCCGGTGAGGACAATATCCAGATCGATGGTCGGATGTTCCCGTATCACTTCGGCGGTCTCTCCACGATCGAGCGACTGCGCAAGGCTGGCCGCGCCGGCAAGCCGATGATCATGGTTCGCTTCTACCCGCTCGCCGACCCGTCCGGATATGGCTCGGAGGTGATTGGCAATTACGTGATCCGCCGCGTGCGGACTCAGGAACAGAAGATCGGCGTCTTTGGCATCGCCCACAAGATCGACTTCACCGTCGAGCTGCAGCGATACGGTGACGACCTGAACCAGGTGAGCAACGTCCTCAACGACAACATCCGGCAGTCCGAAAGGCTCAACACCTGATGTCCACCTACATCACCAAGATTTTCGATCGGCTCGATCGCATCTGCTACGACCGCTACGGCTCGACCAGCAACCAGATCGTCGAGTGGGTGATCGAGCAGAACCCTGGCATCGAGGAGCAGCCAATCATCCTCGCCGCCGGGCTCGCCATCAATCTTCCGGAGCCGCCGCGTGAACTGACCGCGCCTCCGGTAATCCAGCAGATTTTCCTCTGGAGATAGTTCCCCCTGGCTCCGCGTGAGTCAGACAGGCCGTCCTTCGGGGCGGCCTTTTTCTTTCTGGAGGCGTGCGTGACCACGGGCTACACCCCGATCTACAGGATCATGAAGGACGGTGAGGATATCACCGGGAACTTCAACGACCGGACCTTGCAGATCAAAGTCGATCTCCAGGCCGGCAACGGCAATGACGACCAATGCACCATCCTGATCGATGACCGTGACTGGCGCGTTGCGCGCCCGTACACCGGAGACATCATCGCGGTCTGGCTTGGCTACGTCGAGGTCGGCATGGCCTACATGGGTTCGTTCGAGGTGAGCGACGTGTCTTTCATCGGACCGCCGCGCCAGATCAAGCTCCTCGCGAAATCGACCGGGGCCAACGACATCCACAAGGCGCCTGCCATCAAGGAGTTCGCCAACAAGTCGATCGGCGACATCCTCGGCGAAATGGCCGGGCAGACCGGACTGGGGCTCGCCATCTCCGGAGACCTCGCCGGCATCAAAATCCCCTTCAAGAATCAGGGCGTCAGCAACCTGCATATGATCCACGAGCTGGAGCGCCTGGCTGGCGCCGTCGCCAAGGTCGTGGACGGCAAGCTGATGTTCATCAAGCGCGACGACGGCACGACCGCGAGCGGCGTGGACTTGCCGACCCTCGTGCTGGTGCCGGAGCATTTCGGCACCTGGGACGTCCGTTACGCCAGCAAGCCCGGCTACGGCAAGGTCAAGGCAGCCTGGTTCGACAAGGATGAGATGGTCCGTAAGTGGGTCGGAGCGGCGGTCGGCGGAGAATCCGGCGGCCCGGGACTCGCCAACAAATTCGGCGGAGCATTCAACATCGGCCAGCTCTTCAACTCGAAGGAGGAGGCGGAGAAAGCCGCTGCCTCGCAGGCTGAGAACCTGAAGCGTGCGGAGGTGCTGGCCACCTTCGATCTCGCGAAGGGAGACCCCTGGATCCGAGACCAGCAGACGCTTCTCGTTCGGGGAATGCGCGACGCCATCAACGGCTCGTACGTCATCGACAAAGCCTCCCACACCTACATCAAGAGCACCGGCATCAAGTCATCGCTTGAATGCAAGGCGCCGGGGAATGGCACCAACTTTGAGGAAGCATCGAAGGAGTTCATGCGTCCGGGTCCAGGCGAGTTGCTCGGCGAATATCTCCGATCCCACCCCGACATAAACCCCAACGACCTGTCGCAGTCGGACATCGACGCGATCAATCAGGGCGGGTTTACAACCGACTAACGAGTATCAAATGTTCAGTGCAGAAATCATCGACGCCATCGTGCGGGCGGCGAAGGCGAACGGCTGGCCTGCGTCAGCCCTACTCGCCGTCGTCGAGTGCGAAACGTCGGGCAAGCCGTTCGAGCAGGACGGCCACACGCCCTCGCTGCTCTTCGAGCGGCACAAGTTCTATTCCGAACTCCAGAAGCATGAGCCGAGCAAGCTGAAGAAGGCTATCTCGCTCGGCCTCGCGATCCCCAAGTGGAGTCGGAACACCCAGTACAAGGACCAGGGCACCTCATCCGGCCGCCTCGCAGTGATCGCGAAAGCAAGGGCGGTAGACGAGGAAGTCGCCAACAGAGCGGCGTCCTGGGGCCTTGGCCAGACCATGGGGTTCAACGCCGAGTCCCTTCACTATCCGAACGCCACGGAGATGGTCGAGGAGCTGTCGAAGGGTGTCGACGAGCAGATTGACGCGCTGGTTCGCGAGATCAAGGTGAACCACCTCGACAAGCACCTCGTGTCGAAGAACTTCACGGCCTTCGCCAAGGGCTACAACGGGCCCGGCTACGCCCAGAACAACTACGACAGCCGGATGCGTACCGCCGATGCGCGCTGGGTCCGAAAACTCGAGCAAATCGAGAAGGGCGACTTCGAGCCGAAGCCGGGCAAGACCATCACGATGGTCTACCAGACCAAGCTCAAGTCCCTCGGTTTCAACGTCGGCAAGATCGACGGGGACTGGGGCGATCTGACCACGGGCGCCACGTCCGCTTTCCAGCGGCGCGAGGGCCTGAAGATCACCGGCCATCCGAACGACGAGACCACCGCCTTGCTCGATAAGAGCGAGGACAAGCGCGAGATTGCGCCGGAGCGAACCCAGGCCACCGTTGACGATCTGCGCGCTGTCGGCTCGCAGACGGTCGCCGCGGCCGACAAGGGCTCGCTGATGTCGAAGATCCTGGTCGGTGCCGGCGCTCTCGGCGGCGCCTCGCAGACCGGTGTCCTCGATCAGGCGCAGGGCATGGTCGACAAGGTCAACCAGCTTAAGGGGATCATGGACTCCGTCCATGACCTGGCGCACGCGCTCGCCCCCTACTGGTGGGTCGGCGTGATCGCGGTCGGCTTCGTCACCTGGAAGCTCTACGGCGACGTCATCAAGCGCCGCCTCCAAGACCATCAGACTGGAGTCCACCTTGGATAACCTCACCAACAAAGCCGCGGTCCTCTGGGCCGCGGTCCAGCTCCGCTGGGCGCAAGCCCGGGAGCTTGCTGCCACCAAGGGCAAGGCCATCCTGGCCGCGCTCGTGGTGCTCACCGTGTTCGGATTTGCCTTCCACCTCGGTGGCAAGGGAAAGCCCGAGCTGAAGGCCGAGGTCGTTGAGCTGAAGCAGCAGCTCGCCGATGAGCGGTCGAAGCCGGCTCCTCAGCCGGAGATCCCCGTCTGGCAGTGCAATGGCCCGAAAGAGACGCGCCATCCGCAGTGTCCGGACGAAGGCGCGGCCGATCGCGCGGACCAACTGGCGGGGCAACACGCCGAGTCCGAGGCGGCGAAGGCCAAACTCGAAAAGAAGGTCAAGGACTATGAAACGCAGCTGGCCCGCCGGCCTGCGAAGGCTGGGACTTTTACTCTGTCTCCCGCTGACGCTCGCAGCCTGCAAAACATTCGGTGATGCGTCGCCGCAGGAGCGGATGGACATCCAGTCCTGCATGCGCCTCGCCACCACCGTGGAGCTTCCGCCCATTAAGGCCGGCATGGATGCCCGGGCCGTGATCGCCCGCTACCGGGCCGCCCTGGCGAGCGCGAACGCCAACGTCAACGACACCAAGGCCTGTTTGGCCCTGCTCGATAGGGCAGAACAGGAGGGGACCTTTTAATGGCCCTCGCAGACGTAACGCTAGAGACGGTGCTCAGCCTCGCGGGGCCGACCATCGCAGCCGCCGGCTTCGTGTCCGGCGTCTGGTATCGCATGGAGACGAAGGTGGAGACCGTCCGCAGGGACGCCACCACCGCGGTTCATGCCGTGGAGAAGGAGCTGGCCGAGTTCAAGCTCAAGGTCGCCGAGGAGTACGCCTCCTGGGAGACCGTGAAGGCGATCGAGGCACGGCTCACCGAGCGCATGGATATGCTCTCCGAGAACGTGATGAAGATGCCTGACGCCATCGTTGGGCGCATCGTCGACATGGTCAAGCTTGCTCAACTTAAGTCTTGACGTTAGCTCGTTTGCATTCTAAATTTGCATGAATGCAAATAATGTGCTACCCCCGGGACCATAGATCTCGGGGGTGGTCACACCCCTAGAGATGGGTTCCCCACCATCAATAGGGTCAAATGACGCTCTCAAACGAAGAACGTGCTCGCAGAAAGAAGGTCATCGAAGATCTCCTGCAGCTGGGTTACCATCCGCAAGGGCAGCGTGGAGGCCTCGCCTCCGCTACCAAGACTGCGGAGCGCCGCGAAGGCATCAATTTTCCGAACTGGGTTCGCGCCGAAGAGGCGCTGAAGCGCAAGCGCAAGCCGCATTACGCGGTCGATTGGTCGCTGTATGTGCCGCCCGTCAAAACCGCCACCGTGATCAGAGGGTCCGAAGAAGCTGGCGAAGAACTGTCCGCCGAAGACCACGCCCACATGCGGGCGCTGGCCCTCTCGACGGAGGTTACCGAACTCATCACCAAGTCGAAGTATCCGGTCGTCAACCCGGAGTCCATCATCGTTGACAGCTACATGACCCGTCGCTGGGATCGTGAAGAGCAGGCCTACGTGCTGCGCGAGGGCAAGCCCCGCACCTGGATGAGCGACACCCTGCGTGTCGAGCCAATCAAGGACAGCCGCGGCAAGAGCTTCATCTTCACGGCAGCGCAGAACGACTCCATGCTCCATGAGGAGTTCTGGGCCAACCTCCAGGCCTATGCCGCCCACCTCAACGCCGAGATCGTTGTCGGGCCGTTCACCTACGAGACGCAGTGGTGGGCCGAGAACAATCCCCAGGCGCGTGAATACGCCCCCGAGCTGGCGGAGTTCATGTGCTTCGGCCAGATGAAGATCGGCTCGAACTTCGTGTTCTGCGGCGAGATGAACACGCTGCCGACAGCGGCGCAGCCGATCTCGGATCTCGTGACGTATAGCCGGGGCCGCTGGGCCGTGTTCCCGCACGCCAAGCGCCAGCTGAAGTCCGTCCCGTCAGACGATCCGGCCGTGCAGGCGCACCAGGTTATGACGTCGGGCTGCGTCACGCGGCCGAAGGTCATCCCGCGCAAGGCGGGCGTGAAGTCCATCTTTCACCAGGTGATCGGCGCCACCATCGTCCAGTTCGATGATGACGGCGACATCTTCTGCCGCCAGATCACCGCCAGCGACGACGGATCGTTCTACGATCTGGACGCCTGTGTGGCGAACGCTGAGGTGACGACCGGGCACCGGGTGACGGCGATCACCATGCCGGACATCCACGTCCGGAAGATCGACCAGAACAACTGCATGGCCATCTTCGGATGGGACATGCGGGGTGGCCGCGCGCAGTATCGCAACAGCATGATCGACGTTCTCAATCCCGAGAACATCATCCTGCACGACATCTTCGACAACGAGGCACGGAACCACCACCACATTCACGACAACGCCCACAGCTACGAGATGGCCATCCGTGGCCGCGACAGCGTGGAGGACGAGGTCGAGGGCGTCGGCGACTTCTTGGCGCTGCTGGCTCGCGAGGACCGCAAGACGATCATCGCCGAGGGCAACCACGACCTGGCGCTGGAGAAGTACGTCCGTGAGGGCCGGTACCGCATGGATGGCACGAACATCCGCTACGGCCTCCAGCTGGAGGATGCGTACCTCGGCTACGTCGAGGCGCGCTCGCATGCGCTCGACAACGAGCTGCCGGTGCCGAAGTTCTCGATGCTGGAGCACGCCGTCCGCCTCAAGCGCCCCGAGCTGGGCGCGTGGGTCGAGTGGTGTGTCGACGGCTACAGTTACCTGATCGACGGAATCCAGGTCGGCAACCACGGTTTCCGCGGCCCCAACGGCGCGCGTGGCACCGTGGCCGGCTTCGCGCGGGCAGGGCGCAAGATGTCGATCGGAGACAAGCATAGCCCCGAGATTATGGAGGGCGTCTACGTCTCCGGCGTCATGAACCTGCGCCACGGCTACAACAAGGGCCTGTCGGGTTGGGCGGTCACCGTGACCATCCAGTATCCGGATGGGAAGCGCTCGCTCGCGACGTTGCAGAACGGAAAGTGGCGGCCGGGGAAGCGGGTTATCCGCATGCCGGCGCCGTCTTTGGCTGCCTGAACGTTTGTTTGAATGCAAAGGAGAATGCAAATATGACGGTTATCGGCCTCTCGGGCTTCGCACAGTCGGGTAAGACCACGGCGGCGTTGTACCTGGAGAAGAAGTACGGCGTGCGGCGCAAGCACATTGCTGAGCCGCTGCGGGCCATGCTCGCGGTGCTGCTGAAGGCGAACGGCATGAAGTCCGACGAGATCACGCGCTACCTGGAGGGCGATCTCAAGGAGCAGATCATTCCGTGCCTGGGTGTCACGTCGCGCTACGCCCAGATCACGATCGGCACCGAGTGGGGCCGTGAGCTGATCAGCCAGGACCTGTGGGCCAACACCTGGGCGCGCGGCATCCATGATGGCGAGAGCGTCATGAACGACAGCGTGCGCTTCCCGAACGAGGCGGAGGCCATCCGACAGCTCGGCGGCGTGGTGATCATGATCAAGCGCCCCGGCACCAAGCCGGCGAAGTTCAAGTGGGGCAAGATCGGCGGGTTCCTGTACGACAAGTTCGGCCTGATGTGGGGCGTCCACGACAGCGAACGCAGCGACCGGATCAAGGCCGACTTCGTCATCCACAACGACGCCAGCGTCGAGCAGCTCTATGCCGACCTAGACGACGCGATGGCGGCGCACTTCAAGAAGGTGCAGCAGACCTCGTTTGATGGATCCCCGAAGGCGGCCGGTGCCGCTGTTGGGCTGGCGCTGGCAAGCGTAGTGGGACTGTAATGCAGTCCCGCGTCATGTCGCTGGTAGAGGTCGCGACGTCGAGCCTGATCGGGTTCGTCGTCTCGATCTTCGCCAACTGGGCGGTGCTGCCGATGTTCGGCATGCACCCCAGCTTCCATCAGAGCTTCTGGATCACCCTGATCTTCATGGTGATCTCGATCATCCGCAGCTACCTGGTCCGCCGGTTCTTCCACGTCTACGTGACGCGCTTCATGAACGGAGGAAATCGTGATAATTGCAGAAGCTGCCCCCAGTGACTCTGGGATGGCATCAGGGGGGCTGTCAGGACCAAGTGCGAGCAATTCGGGAGAACATCGGCGATGCGCGCCCATAACTGACCAGTTTGACATCAAGATCAAAATTTGACGCAAGCTGGATGGCGCGGACCAAGGCTTCTTCTATCCAGCTCTCGTCATTTCCGAAAGCACCGCCACCAAGACTCGTGAGCAGCACGATCTTTGAACCGCCACGCCGCGCGTTTAGTACGGCCGCCCAGAGCGTCGCTTCGTAAGCCGCTTCCAGAACGAGCGAGGCAAAAGCAGACCAATGCTGCGGAGAGATCTGACTATAGGCGACCGGAAGAGCCGAGCAAAAGGCTTGCGAGACCACCGGAAAGGGCTGGGCTGCGTCTGTGACCTCGACGTCGTGATGCAGCCCGATGCGCAGTCTGCCGCGGAGCCAATCAATTTCGTCGGACGTACTGCGCCCAAGAAGACCAGCAATGGCCTTGAGGCCGGATCCGCTACCGAGCGCATAGCCGTTTTTCATCGTCCAAAGTTCGCTGACCTGCATCGTAAGGCGCTCACTCAGCGCGATGCCGAGATCCGCCAAGGCGTCCAGCTGCCGCTCGCTCGTTTGTCCGGACTGCCCGCCGACGGCGGCGAAGTAATTGCGGTAGATGGTGGCGGCCCCGGCAGCCATTGCGCATGCCGGCCCCTGGGTTCGATCATGCTGATAGATGGTGACACCGTCTTCCGGCGTCCTGTCCGGCCCAACCATCTCCAAAAGATTGAACTATGAAGCCACCTGAAACAGTGCACCCGCATATTCAGCACGTCTGTGCATCTCTCTCACGTCGCCACTCACCGGTGAGACTTTCAATCGCCCGGGCGGCTGGTGAGACCTCACCTGATCTCGAAGCGTCGATAGTGACACCAGTTCAAGGTGTCCGGTGCAATAACTCTTGCCATTGACCAGTGATTTCAGCCGATAACCATCAACTTCGAGCCTGGCCCGCGTGGCGGTATAATTCGCCTCGCGAAATCCGGTCAGTCTTTCAAACCAATCCACGCGGCGCCTCCACAGATCAAGCGATGGGTTTAGCTCCTCGAACTACATCTTCTTGAGCGCGTGTTTCGATCGCGCCTTCGCGCTTCGACCGTACTAGCCGCATTGCCTCGTCAGGCGCCATGCCGAGTTCGGCCAACAGGCGCGCCGCTATCATGCCGGCGCGTCCTTGGCCGCCCTTGCAGTGGACAACGATGTGGGAGCCGTCGCGCAGCAGGTGACGGATGCGCTCGCCATGTGTCAACCAGCTCTTCTCGAACAATGCAGAGGGCACACTAGCGTCCCGTATTGGTAAATGGAGCCACTCCATGCCTCGGGCCTCGACCCCGGCACCCAGGTCGGTTACATGCAGTTGTTCGAGCTCCTCCTTCTCCACCAGTGTGAGGATCAGGCTTGCGCCCCACTTTTTGATCTCATCGAGATCAAGGCCGAGATCTCGCTGCCATGCGCCGGTAGCGGCATTCAAGTCGTGCTTCCCCGGACAGAACGTGATGCCTATCCGTCCGTGTTGCAGGCTTGCCTGCACTTCAGCAATCTTGAGCGGGTGGGTTTTGCTGGTGCGAACAAAATTCAAGGACTGCCCCGTCGGGAATGACAGCGATAATTTTCAAGTTTAGCAGAATTGCGCGGCTATAGGTTACTCCGAAGCGATCTTGCTAACATCCACTCTGCAGCTTCTGGCTCCACGGCTGCTCACCTGAGGCCGCATCCGCAACTTCATTGGAATCGATCGGAGGTCGTGGAAAGATGCGGCCAAGAAGAGGCAGGGGCTTTTGATGAGTGGCTTCAGTCGGCCGGGTACGAAATCCCATCCATTTCTGGATTTCCGTCCTGGTTTCGATCGGCCCGTAAGGCATCAATGTTAGATTGTGCAGCGCACCATGGGGGCAGCCCTGTGCTCCGCAGGACCATCTGAAGTGACAAGCTTGACGAACAACCGGCGCTTGTGCATGTTGATGACGCTTCTGGATGGAAGCTGAAACAAGAACCCGAGACGGTTCTGGTAGTGGTGTCGCTGGATAGCGATGGTTTGGTGGGACATTTTGCGTCCCGATCGAACCGTCATACGCGGAAACCGCATCTAGAATCGGTCTCTCCTTTTGGAGAACCGAAAATGAATCCCGATAAAGTTGTTATTCGCTTTGAGCAGGTTTCCGAGCAAACCGAAGGCCCGGTCCGTCGAATTGTGGGCTTCGTCAGGGCCAAAAATATGCTGCAACTGTTTGATGCGGCGGATCTAGAAGCCAACCCTCGCGAAGCCAAAGCGGGCGCCGTCACAGCGGACATCATCGATAGTATCTGCGATACACCCGAGACTTTCCCTTTCAAGACCAAGGGGGTTCTTGTCGGCGCCTCAAACTATGTGGCGCTTGAGCGCAAACGCTACGAGATCCGCTTCGAGAATACCAAAATCGAAGGAATTTTGGACGGTGGGCACAATATGCTGGCTATCGGGACTTACGTTTTGGCTCGAGCGCTCGGCGATGATCGAATCTTCAAGAAGATCAAACGTTGGACGGAGCTCAAGGACGCTTGGGAAGCTAATCGTAAGGAAATTACAGAGCTAAAACGAGTCGCAGGCGAAGAGTCAGGAAGCGGGCCTCTCGATTTTCTTGTGCCGGTTGAGGTACTCGTTCCCGCTGACATCGAAAATGACGAGATCGTTGGCGAATTCAACAGCTCCCTTCTCGATATTTGCGCGGCGCGCAACAATAACGTCGAGCTTACCTTAGAAACCAAAGCAAATAAAAAGGGGTTCTACGAGTATCTGCGGAAATCCTTGCAGCCATTAATAGCGAACCGCGTTGAGTGGAAATCAAACGACGGCGGAGAAATCAAGGTGCGGGACCTGATTGCGCTCGCCTGGATCCCACTCTCTATTATCGACCTACCGGTCGATATCAAAATACCTCCCCAGAATCTCTATCGAAACAAGGGTGACCTTGCGAAGCACTTCGACACGCTGATGAGCGATGAAAAGGTCTCCAGCGTTTCGGATGGCGACTACACCCATGAGCTTCACAATACAGCCGTGCACAGCGCACTTGTCATTGCCGGCCAATTGCCCGAGCTCTACGACAAAATCTATCGGGATTTCCCGGCAGCCTATAACGGGGAGCGCGAGGGGCGATTTGGCGGGCTTGCTGTCGTCAAGATGGCCGACAGAATGCGCTCAAAGCCGCGAACGCACTTTACCGACGCGGAAGTGGATTACGCCTATCCAGATGGGCTCATTATGCCTTTGGTCTATGGCTTAAAGGCACTGATGGCAAAAGACGAAAACGGCCACGTTCGTTGGAAAGAGGATCCGTTTCGGTTCCTTGACGAGCATCTAGAATCTATTGTGAAGAAATATCGTGTCATTCTCGACGCCTTCCGCGCAGATCCGCAGAAGGTTGGCAAGAACGAGGGATCGTATGATCTCGTCCTCGACGCCTTCGAGACCGAGGTTTTGAAGCGTCAGGCCGTTGCTGCCTCTTCTCGGGGAGTGCGGTCATGAACGAGGAACGAAAGGGCCGCGATCTTTTCATTGTCGACAATAGTGTGTCGGGCTGGACTGCGCTTCGGTATCTCGAAGAGTGGACAGAAATAGCCAAAGGTTTTGATATCGCTACTGGCTATTTCGACATCGGCACCATCCTGGCGCTGGATGGAAAATGGCAGTCGCTTAGCAAAATCCGAATACTTATGGGGGCCGACAGCACGCATCGCACGCGAAAGGCGTTTTTGGACGCCGTGGTCAAAAAAGCTGTCGACGAACTCGACAAGAGCCTGGAAGCAACCAAAGATCCGAATCCGTTCCTTCGAGGTGTGCCGGCAATCATTGCGGCACTTCAATCCCGGCAGATCGAATGCCGGGTCTACGACCGCGAGAAATTTCACGCGAAAACATATATCACGCACGCGAAGCTCGACGTCGTCGGTTCACAAGCCTTGATTGGCTCAAGCAATTTTACGATGCCGGGCTTGACCAAGAATATTGAGTTGAACGTTCAAATTCAGAGCGCGCGTGAAGTCACCCAGCTACAGGAATGGTTCGATGCTCATTGGAACGAAGCGGCTGATGTAACCGATCTCATTTTTGAGGCGATATCTCGTCACGTCCGGCTCTATTCACCCTTCGACGTTTACACGAAAGCGTTGCAGGAATTCTTCCGTGGCCATGAACTGACCGCCACCGAGTGGGATGAGACCCGCTCTAAAATGTTTCCGAAAATTGATCGCTACCAGAAAGAGGCCTATTGGGCCTTGATGAAGATCGCGCGGCAACATTCAGGCGCGTTTCTCTGCGACGGCGTCGGCCTGGGCAAGACATTTGTTGGCTTGATGCTGATCGAACGCCTCGTCCTTCACGAAGGAAAGCGAGTTGTGCTGTTTGCACCGAAAGCAGCAAAAGACGGTGTTTGGGAGCCTCACCTGCGCGAATATCTGCCTCACATTGGCGGGGTTGGGGGCAATGCTGACTTCAGCAATCTGGCGGTCTTCAGCCACACGGATCTGGGACGGAAGGGCGAATTTCCGGAGCGATTTCGCCGTATAGCCGAGTTGGCGGATGTCGTGATCATTGACGAAGCCCATCATTTTCGCAATCCCGGAAGCCGCGCGGGCGTCGATGGCGAGGGCGTTCCGTCCCGCTATTATCAGCTCTACGACCTTCTGGACTCGTCGGTGCGGTCCAAGAGCCTCTTCATGCTTACGGCCACTCCGATCAATAATCGGATCAGCGATTTTCGGCATATGTCAGAGCTGTTCACTCGCCGCGACGAGGCCTATTTCGCGCGAACGCTGGGTGTAAATAACCTACGATCGCACTTCAACAATATAGAGAAACAGTTGCGCAAAACAGTCGGCCCTGAGGTCGCGGATGTCTCCGGGCACTTAGCGGAAGTCCAAGATTTTCTTGCTGCCGATGAGATCTTCAAAAATCTCGTTGTGCAGAGAAGCAGGGCGTATGCCCGTGAAAGCCAGATGCGAGAGTCGGGCAACGCAGCTGTTTTTCCAGATCGAAAGGCTCCTCAGGTTGCGGAGTATTCCATCCGGAAGACCTATGGTCACTTACTGGAGATGTTTGAAAAGGCATTTACCCGCACGAAACCGTTGTTCACATTACCGATGTACTACCCCCTTGCTTGGTACAAAGGCGCGGACAAAAGCATAGACCCCCTCGAAGAGGGACGTCAGGAGCAGGTTGTCGGACTCATCCGAACCAACTTTCTCAAGCGGTTCGAAAGTTCCGTGGCGGCGTTCGAACTCTCATGCGATCGGCTTCTGCGAAAGCTGCTGGCCTTTCTTGAAGTGCACAGTGAGACAGATGCAGAAAAGAAAAGGCTGGAGCGCTGGAAATCTCAGCACGCAGAGATTCTCGGTTACGCGGCGACGCGACAATTGGAATTTTGGGAGGATGACGACAACGATCCCGATGACGATATCGTGCCGCAGGAAATGCTCGATGCGGTAGAACGCCTCGATCGCAAAGATTACGACGTTGCTGAGATGATAAACGAGACAGTTCTAGATCTCGACCAGATCGTCCAGTTCATCGAGGAAGCCAGAAAATTCGAAACCAAACACGATGACAAGCTGCAGAAGCTCATTCGTCTACTAAAGTCCAAAGAACTGGCGGGCCAAAAGGTTCTAATTTTCACCGAGTTTGCCGACACCGCCCGGTATCTGAAACGTCAATTGGACAAGGCAGGCGTTGAGGGAGTAGCGCAGGTTGACAGCGCGACCAAAGCGAATCGGGCCGACGTCATCCAGCGGTTTTCGCCGTATTACAACGCTCACAGCACCAAGAGGCTGGCCGAAAATGGTCGCGAGGAAATCCGGGTTTTGATCTCAACCGATGTGCTCTCTGAAGGCCTCAACCTTCAAGATGCCTCCCGGATGATCAACTACGATATCCATTGGAATCCGGTTAGGCTAATGCAGCGCATTGGCCGTGTCGATCGCCGTATGAATCCGGAGATCGAGAAGCGGCTTATCAATGACCATCCAGAGGTCGCTTCTTCGCGCGGCAAAGTAAGCTTCTGGAATTTTTTGCCTCCCGCCGAATTGAACGCAATTTTGACGCTTTACACTAAGGTAACCCAGAAAACGCTTCTCATCTCCAAAACCTTCGGTATCGAAGGAAAGAAGCTTCTGACGCCTGAAGATGACTACGATGCGCTTAAGGAATTCAATCACGAATACGAAGGCACTAAAACTGCCATCGAGGACATGCACCTCGAGTATCAGGCCCTGCTTCTAGCGGACCCAGCCCTTCAGGATCGCCTCAGGGCATTGCCCGGCGGGATGTTTAGCGGCAGGCAAAGGCCGTCAAAGGGCACGACAGGGGTGTTCTTTTGCTATGGTCTACCCGCCCTCGACAAGGAGACCGGTGAGTTTACCCCAGAAGCGGGTACGACACGTTGGTATTTGTACGACCTCGGCCGCAACGCAATCTTGGAAGAGCCTGGCGATATCGTCGCCAGTATTCGCTCCAGTGTGGAAATGCCGCGACGGTGCACCTTCGACGAAAAGACTCTGTTGGATCTCCGTGGCAGGATCGAGAAGCACATCAAAAACACGTATCTTAAGCGCGTGGACGCGCCCGTCGGGGTCAAGCCTTCGCTCAAGTGCTGGATGGAACTTAACGAGGGTTGAGCCGATGCCGACAGATCACCGCGCCGCTCTCGCCATGATCAAGAGCTTTCCCCAACTTATTGCGTATCTGCGTGATGAGATGGGATGGCCTATCGCAAGAGACTCGTTCGAAGAGGTAGACGATCTCTTTTACGACTTCACAGCAGAAGAACTCGGTATTGATCCAAAGACGGCTGCCAAGATCGAGAGCATTAAGCGCCTGCGTCCGCTCTCACCCAAACAGCCATGGGGTATTTTCTTCGTCAAGTTCGAGCCGAAGAATCTTCCGGTTGTCGCCCTGCGCCGTATCCTGGGGCAGGTGGCGCTCAAAAAGCGTCCATCCGCAAATAGCGCCGAGCGAGCAGCATGGGCGGCAGATGATCTGCTCTTCATCTCAAACTATGGCGAAGGCGATAAACGCCAGATTACGTTCGCACACTTCTCGAAGGCCGCGGATGGTCACGATCTGCCAACGCTCAAGGTGCTGGGCTGGGACAACCTGGATACTGCACTGCACCTCGATGCTGTCGCCAAAGAGCTGACGCAGCATCTCTCCTGGCCCCATGACGATACCAACGTGCAAGCTTGGCGACAAAGCTGGCGCGCCGCGTTCAACCTCCGTCATCATGAAGTGGTCGCCACTTCGCGCGACCTATCTATCCGGCTGGCCGAACTAGCGCGCGCTATACGCGATCGCATCAAGGCCGCGCTCGCCATCGAAACCGAAGCCGGCCCTCTTACCACGTTCATGAAAGCGTTTCAGGAGGCGCTTGTCCATGATCTCGATTCGGACGGCTTCGCCGACATGTACGCGCAGACCATCGCCTATGGTCTCCTGTCGGCGAGGATCGCCGATCCGGACAAGAAGACCGCAGACGACTTCGCTGCTCACATGCGAACCAATCCGTTTTTGCGCGAGCTGATGGAAACATTCCTCAAGGTCGGCGGGCGGCGCGGCAAGGCGGGCGGACCGGGAATCGATTTCGATGAACTGGGTGTAAGCGAAGTCGTGGAGCTGCTGGACGATGCCAACATGGAAGCTGTCGTCCGCGATTTCGGAGATCGAAACCCGCAGGAAGACCCTGTCATCCACTTTTACGAGCTTTTCCTCAAAGAATACGATGCCAAAAAGCGGATGCAGCGCGGTGTCTTCTATACGCCGCGTCCGGTGGTCTCCTATATCGTGCGCTCCGTTGATATGTTGTTGCGGACAGAGTTTGGCCTCGTAGACGGCCTCGCTGACACCGCGACGTGGGGTGAGATGGCAAAGCGCCATAAAGACCTCAAAATTCCTCAGGGCGTCTCACCAAATCAGGACTTTGTTCAAATCCTTGACCCTGCGACGGGGACCGGCACTTTTCTCGTCGAAGTTATCGACCTCATCCATAGGTCGCTAGTCGCGAAGTGGACCGACCAAGGCTGTACTCAGAAAGAGATAGAAGCGTTCTGGAATGAGTACGTGGCAAAACATCTCCTGCCACGCCTGCACGGATACGAACTGTTAATGGCGCCTTACGCCATTGCCCATCTCAAGATTGGTCTCAAGTTATATGAAACGGGATACCGTTTCGGCAGCGACGAGAGAGCGCGAATTTATCTAACCAACGCCTTGGAGCCGGCGCACGATTTATCAAGTCGGTTCGAGTTCGCAATTCCTGCGCTTGCGCACGAGGCGAAAGCGGTCAATGAAATCAAGCGGAACGGCCAATTCACGGTAGTTATTGGCAACCCGCCATACGCAGGGCACTCTGCCAACGTAAGTAAGGATGCCGCCGGTAGGATCACGTTCATTGGACAATTGATAGAAGATTACAAGTCCGGGTGCCCTGAGCTTTTCAAGCCTGCTCAAGCAAAATGGCTCCATGATGATTACGTCAAGTTCATACGATTCGATCAATGGCTAATCGGCAAGGCCAAATCTGGCGTGCTTGGCCTTATCACGAACCATAGCTACATTGACAATCCGACGTTCCGGGGAATGCGAAGAGACTTGAAATCTCTTTTTGGGCAACTGCGTGTCCTAGATCTTCATGGAAGCAGCAAGAAAAAAGAGAGAGCCCCCTCGGGCGAGACGGAGGAAAACGTTTTCGACATTCAGCAGGGCGTGGCAATCTTGCTGGCGACTACCAGGACGGAAGATCCGGCCCGAAGCGGTGTATTCCACCTAGACGTTTGGGGAGCGCGGGATACCAAGTACAAATGGCTACTGTCCAGTTCCATCGCAGCAACCGACGTCTACTGGTCTTCAGTCCCGTCGCAAGAACCTCAGCATCTCTTCGAACCACAGGATCAGGACATTAAAGAAGAATACGAGCAGGGATGGAGAGTGCCTGAGATTTTCAGCGTGAACGGAGATCCCGCGCCAGGAATGGTGACTACCCAAGACGAGTTTGCTATCGCGTTTTCGAAGCGTGAAATAATCGAGCATGTCGAGACTTTGATTGATACGCGGACGGAAGCCGACGCCAGAAAGCATTTTCGCCTTTGCTCGCAGGCGCAGTGGAACTACAAGAACGCTAAACGCGAACTTAGGGCGAGCAATTGGCGAGATCAGGTCACGCCAGTACTGTATCGACCATTCGACGTCAGATGGACTGTTTTCAGCAGATATGTTGCCGTCCATAGGAGAGAGCGAGTTATGCGGCACATGCTTTCGGGCGAAAACATCGGACTTGTTACCGCCAGAAGCAACCGATCGCCAGACATGGATCATTTCCTCTGTTCGCGTCTACCAACGGAAACGAAATGCGGAGAATCTACTATCCAGTCATATCTTTTGCCGCTGTACCTCATGCCGGAAGATACTGTTAACGGGGGTACGCTCGACTTCGCGGAAGGCAAGCGGGTTAACCTAAGTGGTGGTTGGGTTAGTGAAATCAGCAAGTTAATCGAAGGGCCTCTACCAGAATTATCCTTCAATTTCATCTATGCAATTCTATACTCGCCGACCTATCGCACGCGCTATGCCGAATTTCTTAAGAGCGATTTTCCGCGCGTGCCTCTGCCTGGCAAGGTGGATATCTTCTTAGAATTATCGCGTCTTGGCCAAGAACTCGTCGAGCTTCACCTGCTAGAGTCATCTAGTCTTGAAAATTTGATCACCACGTTTACCGGGCCGAAGAATCCCGAGGTAGGCCGGGTCGGCTGGTCGAATGATACTGTCTGGCTTGACGCTCCTGCGACAAGAAAAGGTCAGCCCCCTATGCCCGGGACTATCGGCTTCCAAGGTGTGCCGGAAGCTGTATGGAACTTTCACGTAGGTGGTTATCAAGTCTGCGAGAAGTGGCTGAAGGACCGCAAGGGACGGACGCTCTCTAAGGCCGACATCGCGCACTACCAAAGGATTGTGGTTGCCCTCACCGAGACCATCCGCTTGATGAAAGACATTGACGAGGTAATCGAAACTCACGGGGGATGGCCCGGCGCGTTTCAGGCTGCAATAATGACCAATCCTCAGCATGCGGCGATGATGATCGAGAATGCGCCCTCAAAAGAGCCTTAGACATCAGGCCGAGCCGCCAAACGACCCGATTGAAATCGCTACAAGGCTACGATGGCGCTCGGATCGCAAAGGCTGCCTCACGGCGAATGTCAGGCCTTGACCGAGGTCTACTGCAAACCTACATTTGCTTATGCATCTAGAGAGGGGCTGACGCCCTCGCCAACCTGCCAACCCTGGGCAAGGTGGCTTCCCGCTAGGGAGATGCGGCCACTTCGGCAACGAAACAGGTCGCGGTAGTGTCAGCCTCCTCGGAGAATACCGATGGAGAGTTTTTTTGGTGCTGAAGAAATCCAGCGATGTAACGTCCGCCGGCATACCTTGGTCGGAAGTGCCGGAGTTCGTGCTCCCATACATGGAATGGATCGACAACCGACGGGGTGCGGCCACGCAAGCACTGCCGCCCGTCGATCAGGTGCGTACACCGGTCATCTTCGAGTCTCTTCCAAGACTTCATGGGGAGCGTCCCCGCGGTTCGAAGGCGATGCTTGACGTCAGCGGAGCCAAGTCTCGTCTCAAGGATTGTCGCCCTGGCGCGTGGCTGATCAGTCCCTTTACTGGATGGAAATGGGCGAAATGGCCTGACGGTGATGTGGGCTGGCTGCCGTCGAACGTCTACTTGCCGGAGTCGCTTCGTGTCGACGCACTCTGAGGAAATGCAGTCGTTCTCTGATCGGCCGGGTGCGGGCTTCTGTGAGCGCTTGCGGACTTATTTTTTGGAGCGTGCCTTGGAACGAGGGTGGGACCATGCGCGCGACGCTCGGGCGCTGAATTGCGCCTCCGAAAGTCAAGCAAAAGCGTCCGTTATCTACGCGAGAAGGAATGGGTGGCTTCCAGAGTCAGGCGGACTGTGATCGGGAATAATGCTCGCCTTCCAGCCCTTTGATTTAATGTACTGCCGCGCCTGGTCGTCTGTCTTGCCGACCAGGTATCTGATGATCGGCGCAGCTCGCCGCACCACGCCGTCAGTCTCGAAACCGGCAACGAAGTGCGGTGCCACCACACGCACGAGTCTCAGCTCGGCCGTGTGCTTCATGTGGGCGAGACCCACGCGCGGATGCGGTGGCGCGAATAGACCGCCTCACGCACGCGACCGCCGTTATTACCGCTGATGACGATCGGGTCGCCCTTGGCCGTAAAGCCCGAGACGATGCCGACGTGCCCGCCACCGCGGCGGCCCATGGTCACGACGGCGCCGACCTGCGGAGCAACGCGCTGGTGCCGTTCCCAGGACAGGGCGCGGTCATCGACGTCCTGAGCGCCCGTGACCTTGCGAAGGAATGCCGAGCACCAAAGGGTACCGCGGACGCCGACCTGGTGTGCCGTCTCACCGACGAACTGGCGGGCGCGCTCCACGACGCCGCTGCCGGTGCTGAAGCCGCTCTGGAAACCCGACTGGAAACCGCCGAAGAACGACTGCTCCTGCACAGGTTGGCGCGCGTCCACGCGCTCCACCCGATGGTGGGCGTGGTGGTGCCGGTGCTGGTGATGCCTCGGTCGGGCCTCAGCGGCCGAAAAAGACACAGCGAGGAGTGCGGCGCCAACGAGCGCCGTGGTCAGTTTTCTCAATTTACTCTCCTGTTATGCGAAGCGGTGCTGCTCGGTCGAAACCGCGGGTGCTTCTTCCGCTTCGTGGGATTGGCGCTGCTCAGCGGCAGCGCGGAATGCGGCGATGGAGGCCGCGTAGGTCGGCGAGCGTCGGATCCACTCGTCGTCGTATTCGCGGACGAACACCTGCGACGCCTGCTCGATGAAGAAGCGTGCTGCTGCTTCACCCATTCTCGCGACGATCTCGTCGCCTACGAGCATGTTGAATTGCATCGGGTGCTTCCGGCCGTTGTCTTCCTCCAGGCGCACGGCTTGGAAGGTGATGAGGCCAGCCTCCACCTTCGCGACTTCGACGTGTTTCATTCGGCTGATGGTCATGCGGCCTCTGCTTCTGCTTGGGGATTGAACTTCGTGGTTTCCTTGCCCCAGGCGTCCCAGCCGATCCGCTGCTCGCGGGCGAAGATGTCGGCCTTCGGATATGGCCCAGCCATCTTTGCGGCCTCGACGTAGCCCTGCTCGGGCTTGCGCGAGTGCTCGCGGCGCGGCTCCAGGATCGCGGAGCGAATGTTGCGGGAGTGGATGCGTGGCTTGCCGATCTTCCCGATCAGGAAGGGCTCATGGCAGTTGCGCAGCACGTATCCGGTGCCGAAGGTCGGCCTGCTGCCGTCCTTGACCATCTTCACCCAGACGCCCTGGGTGACGTATTTGACGTTCCACTTGTCGAAGCAGGCGCGGGCAGCGTCGTACATCGGCGCGGTGGCGTAGAGCCAAACCCACATGCCATCGCGGTGAGCGAGGCGATCGATGTCGAGCGCGAAGATGTCGTCGAGCGACATGCAGCTGTAGTGCTGCTCCGCCGACTTCTCCTTGCCGTTCTCGGAATAGGTTTCGAACGTCCACGGCGGATCGATCTTGGCGAGGCCGTAGTGGTTCTCCTGGAGCGGCGCGAGGTTGAAGGCCGGCGCCGGCAGGATGGGGAAGGGTCTCAGGTTCATTTGCTCGTTTGCATTCAAGCAAGCGTCCGGGCGCACGTATCCCGTCGATGCTGGTTTCGTTACTTCACCAGTTCGGCGAAGCGTTTGTTGATCCGATCGATCCGCTCGACGTTGCAGTCGAAGCACCAGTTCCCCCAATGGGCCTTGTGGCACTCCGTTTTGCAGCCGTAGCAGCGGACGCGCTTCCCGGATTTGTAGTTCTCCGGATCGCGCCAGGGCTCCAGCGCTTCGCTCGCCATCACTTCGCCTCGGCGGCTGCGAGAGCGGCACGACCCGCATCGGTGATGCGGAACTGATTGCCGTACGCCGGGTGTTTCTCCTTCACGAAGTAGCCCAGCTCGGGCAGCTTCGCTGTCGTCTTCTGCTTGAAGAGTCCCCAGCCACCCGGGCGGGTCGCAGCATCCTTCAAGGCTTCAATCTCACGCGACTTCATCGCTTCTCCTTCCACTCCCTGGCCTCATCGAGGAGGCGCGGGTCGAGAACCTTGCTTTCGTCCGGCTCCATAATCGCCTGCACCAGCAGCGCATCCGGGAGCACCGACTGGCACGGGAGCTTTTTGTTCTCCCGCTTGCAGCCCGGCTCCGTCAGCTTCTCCCGAACCACGAACATCTCGCGGTCCGGTCCGAAGCGTTCGATCAGGCCGGCAATCTTCATCCGGCCTTCTCGATCGCACTGCTTGCAGGCGACGCGGACGTAGGGCAGGGGCCAATCACCCAGTTTCATCCGACGCCTTTCACGGGCTCGATGTCGATCAGATCGCAGCTGACGCCGGCCTCGTCGTAGAAGGCCTGCGCAGCCTCAAGCGAGGCCTTCCAGCGGACCTTGCGTTCTTCGTCCAAGGTCGGAGCGACGACGCGCTTGATGCCGGCCTGGATCACATGGAGCGCGCACCGCTCGCAGGTGAGAAAGGGCCAGGTGTACAGCGTGTAGCCATGCAGAGGCTCGCGCGCCGTCAGGATCGCGTTGATCTCGCCATGGACGACGAGCCCGTACTTCACGTCGCGGTCGTTCAGGCGATCGGCCGTGTCAGCGATCCCGCGGGGAAAGCCGTTGTAGCCGGTGGCCGCGACCGTGCGATCGGGGCGGGTGATGACAGCGCCAACCTTGGTGCTGGGGTCCTTCGACCCGTTGGCAATCTCGCGGGCGACGCCGAGGTGATACAGGTCCCACCAGAGCTGACTGCGCTTCTCCGTCATGCCAGCACCTTCAGGCTCAGGATGCAGTAGCCGGGCGAGAGCACGGCGCTGGAGAAGGCACACGGCACGGTGCGGTTCGCGATGTAGGACACCTCGACTTCCTGTTCCTCGCCCGTGTAGCGACCGTTGATGTTGTCGTACTCCTGGAGCACGATCACATCGCCGATCTGGTAGCCCTCGTCCTCACGCACGTCGTGAAGCTTCTGGCCGGCCTTGATGGCCTGGAAGAAGTGGGTCCAGGACTTCTTGTAGAACCGCGCCAT